TGGATGTTTTAGATAAAACAATTAAATCATTTATAGACACCAGAGATTATATTACCAAAATGGTAATTTTGGATGATTCTGCGGTTGAAGGTGTATACGAATCTTTAGTTGAAAAGTATGGCCAGTTTTGTGATGTTATTTGTTTTCCAAGAAATCGTTCACAATGGTTTGCAATGGATTTCATGGTTTCTTATTGTGATTCAGAATATATTTTCTATCTTGAAGATGATTGGGAATTATTAAAACCTGGTTATCTAAATCAATCAAAACAAATTCTTCAAAAATATAGAAATGTTGGCACAGTTGATATTTCTTGGAGAACATTTGAAGATGAAGGTATGGATTGTTATGAGAAAGAATTAATTGATGGTCACTTCTATTGGAAAAAACCATGGAGAATTTCAGACTATCATTTACATTGGTATGGTTGGGTAGGAAGTCCTAATCTAAAACGCAGAGATGATTTAATTCTTTTGGGTCGAGTTGAGAAATGGCACAATGAATGGAACATTGACCGTAAATTTCTATCGATGGGTTTCAAAGCGGTATTCTTAGATGGTGAATATGCCAGACATTTGGGTGATAATTGTTCAAAAATGGCTGGCAAACGACCAGATGACGGTACCACTCCAGAGAATTATTATCCAGTAGAGTTACAAGCAGACAGACGATGGCCTAAACTAGACTATATGTTCTTGGATGACCATTGGAGGTCGCCTTGGGAGGTGACCATGGTGACTGCTATGTTAAATATAAATCGAGGCGATAGGAGTTTCGAGGAACATTATATCCAAGGCATGAAAAAGGTATTGGAATGCCGAAATCCAATGGTGGTATTTGCCGAAGAAAAGTACCATGATACCATTCGAGAAATGCGTGGAACATTACCACTGGATTTACACAAATTTGAGATAGAAGATTTAGAAAATTCTTATTATTTCCAGGCAGTTCAAAATATTATTAGTACTGATGAATGGATTAATCAAGCTGAGTGGATGAAAACAAGTGTTATCAAAGACAAATATTATATTGCTTTGACACTTTATAAGAATCAACTATTACAAAAAGTTGTTGAACAAAATCCGTTTGGTTATAATGGTAGCTGGAAATTCTATTGGATAGATTCAGGCATATACAACAGTTATAATATCAATGAGCATATTGATATGTTTAATTTTAATAAGATACCAGATGACAAATTCTTTTTAACTTCATTTGATTACAATACAGATACAGAAATTCATGGTTACAATATAGAATCCATGGAGAAATTTTGTGGTAGAAAACCAAACTATGTGTGTCGTGCTACTATTTTTGGTGGATCAAAAGATAATATATTAAAATTCAATGAAAAATATTATGATTATTTAAACCAGTCTTTGGTTCGTGGTAGCATTGGCGCTGAAGAAAGTATATTTACATTGGTGGAGATGTTAAATCCAGACCTTATACATAGATATGGAATGCCAAATGGTGATATTAAGTTGTTCTTGAATACAATACGGAGTAGATAATGAATAGATTACGGCTGCATATTTTAGGTTTACCACACACAGTCACAAGTAAAGAATATGTTGCTTGTGCATATACTCAAAAAGTTTATAAATTTGCAAAGATGATGACCGAAAGAGGTCATACTGTTATACATTATGGCCATGAAGATTCTGATTTGCCATGTACAGAACATGTTACAGTTACCACAAATAAAGATTTAGAAATTGCTTATGGTTCATACGACTGGCGCAAAAACTTTTTTAAGTTTGATACTGGTGACCATGCTTATAAAACATTCTATAAAAATGCTATTGAAGAAGTTGGTAAAAGGAAACAAGAACGAGATTTTATTCTTCCGTTTTGGGGAGCAGGTGTAAGACCAGTATGTGATGCTCACCAAGATTTAATCTGTGTGGAACCTGGTATCGGATACGCTGGTGGCCATTGGGCTCGGTGGAAAATCTTTGAATCATATGCTATCTATCATGCATACTATGGATTGAGTGCAGTTGGTGAATGTAAACAGGATTGGTACGATGCAGTTATTCCAAACTACTTTGATCCGGACGATTTTGAATATCGTGAAAAGAAAGATGATTACTTTCTATTTCTAGGTCGTGTGTATGTTGGTAAAGGTATCGATATTGCTGTACAGGTAACCGAAAGATTAGGACAAAAACTCATTGTTGCTGGACAGAATCCAGAAAATAGAACATTTCCACCACATGTAGAGTTTGTAGGTTATGCCGATGTTGAAAAAAGAAAACAATTAATGGCAGGAGCCAAAGGTGCTTTCGTGGCATCACAGTATGTTGAACCATTCGGTGGTGTTCAAGTTGAATGTCTGTTCTCTGGTACTCCTACAATTACTACCGATTGGGGTTCATTCACAGAAAATAATGTACATGATGTAACTGGTTATCGTTGTAGAACATTTGACCAATTTATGTTTGCTGCTAAGAATATTGATAAGATTAAGCCGTCTGATTGCCGTGAGTTTGCAATCAATAATTTCTCACTTGAAAGAGTTGCAGGAATGTATGAAGAATATTTTCAATCGGTATTGGACGTTTACAATGGCCAAGGTTGGTATGAACCTCATCCCGAAAGACAAGATATTAACTGGTTGAAAAAACATTATCCAGTCATGGAAGAAAAGATTGACTATGAGGCAATCTATAAAGAAGAAAGACCTTTTGCTGACCGATTATCAGTTTGGATTAGAGATAAAATTAAACCTAAAAAAGTATTAGATTTAGGGTCAGGTCCTGGAATTCATGTGTATGCACTTGATGATGCTGGTGTAAATGTTATGGGTATTGATATTGATGAACGAGTTGATGGTCGTGATTTGCTCATACAAGATAATTTACTTACACTAAATGGTAAATATAAATCAGATTGTGTAATTTGTTTTGAGGTAGCTGAACACATAGACCCAACTTACAATGATGAGATTGTAAGGAACATCTATGAAAGTATTGAACCTGGAGGTACATTGTTGTTTACGGCAGCTAAACCGGGCCAAGGTGGTGTCGGTCATATTAACAATAGACCTAAAGATTATTGGGCTAATAAGTTTTTTGAATTAGGATTAGTCAGAAATAATCATATAGAAAGAGAATTAATTGAATATTGTAAAGAAGGATACCATATGGGATGGTTTATAAACAATATTTTAGTATTCCACAAGACATAAATATAAGATAATCAAAATAATAAAAAGGGTGAAAAACCTTGTCATCAAATAATTCCACATTTGTAGTAGAAACCGGACTATCGATAGCCAATACCAAGGTTATCGATTCTGGTGGTAATTGGGTTGGTCCTGTATTTACCTTAACAGGTGCTACCGGTTCTACTGGTCCGTTACCTACTACAATCACACACATTCCGAATTATATTACGATGGATCCAACCACGGTCTCCGTGTCTAATGTTGGAACATCTACAATCTATGGAACATATAACTTTGGTGATGTCACCAGTATTCAATCATATGGCGATTATAATACCACAGCAAATACTGGATTCTATTCTGTAAATGATAATACTGGGGCTCCAGGACATGTTGAATATATTGGATTTACAGGCGTAACAGAATTCAATCGTATTGTTTTAAATGTAAACTACACTGCATCATCTGGTCATACGCAAGATATCGACCTTTATAATTATGTTACTGATCAATGGGACACCTTTGGTACCTATACAGGTAACGGAAATTGGCAACAGATTGCTCTTGGTGTAATTGACCATAATCCATATATTAGTTCTGGTAATGTTACAATGCGTAACTACCATCTTAACTCTGGTAATGTACAACATAGAACATGGTTTGATTATATTGCTCTTGAAATGTCTACTGCTGGTGGCCAAGGTCCACAAGGTAGGCAAGGTGCTTCCGGTTCAACAGGTTTCCAAGGCGCATCAGGTTCTACAGGTTTTACAGGCGCTACTGGTGTACAAGGTGATATGGGTGCAACAGGGCCAACCGGTGCGACAGGCATACAAGGCGCTTCTGGCTCTACGGGCCCTCAAGGTATTCAAGGATCATCAGGTATACAAGGCGCTTCAGGTTCGACTGGATTAACTGGTGCAACCGGCACACAAGGCGCTTCGGGTTCCACAGGTATTGATGGTGCTTCTGGTGCTACAGGATTTCAAGGTGCATCCGGTGCTACAGGATTTCAAGGTGCATCAGGTGTTCAAGGTGCTTCAGGTTCAACGGGTTTAACTGGTGCTACAGGTATTCAAGGTGCATCCGGTGCTACAGGATTTCAAGGTGCATCCGGTGCTACAGGATTTCAAGGTGCATCAGGTGTACAAGGTGCTTCCGGTTCAACTGGTACACAAGGCGCTTCGGGTTCCACAGGTGCACAAGGTGCTTCAGGTATTCAAGGTGCTTCTGGATCAACAGGATTCCAAGGTGCCTCAGGTTCTACTGGTACACAAGGCGCATCAGGTATTCAAGGTGCTTCTGGTTCAACAGGATTCCAAGGTGCTTCAGGTTCTACTGGATTAACTGGCGCTACCGGCATACAAGGCGCTTCTGGATCCACGGGTACACAAGGTGCCTCAGGTTCTACTGGTACACAAGGCGCTTCGGGTGTTCAAGGTGCATCAGGATCAACAGGTTTAACTGGTCCAACAGGATCAGTAGGACCAACAGGTGATACAGGAGCTACAGGTTCAACTGGAGCACAAGGCTCGATTGGATTAACTGGTGCTACGGGTGCACAAGGTGCCTCAGGTATTCAAGGATCATCAGGCATACAAGGTGCTTCAGGTTCTACAGGTGTTCAAGGTGCCTCAGGTTCTACTGGATTAATTGGTGCTACGGGTATTCAAGGTGCTTCAGGTTCTACTGGTACTCAAGGTGCTTCTGGAGTTGGCGCTACAGGTTCAACAGGACCACAAGGCATACAAGGTGCTTCAGGTTCTACTGGTACTCAAGGTGCTTCTGGAGTCGGAGCATCAGGTCCAACTGGACCAACAGGAGCTACCGGTTCAGGAGGCGGAGGTGGTAGTTCTTCTGGTTACTTAGCTAATACAGTAATTTTTGCTAACTCAGCTGGTTATCTTAGTAACACAGTAAATATATCTTTTTATTCAGCTAACAATACTCTAGTTGTTGCTAATGCGGTATTCAACTCAATAACACTTTCTAATACTAATATTGCTTTAGGTACTGGTGCTGGTGCATCAGGACAAAATGCTTACTCTGTTGCTATTGGAAATCAAGCTGGTTACTGTAGACAAAGATGTAACGCAGTTGCTGTTGGTAGGTGTGCTGGTAGAACGGCGCAAAATGCTTATTCGATTGCTATTGGTACTTGTGCTGCTAGTTGTGGCCAAAAAACTCAAGCGGTTGCTATTGGAACTTTTGCAGGACAAACAAGACAAGGTTCTTGTGCAGTTGCTATTGGCCTTAATGCAGGTAAAACAACACAAGGAAAATGTGCGGTTGCTATTGGTACTAATGCTGGTTTCAATACTCAAGGCATAGCTGCAGTAGCAATTGGTTGTACTGCTGGTCAAGTAGGACAAAATAACTATTCTATTGCTATCGGCCAATCTTCTGGTGGTGTTGGACAAAGAAATTGTGCAATCGCAATTGGTCGTAATTCCGGTAATCAATATCAAAATGCTTTTTCTATTGCAATTGGCCAACAAGCTGGCCAATGTAGACAAAGAGTATGTGCGGTTGCCATTGGTCGATGTGCTGGTTTCAATACTCAAGATGCTTATTCTATATCTGTCGGTTCTTATGCTGGTTACTGCCGACAAAGATGTAATGCAATTGCTATTGGTGGTAATGCTGGTCAAACATCTCAAAATGCTTCTGCGATTGCTATTGGTACAACTGCTGGTAATTGTAGACAAAGAGCCTATGCAGTTGCTATTGGTCGTTGTGCAGGTAAAACGGCTCAAGGCGCATATGCGGTTGCTATTGGACCTAACGCAGGTGTAACTTGCCAAACCACCAAGAGTATCATTATCAATGCTAACTGTTCTGCACTAAATGGTACTCAATCTGGCCTCTACATTAATCCGGTTCGTATTTGTTCCGGTAATACTTCTCAAGTTGTTTACTATAATACTACAACAAAAGAATTAACTTACACCGGTACAATTCAAACCTATTCTGGAAGTCTTACTGCCAATAGTATTGTAGTTACTAATGGTGCTTCTGTAAATTCTACAATCATTCAAGCAACCACAGCAACTACTGCTCAGACGGCTATTGATACTTGGTCTACTACAACCTATCGTACTGCCAAATATATTATCTCAATGACTTCTGTATCAAATTACCATGCAATTGAATTATTTTTGGTGCAAGATGGTACTACTGTTTATGTAACTCAATATGCTGAGATTATTACCAATATAGCTTTGGCCACATTTGATGCATCAATTTCTGGTTCAACATTGAGTCTGTTGGTCAATCCAGCAAGTTCAACAAGTACAACTTATAATATATTCAGAAGTAACATAACGGTATAAATAACATAAACAATTCAATTAACTAAGGGGAAAGTGAACCTTGGCAATATCTAATACAAATTCTTTTGTAGTAAAGAACGGCTTGACCGTTGGAACTACACAGACTATCAATCCATCAGGCAATGTCTTTACCGGTAATCTAACAATTACGGGTGCCACGAGCAATGGTATTACTTTTGCGGATGGAACACGACAAACTACTGCGGCTACAGGCGGTGGTGGCGGTGGTTCTGGTAATGCTAATACCAATGGTTGGTTACCCAATTCAATCATATTTGCTGACTCTACTGGATATCTCAGTAATACTCCTAATTTACAATTTTACGGAGCCAATAATACTTTAGTTGTTGCCAATGCAGTATTTAATTCAATAACATTAGCTAATACTAATATTGCTTTGGGTCAATGTGCTGCGGGTGGAAGTCCACAAGGAATTTTTGGTATTGCGGTTGGTGCTTACGCAGGAAAATACAATCAAGGAGTTAATTCGGTTGCTATTGGAAATGCTGGTCAGGTTGACCAAGCTTTTGGTGCGGTTGCCATTGGTAATGGTGCAGGATGTTCTACACAAGGATGTCAATCGGTTGCTATTGGTAATAGTTCAGGATTTACTCACCAAGGACAATTTGCGGTAGCAATTGGTAATTGTGCTGGTTCTACAACTCAAGGTGGAAAAACAGTTGCTATTGGTTGTAATGCTGGTCATAGTAATCAAGCAAATTCTGCCGTTGCGATTGGTTTTCAAGCTGGAAAATCATATCAAAGCCTTTGTTCGATTGCTGTTGGTAATACTGCAGGTTCTTGTGCACAAGGCACGCATGCGGTTGCTATTGGTTCATATGCCGGTAGTACTGGCCAAGCTGGATATACAGTTGCTATTGGTTCTAATGCAGGAACTACATCACAAAGTTGTTATGCGGTTGCTATTGGTAATGGTGCAGGATGTTCTACACAAGGAGGTCAAGCAATTGCTATTGGTAGATGTGCTGGTAAAACAACACAATCTTCTTGCGCAGTTGCTATAGGTCATTGTGCAGGACTTACATCACAAGGATGTGCTGCTATTGCTATTGGTACAATTGCTGGTGGTCTAAATCAAGGTACACAAACAATTGCTATTGGATCAAATGCTGGTTCTTGTTCCCAAAATGCATCTTCTGTTGCTATTGGCCAAAATGCTGCGCAATATCAACAAAGAGCTTGTGCAGTTGCTATAGGACATTGTGCAGGTAGAACAGCACAAGGATGTTATTCCGTTGCTGTTGGTATTGGTGCCGGTAATGAATCTCAAAACGCTTATTCTGTTGCTATTGGTTCTTATGCTGGTTACTGTAGACAAAGAACGAATTCAGTTGCTATAGGACAAAATGCAGGACAATCGGCACAATGTATATATGCTGTTGCTATTGGTACTAATGCAGGTGGATCATCACAAAGATGTTATTCAATTGCTGTAGGTTATTCTGCTGGGTGTACTACGCAGGGACCTTCCGCGGTTGCTATTGGTTATACTGCCGGCAGATGCTTACAAGGCGGCCGATCGGTTGCTATAGGACCAGAAGCGGCCACAGTTAATCAAGGTGATTGCTCAGTTGCTATTGGTCGTATGGCTGGTAATTGTAATCAAGGTGGTTGTGGTGCTATTGCTATTGGCCTTCAAGCAGGTTACACATTACAAAATGTTTCTGCTATTGCTATTGGTGCTTGTGCTGGTTATTGTAGACAAAGATTTCAAGCGGTTGCTATTGGTAAATGTGCTGGTAAAATAGAACAAGGATGTTCTTCTGTAGCTATTGGATATCAAGCTGGTACAACTACTCAGAATTACGGTTCCGTTGCAATTGGTAGTGTTGCTGGATATAACACACAAGGTAACAGGGCTGTAGCAATTGGTCAAGAAGCAGCACAAACCACACAAGGAAATTTCGCTGTAGCAGTTGGTTATATCGCAGGTAATGCCACACAAGGTGAGAATGCTGTAGCAATTGGCAAAGCTGCTGGCCAAACATCACAAAATACTCTTTCTGTTGCAATTGGTTCTTGTGCTGGTAATTGTAGACAAAGAGCTTCAGCGGTTGCTATTGGTAATGCTGCAGGATATACAGAGCAAGGAACATATGCGGTTGCTATTGGTACCGGTTCGGGTCAAGCAACACAAGGTAACTGTGCAGTTGCTATAGGTTCTGCGGCTGGCTTTTTTGAACAAAATACTCAATCGATTGCTATTGGTACTAATGCAGGATACTGTAGGCAGAGAGCTTGTGCAATTGCTATGGGACAAAATGCTGGACAAACAGCACAAGGACAATATGCGGTTGCTATTGGACCTAACGCAGGTGTAACTTGCCAAACCACCAAGAGTATTGCTATCAATGCTTCCTGTGTGGCATTAAATCCAACTGAACAAGGCCTTTACATTAATCCTGTTCGTAATGACACAGGAAATACCACACAGGCAATTTACTATAACACAACAACCAAAGAATTAACATACGCATCACCAACAGGTGGTGGTAGTTCTTCTGGTTACTTAGCTAATGCAGTAATTTTTGCTAACTCAGCTGGTTATCTTAGTAACACAGTAAATATATCTTTCTATTCTGCCAATAATACTTTAGTTGTTGCTAATGCAGTATTCAATTCAATAACATTAGCGAATACTAATATTGCTTTGGGTACTGGTGCTGGAGCATCAGGACAAAATGCTTATTCTATTGCTATTGGTCTTAATGCTGGTCAATGTAGGCAAAGAGCTTGTGCGGTTGCTATAGGTAAGTGTGCAGGTAAGACAGAACAATGTACACAAGCGGTTGCTATTGGTAAATGTGCAGGTAGAACAGCACAAAATTCAAGTGCAATTGCTATTGGTGGTAATGCCGGTAATTGCAGACAAAGAACTATGGCAGTTGCTATTGGTGTTTGTGCAGGTAGAACAGCACAAGGAGCTTGCTCTGTTGCAATTTCTCGTAATGCCGGTAAATGTAATCAAAGTTGTAGTGCAGTTGCTATTGGTGTGTGTTCAGGAGTAACATCACAAGGATCCTCTACTGTTGCCATTGGTATTCTAGCAGGACAAACATCACAAAATTCAAGTGCAATTGCTATTGGTGGTAATGCCGGTAATTGCAGACAAAGACAATATGCGGTTGCTATTGGTGTTAGTGCTGGTTTACAATCTCAAAATACTTCTGCAATTGCTGTAGGATTACGAGCTGGTAACTGTAGACAAAGATGTAATGCAATTGCAATTGGTACAGATGCAGGTAAAACAGCACAAGGTTCTGTGTCGGTTGCTGTTGGTGCTGGTGCTGGTCAATCTAATCAGCTATGTACTGCTGTAGCAATTGGCACCAATGCTGGACAAACATCCCAAGGAAGTGGTACAGTTGCTATTGGTGCTAATGCTGGTCTCGTATCTCAAAATAATCTTTCGGTTGCTGTTGGTACCGGTGCTGGTGAATGTAGGCAAAGAGTTTGTGCAACGGCTGTTGGTCGTATGGCTGGTAGATTTGCTCAAGGATGTTATTCTACTGCTGTTGGTTCTTTTTCTGGTTATCAATCCCAAAATGCTTACTCTGTTGCTATAGGATATCAAGCTGGTAATTGTCGCCAAAGACAAGGTGCAGTTTCTATTGGTAAATGTTCCGGTAAAATAGCACAAGGATGTTTTTCAGTTGCTGTTGGCCAAGGCGCCGCTCAATGTAATCAATCCTGTCGTGCAGTTTCTATTGGTGTTTGTGCCGGTAAAACAAGTCAAGCTCAATATGGTATTGCTATTGGTGTTTGTGCTGGATCAATTAGTCAAAGAACTAATGGTGTTGCAATAGGACGAGTTGCCGCTAAGTGTAATCAAAGTGCTTGTTCAGTTGCTATTGGTTCTGCTGCAGGATATTTTGAACAAGGTACATCTTCAGTTGCTATTGGTGCTTGTACAGCACTATTGTATCAAAATGCTTATTCTATTGCTGTTGGTTCTTTTGCTGGTTATTGCCGACAAAGAACTCAAGCGGTTGCTATAGGTCGTTGTACAGGTAAAACGGCACAAGGTGCTTCAGCCGTTGCTATGGGTTATCAATCAGGTATTACATCACAAGGTGCTTCAGCCGTTGCTATTGGTAATGCTGCTGGTGCTACTAGTCAAGGTGCTTGTGCAGTAGCGTTTGGTAATTCTGCTGGATTTACAGGACAAGGCGCTTTTGCATTAGCAATTGGTACAAATTCAGGAAATTCAAATCAGGGTGTTTGTGCAGTTGCTATAGGTGTACAAGCAGGACAAATATCTCAAAACGCTCAATCAGTTGCTATTGGCCATGCTTCTGGATATTGTAGACAAAGAACTCAAGCAGTTGCTATTGGATATTTCTCAGGTCAAACTGCGCAAGGTGCTTGTGCCGTTGCTATTGGTTCTAATGCTGGAAATTCCAATCAAGGCGATTATGCCGTTGCAATTGGTTCTTGTGCTGGCAAATGTAATCAAGTTGCAACTAGTGTGGTTATTAGTGGATGTACTGTACCAGTTAATGCAGTACAGGCAGGACTTTATATTGCTCCAATCCGTGTTTGTGCTGGTAATACAACACAAGCCGTATACTATAACACCACAACCAAAGAATTAACATATACAGCACCTACTGGTGGTGGAAATGGTGGCGCTTCTGTATCTGGTTATTTGCCAAATTCTATTCTTTATGCTAATGCAAATGGATACTTAGCAAATACTGCGAATGTACAATATTTTGCATCTAATAATTCATTCAAATTAAGTGGCGATTCTTCAGCTAGTAGTAATAAAGGACTATTGCAAATTGGAGCTCCATTAACATTTAGTGACGTTAATATTTTAGGTACAATTACAAATAATGTTAATGGTTATACACAAGTAATTTTACAAAATCAAAGTAATGGTACTTCCGCTTCTGCTGATTATATTGTTAATAATGATACAATTACGGGTACATCAATTTATGGTGACTTTGGTATCAATAGTACTACATATACTGGCGCTTCACCGTTTTCTGCCGCAAACGGAACATATCTGTATGCAGCAGGTGGAACATTAACAGTTGGTACGAATGGTGCTAAAGATTTTAATATTGTCACCAACGATACATTAAGAGCTAATGTCAATGCTACCACAGGTAATATGCACGTTACTGGTAACGCATATTCGAATGCGATATATACTAATGGATTATATTATGCAGCTAACAATCAGCCTTGGCCAATAGGCGGAGGTGGTGGCTCAGGATCATCAATTACAATAGGACAGGTAAGTGCAATAGCTAGAGGCTTTGCGTTACCATAATTTAATTATTAGGAGATTATAACATGGCAGCAAATCAGGCACCAATTTATTCAATTGCAGGCGATATTCAAGGTGGAGATATTCTAACTACCGCAGCGGCAGATTATACTGGTCAAGGTGTTAACAACGCTTCAGTATTTACTGCTGATTCTACCAATGGTGGTTTTGTACAAAGGTTACGATTTAAATCTTTAGGCACAAACGTTGCAACCGTTGCTCGTATTTACATTAATAACGGAAATGGTCGTTTAGCTGCAAGTATTGCTGCTGTATCTGGTACACCAACAGGCACCCCAAGCACTACAGGGGGTACACTATATGCAGGATCATATTTTGCCAAAATTGTTGCAATTGACCAATATGGATCAAAAACCGCAGCTTCTACTGAAACTGCTTCTGTGGCCACCACTGGAACAACCGGTTCTATTGCTTGGGCTTGGACATCAGTAACCGGTGCCGTATCATATCGTGTTTATGTTGGACCTGTTACCGGTGGTCAAGCTTCTTATTTTGAAACTACAACAAACAGTTATACACAAACAACTGCTGTTGGTATAAGAGATAATTTATCAACAGGTGTTAGTAATAATAACCAGTTTTATGGTGAAGTTTCTTTACCAGCAACAACAGCAACCAATACTGCAGCAACAACCGATGTAGATTATCCTTTAAACTTTGCATTACCGCCATCTGATAGAATTGTTGTAGGCCTTGCAACTACCGTAGTAGCCGGATGGCAAGTAACGGTAATCGGCGGAGCTTATTAATGGACTATGTTTATCTTGACTTTATAGATTTTAAAGGTTATCAGGAATCTCAAAACGGACAAGTAACTCGTTATGTTGATGAGCAAGGTAATTTTTTGTTTAATATTACACCCGAAGGTAATGGTGGAATATTATTGGATGGTAATCCTATTAGATTAGATTGGATGTTATAGAATGTTAGACTTTTCTCATGTACTTGATACTCCTGGATATGACATTCAGAAATTTATAGGTCATAGTTCTGCTACTGCATCTACAGGTGCTGGTGGCCAACAATGGCAAACTTGGAGAAAACCTAGAGGCGCTAAATTTGTTTATATGTTAGCAGTTGGTGGTGGTGCTTCAGGAGGTACAGGAACAAATACTGCAACAACATCAGGCGGTGGCGGTGGTGGAGGATCAGGAGCACAATCAACATTATTAATTCCTGCTATGTTTGTTCCTGATGTTCTTTACATCTTGTGTGGAATGGGTGGTCGACCTGCAGCAACAATAGTAACGGCTACCGCAGGTGTTGGCGGTACAGTTACTTACATCTCAGCCGAACCTTTTGAAACCGTTGTACCATTAACTAACGCTGTATATTTACTTGCTGGTGGTGGCGGTGGTGGTTCTGCTGCTTCTGCAACAGTTGCCGGTGGTGCAGGTGCCGCTGGTGGTGCTGGCGCAATTACTACAGCACCTTTAGCTGGAAAAGGACAATTCTCCTTTATTGCAGGACAAGCCGGCACAGCTGGCGGTAACGGTACTGCTGGTACTACTGGTGCTACTCTAACTATTCCAGTAACAGGACTTATGGTTACAGGTGGTACGGGCGGTGGAGGAAAAACAGCAACAGTATTTTCTACTGGTGGAGCAATTACTAGTGCTGCTGGTGGTATCAGTGCATTAAATACCGACACTTTTCCGTTGTCTATACCCGTTGCAGCTGCAGCGGCCGGTGCAACTCCCGCAGTTCCCGGCCGAAATGGAATTATATTAAAAAACTCTATAATGCATTTTGGCGGCCAAGGTGGCGGTTCTGCTTCAGAAACATCTGGTGGTATTGCTGGTGCCGGAGGAAATGCTGCTCCGGGTTCTGGTGGCGGCGGTGCAGGCGGATCATCAGTCACAGCCGGTGTAAATACATTAGCCAGACCAGGTGACGGTGGTGATGGATTTGTTTTGATGATTTCATTTTAGAGTGGTATATGTTTGGTAATATGTGTTAAGTTGGTTGAAATTAAGTAATACATATTATATAATGGTTATATTTAATGGAGAAATATTATGACGGATGAAGTACAAATTATTGGTAATGATGGTGAAGTTTCGGTTTCAGATGTGTTACAAGAAACTCATTATTTCACTACAGGGATTTATCAAATTAATAAACCAGAGTTCCTTACACCTGCTAGAGAAGTGGCTTATGAATCACTTAAACAGGTAAAAAAAGAAGTTGATTTAAATAAAATATATCCTGCTTATATGTCTTATAGTTTTGCTGATGATCCTAGATTATCTGATTTGGTTACTTACATTGGTCTATCTGCTGGAAATATATTAAGGTCACAAGGCTTTAATATGGATAATTCAGAGGTTGTATTCAATGAATTTTGGGCTCAAGAACACCATCAGTATTCTGGACAAGAAGAGCATGTTCATCCAGGTCAACAAATTTCTGGTTTCTATTTCCTAGATGTTCCACAGGATTCTTCATTGATTACTTTCCATGATCCTAGACCAGCAAAGAAAATGATGAATCTTGCAGAACAAGATATGAGCCAAATTACCTATGCTAGTGCTGCAATCAATTTTGTTCCAACACCTGGACTATTGATGTTCTCTAATTCTTGGTTACCACATACATTTACTAAGAATGCTTCAAAGAAATCATTTAAATTTATTCATTTTAACCTTGGTGTACGATATGTTGTTCCCACACAAACAACACCACAACCACCAGTAAATTCACCTGAAATCGTATGAACAAGTATCACATCAGATTTAATAAGAGTAGAGGACAGCCAGGTCGTGGTACCAAAGACCATGTCTGGCGAGTCTTTGAAAATGGTACTAAAGAATATCTCTTTAAGCATGTCAATATTAATGTGCCAATGTATGATGAAGTTACTGGTGATGGTCAAGGAAACGATGACTGGAACTTTGCCTGTGAAGGTCAGCTGATAATTGACAAAGAAAATTCAACAGCCATTATAGTGAGCCTTGAAACCACTTGTAGTCCTACCAAACGGGACTAAACATAAATAATACATTATACAAGATAATGTACCAATGACGACATCAATCCAAACAGCACTTGACCAAGCCAATGCAGCTATTGCTAGTATTGGTGCTTCATTGGTTACATTACAAAACCAAAGTGATTTATTAAATGTTACGCCGGTTACGGTTAATCAACAGATAAGTATTCTTACTGCGGCAAATACAGATGTTTTCTATTTGTATTCGGACCATGGTGTTGTTAATGTTGGTGCTGCTAATGGCGGTATTATTTTTCCGACAGGCACCACACAACAAAGACCTACGAGTCCACAGAGTGGTACTGTCCGATATAATACCAATTCTAGCTCTTTGGAGATATATACAAGTACATGGCAAGATGTTGGTACTGGTGCTTCAAGTGGTGGAAGTTCTGGTGTAAGCGGTTCTAGTGGTGGTGGTGGTGCAAACGGTGGAATTTTCTATGTTAGTTCACAACAAATTACTTCCAGTTTTGTATCAGGCAATGCAAATAATATCCTTTCAGTAGGACCATTAACACTATCAAACACATCGGTTGCAGTACAAATTACAGGTAATTCTGTATGGAAAGTTATTTAAAGGAATAAAACATGACGCTTATTTTTGACGCAATCAACGGATTTAGAGATACTGGCACAGGCGCCTTAGGATTGCCTTCTGGTACTACTGCTGAACGACCATCAAATCCAGCTAATGGTTACATGAGATATAATACCAATACTGCGGTAATAGAAACTTATGTAAATGGTTCATGGGGAACATATGTTTCTGGATCATATAATGTACAAGCTCTTATTGTTGCTGGTGGTGGAGGCGGTGGAGGTGGTGCTGGTTGGGCTTGTGGAGGTGGCGGAGCTGGAGGTGTAGTTACGCTTGCAAGTTATTCTGTTACTTCAGGAGTTTTATATTCTGTTGTGATTGGATCTGGTGGTAATGCTGGCGCAGGTACTGTCGGTGCCAACGGCGGAAATTCAACTTGCTTTGGCCAAACTGCCGTGGGTGGTGGTGGCGGCACTACTGGAGGTGCTGGATCACCTGGAGGATCCGGAGGAGGCGCAGCTTCGGGACCTAATACAACCACACCATACTATGGTGGAACTGGAACCACTGGCCAAGGAACTGCCGGAGGAAATTATCTAGGACAAGGTAATGATCCTAGTGGCCAAACAAGATCAGGTGGTGCAGGTGGCGGCGGAGCAACTACCGCAGGAACAGGTACAGCGAGTAACTCATCCGTGGCCACCACAGGTGGTACTGGTATGTTATCTTCAATTACAGGAACATCAACATATTATGCTGGTGGAGGCGGTGGAGGTGGTGTAACACAAGCATATCCACCAAACTCTCCATATGGATATTCTATTGCAGGATCCGGTGGTCCAGGTGGTGGAGGACCAGGTACACAAAGTAATAGCACAGCGACTCCTGGTACTGCCAATTCAGGTGGTGGCGGAGGAGGATCCGGAGGATATTATAATCCTACTTTGTATCCAGGAAATGGCGGCAATGGTGGATCAGGCGTTGTGTTTATATCATATCAGAATTCAGTACAGAGAGGTACTGGAGGTACTGTAACGAGTTACACTTCAGGTGGTTTAACATATTGGGTTCATACATTTAACTCATCAGGAACTTTTACCGCTTAGAGATTTATGTTGTAAAACTATATAATAGTTAGTGGTTTTTTATAAAAAAGGTGATTATATGATGTTTAAAAATACTTATTGGTTTTGGGAAGCAGAAATTAAACCAGAAGTTTGTGATAAGTGGGTTAACGAACACTTTAACAATAATGAGATTGAAGAAGCTACAGTAGGTACTGGTAAAGGTGATTATATAAAAAACAATGATGTTAGAATTACTGATGTTGTTTGGATAAAACCAGGAACAGAAATTTTTGATACTATTTTTAATTATGTAAAAAGTGCCAACATGAATGCTGGATGGAATTTTGATTTGTCTGGTATGGAAGATGTACAATTAGGAAAATATTCAGATGGTGGATTCTATGATTGGCATATTGATGCTTTTGCCCCAGAAGAAGGTAATTGGCAACGAAAATTAAGTTGCTCAATACAATTAACTGATCCTGATATGTATGAAGGTGGTGATTTAATTATAAAAACATCATTACAAGGAAGTACTGAAATGGTATCTAGAAAAAAAGGAACTATTGTGGTATTTCCTAGTTTTGTGGAACATAAAGTAACGCCAGTCACAAAAGGTACAAGATACTCTGCTGTGTCTTGGATGAAAGGTCAAGCATTTAGATGATTATCATCAAATGAAAAGGAAAAAGTAAATGTCGCATTATGCTAAAGTATTAAATAATAAAGTTATAAATTCAATTGCCGCTGAGGCTGAGTTTTTTGACACCTTTGTAGATACTTCACCAGGACAATGGCTTCAAACTTCATATAACAGTAGAGCAAATACTCATTATTTACCTAATAGTGATACTCCATCGGGTCAACCAGCACTACGAGCTAACTTTGCTAGTGTTGGAGATAATTATGACCCAATAAATGATGTGTTTTATGCACCACAACCTTACACACATTGGGTTTTAAACACCACAAAATGGATATGGGAACCGCCAATTCCGTATCCAACAGGTGGCGATCCATATCAATGGGATGATAGTGCTAATACTTGGGCTCTAGTTGTTTCAGCTTTACCCTCAGTAAATACTTAATACTATCATATTCCACATAAGATAAATAGTCCATTATAGGATAAGTTTATCCAAGGAAAACTAAATGTCTACTATTTCCACTAGAGAAGATTTCAAAAATTATTGCCTGCGCAGATTAGGCTTTCCGGTCATCGAGTTAAACCTTGATGAGGACCAAATTCAAGACCGTATTGATGATGCGCTTCAATACTGGCAAGACTACCATTTTGATGGTACTCAAAAAGTATACTATATCAAAAAGATTGGTCAAACCGAAATTACTCAAAAGTACCTAGACTTGACGGATGCCAGAGATTCTTCTAATAACCATATGGATATCGTTGGTGTTACTCGTATATTTCCAGTACAAGATTCACAAGCTTCCGTTTCTATGTTTGACCTAAGATATCAACTAAGATTAAACGAACTCTACGACTTCACCTCCGCATCATACATCAACTATACCCTTACAGCACAGCACTTACGTTCACTGGAACTGTTGTTCTCTGGAGAAGTTCCTATTCGATTCCAAAGACATATGCAAAGACTGTATATTGATTGGGCATGGGGAGCATCCGAAGCACCAGTTGGTACTGTTGTTATTGCCGAAGCGTATGCTAATATTGATCCGGCAATTTACCAAAAAGTGTGGAATGACCGTTGGTTAAAAGAATATGCTACCGCTTTGATTAAGAGAACTTGGGGTAACAATCTTAAAAAGTTTTCTGGTATTCAATTACCAGGTGGTGTCACACTAAATGGCGATAAGATTTATGAAGAAGCTGTTGGTGAGATTGAGAAATTAGAAACTGAAATGCAGACCGAATATGGTGCGCCTTTGGAATGGCTGATGAATTAATATGCCAACCAATCTATATTTCAATAATTATAAATCTCACGGCGAACAAACACTAGTTGAAGATTTAATTGTAGAGTCCATTAAAATTCTTGGATTCGATGCGTTTTATCTTCCTAATGACAACGACCAAGCCAGAGATTTATTATACGGCGAAGATCCGGTTAAGAAATTTGAATCGGCATTTCCTGTTGAGATGTATGTTTCTTCTGACCCATTGGATTACATTGGTAAAAAAGACTTCTTTTCTAAATTTGGTTTAGAAATTAAAGACGATGTTAATGTAATTATGTCACGCAGAAGTTTTCAACAAAGAGTACCACAGAATTCATTTACTAGACCAAGAGAAGGTGACTTGGTTTACATTCCATTTTTAAATGGTACTGGCGAATTGTTTGAAATTAAATTTGCAGAACAATCAAAAGACTTCCATATGCTTGGAAGGCCTCAACCATATTTCTATGAATTAAACCTAGAGAAATACAAATACTCTCAGGAAGTTATTGCTACTGGTATGCAAGACATTGACTTGGCTGTAACGAACAATGCTTATACATTGAGTTTAAATATTAATCACCGTACGGGTACTGGTTATTATGAAATTAAAGAAATTGTATATCAATCTGCTGACCAAACACAAGCAAATGCTACAGTTGTTGCTATCGTTCAATCATTTATACCTTCTTCAAACACATTAACAGTAACTAATATTGCCGGTGAATTTGTTGATGGTGGAACAATTATTGGTGCAACCAGCAACGCAAGATATTCTTTAATGAATTTTGATCCTTTATTAGACAATTCTTTCTCAGAAACATACGACAACAAACATATTGATTTAAGTTCAGAAGGTGTTGTCAATTTCTCTGAAACTAATCCGTTTGGAAATATCTAATGGCTAATATAGCATACAACCGCATCATTCGTAAACTCGTAGTTTCTTTTGGTAAACTATTTGATGATATTACTTTGGTGCGTTACAATCCGGATTTATCAGAAGCGGAAAGATTTTTAGTACCTCTTGTATATGCTACCAAAGAATTATATGTAAGGCGTTTAGAGGATGATCCTGCTTTAGATAAAAAAATTCAAATAGCCTTACCAAGAATGTCATTTGAAATGAATGGTCTTACATATGATGTATCAAGAAAATTAAATACCAATATTAAAAGTTTTGCACAGACAAGTTCTGGTGTAATTGCTCAATACAATCCTGTTCCTTATAACTTTGATTTTAACCTTTATATCTATGTAAGAAACATAGAAGATGGTACACAAATTATTGAACACATTCTTCCATACTTTGCACCAGATTATACTTTAAAATTGAATTTAATTCCTGAAATGGGAATTGTTAAAGAAGTGCCAATCGTTCTCAATTCAGCCACATCTGAAATTGATTATGAAGGTGATAAAAATTCTGAAACAAGAATGATTATTTGGACACTTAATTTTACAGTTAAAGGTTTCATATTTGGTAAAACATCTACTGCTGGACTTATTAGAACATCCATTACAAACATCTTTAGTAATGTTTCACAAGCTGATAAATTTATATTTAATATGGCACAACCAGGAATTGGAACATATCAAGCAGGAGAAACAGTATACCAAGGATATTCTGCACAGTCAGCAACAGCATCAGGTAAAGTTGTTTTGTGGGATAACAACACATTACACCTAACAAATATTGATGGAAATTTTGTTTCAAATCAACCTATTATTGGTTTAGTTTCAAATTCAAATTACATATTTGATTCGTATACACCACAGTCTGCACAATATGAACAAGTTGCAAAGATTGTTGTTGTTCCTAATCCACTAACTGCTAATGCCAATAGTGATTATACATATACCACCACAATAACGGAAACTCCTAACCTATAAAATGAATGAATTGAATAAATCATTGTCTGAAGTATTTGATGTAGAACCTTTAAAAGAAGTTAAGGAAGAAAAAAAAGAAAAACTTCCTGTTCTACAACAAAACTATAACGAACCTGATATGAAACAGGACTTGACTGATGCGTACCAACAGTCAAAAGAAAATCTACAAGCCATCATAGACCAAGGCAAAGAAGCAATGGAAGAAATTCTTCAAATTGCCAAAGTTGGTCAACATCCAAGAGCATTTGAAGTTTACGGTACCATACTTAAAAACATGGTAGATGCCAATAAAGAATTATTGGCCATACAAAAACAAATGCGTGACATGGATCCCAAATCCAAATCAGAAAGCAATACAACAATCGATAAAGCTATCTTTGTTGGTTCAACAAGTGAACTTAGTAAATTATTAAAAGGTAAAATGTAATGAAGTTGTATGTGAATATTTGTTTTCATTATGTGGAAGAAAGATTAAAGATTCTAGATGAAGTAATTGCTTCGGTCAATGAAATCCCCACAGATGAAACCATTATTATTGTTAATAGTAATGAGTTATTTGAATGTGAAGCCGTTGTTAATGTTGCGCACGGATTAAAAGACCCATACCATCTTACATGGGAACATAAAAAATATATGTCAGAATTTTTAAAGACTGACTATACTCATTATGCTTATCTTGAAGATGATATGAAATTGACCACAACAACATTGGAATATTGGTTACAAACCAAAAAGTTATTTAAGAGTAATGGTTTCAATTTTATTCCTGCCATTCACCGTATTGAATATAAAGATGGTATTGAAGTATCATTAGATGCTACCAAAAAACCTGGTGCTTGTGATGCTATTATTTTAGATAATCAGAAATTTGTTTTTCTTCCTGAACCATATCAAGGTATGTTTATTATGGATAGAGAAGATGTTATTGAACATTTAAACTCTCAGTACTCTAACATTGGCCAATATCATAATTATGGTATTAGAGAATCAGCTAATATTGGCAACATGTATGTTAATGTGCCACAAGGATATTCTCATCGTGCTGTAGTACCTGTAAATAACTTTGAACAATGTTGGGTACATCATGTGGCCAACAATTATGCTGATAACCTAAATACTCCTCATGCTAAAGTACCAGCAAAGGATTTATTAGATGGCAACTAAACTTAAAGAATCGTACCGTGATAACCCCTTACTAAAACGAGTGGGAGTTCAAGTACAATTTACAGAAGAACAAGTTGAAGAATATATTAAATGTTCTAAAGACCCAATTTACTTTGCCAAATACATTAAGATTATTACTCTTGATGAAGGTGTTGTACCTTTCAAAATGTACGACTTTCAAGAGGACATGATTAAGACTTTCCATAATAATCGTTTTACCATTATGAAGTGTCCTCGCCAGGTTGGTAAAACTACTACAACCGTTGCATATCTCCTCTGGTCTATTCTATTCCAAGATTCACAATCAATTGCAGTTCTTGCCAACCGTGGTGAAACTGCCCGTGGTATTCTAGGTAAACTCCAGTTAGCATATGAGAATCTACCTATGTGGTTACAACAAGGTGTCGTAGAGTGGAACAAAGGTCGTGTTGAATTGGAGAATGGTTCTATAATCATTGCATCTTCAACATCAGGTTCAGCTGCTCGTTCTGGTTCGTTTAACATTGTATTCTTAGACGAGTTTGCTTTCGTACCGGCAAATATTGCCACAGACTTTATTACTTCAGTTTATCCAGTTATTACTGCTGGTACCAAAACAAAAATTATTATTGTTTCTACTCCTAATGGTATGAATCTGTTTTATAAGATTTGGACTGATGCAGTTAATAAAAATAATAACTATGTACCATTTGAAGTTCATTGGTCTATGGTACCCGGTCGTGATGAAGCTTGGAAAGATGAAACAATCCGTAATACTTCTGAATACCAGTTTAGACAGGAGTTTGAAACTGAGTTCTTAGGATCCAGTAATACTCTCATTTCTGGTCAAAAGTTACAAGCTTTAACATTTAAAAATCCCATTGCGGTACACGATAAGATTAATATCTATGAACATCCTATCAAAGGTGATGAAGAAGCGCTTAAGGACCACTTGTATTGTATTACGGTTGACGTTTCTGAAGGTCGAAACTTAGATAGTTCTGCTTTCTCCGTGTTTGATATATCGACCACACCTTACCGACAAGTAGCAACCTATAAGTCCTCATCGATATCACCTATTTTGTTTCCTACGGTAATTCATAATGCCGCTAGGTTGTATAATGATGCTTATATTTTGGTAGAAATTAATAATAATCCACAGGTTGCTGATATTATTCACCAAGACCTTGAATATGAGAATCTCTGGAAGGTCTTTACAGGTAATAAGAAACCACAACAACTACATAGTGGATTCGGTCGTGGTGTCCAAATGGGTGTCAAAATGTCACCAGCCGTCAAAAGGGTGGGTTGTTCTAACCTAAAAACCTTAATTGAAGGTGACAAATTACAAATTATTGATTTTGATACCATTTCAGAATTAACTACCTTTGTGGCCAATAAGACATCTTTTGCTGCTGAAGGTGATGCCAATGATGATATGGCCATGACTTTAGTGTTGTTTGCTTGGGCGGCAACACAAAAATACTTTAAAGAAATCGTTAACCACGATATTCGAAAACAAATCCAGTTGGAAAACATGAATCAATTGGATGAGGAAGTGCTACCGGCACCTATTATTGAGAATGGGTTAAATAATTCATTTGAAGTTATTGATGGTGATGTTTGGGAACTAGCAAACGGTGGCGAGGCATATGCAGGCTTTATGCAAGATTCGTTTGAAAATCTCTAAATATGACCTTACATAAATATTATCATGGTATTATAACTGCCAATACAACATCATATTCAAGGAGATAATCAAATGGCATTCCAAATCTCTCCAGGCGTAAATGTATCCGAAATCGACTTAACAACGGTCGTCCCTTCGGTACTAACTACAGCCGGTGCTTTTGTGGGAAACTTCGCATGGGGTCCCGTAAATGTTAGAAAACAAATCGCAGATGAAACACAACTAGTAAATGTCTTTAGTAAGCCGGACAGTAATAACTATGTTTCATTCTTTACTGCTGCTTCATTCTTAGCTTACGGTAACAATCTTAGAGTGGTTCGTTCAGTAGGCGCAAACTGCTATAACGCAATTGCAAATACCGTTACAAACGTAGGTGTTAAAATTGAAAACGAATCAGTATTTGAAAACGTCTATTTAAATAATAATAATGGATTTGCTGTAGGTTCTTATATTGCAAAATATCCTGGAGTAATAGGTAATTCATTAACCGTTTCAACTCTTGATGCTGGTGCCACTTTTTCCACTTGGACAGTAAATGGTGTTAATGTTTCTGGTTATTTTAATGGCGCTCCAGGTACATCAGCCGCTTGTGCTGCTGCCGGTGGTGCTAACGATGAAGTTCACATTATTGTTACTGACTCTGGTGGTTTATTCACTGGTGTTAAAAATACAGTATTGGAAGTTTATCCTTATTTGTCTAAAGCTTCAGATGCTACCGATTCATTAGGTAACTCAAATTATTGGAAAAATGTTCTTTATAATAATTCCAAATATGTTTATGGTGTTGATGCTGTTGATTATGCCAATACTTTCAGTACTTGGGGTCATGCAATGGCAAATACATCATTTGCAACAGTTGCCACCACACAGACTGTAGGATTAGGAAAAGGTCGTGATGAAGCTCCTGCTACAGCAAATTTAGCGGTCAGTTGGGATAGATTTGCACACGATGAAGTAGATATTTCTTTAGCTATTACTGGTGATGCAAATATTACTGTTCAACAATATGTTATTGATAATGTTGCTAATGCTCGTAAAGATTGTATTGCTTTTGTTTCTCCACCATCTTCAAATGTAATTAACCAATCCGGCAATGAAACAACAAACATTACCACTTGGAATACTGCTTTAGCTCGTTCCACATCGTATGCTGTTGCTGATTCTGGTTGGAAGTATATGTTCGACAAGTACAATAACACATATCGTTATATTCCGTTAAATGCTGATATTGCTGGTCTCTGTGTTAATACTGACTCCGTTCGTGACCCATGGTTCTCACCTGCTGGTTTAAATCGTGGTGCAGTTAAGAACGCAGTTCGTTTAGCATGGAATCCAAACAAAACAGAACGTGATACATTGTATGCACAAGGTATTAACCCTGTCGTTTCTTTCCCCGGTAACGGTATTGTTCTTTATGGTGATAAGACTTTACAATCAAAACCGTCTGCATTTGACCGTATTAACGTCAGAAGATTGTTTATTGTTCTAGAAAAAGCAATTGCAACCGCTGCTAAGTATTCATTATTTGAGTTTAACGATGAGTTTACCCGTGCTCAATTTGTTGCTTTAGTAACACCATTCTTGAGAGATATTCAAGGTCGCCGTGGTATCTATGACTTCCGTGTTGTTTGTGATACTACAAATAATACAGACCAAGTTATTAGTGCCAATCAGTTTGTTGGTGACATCTATGTTAAACCTGCTCGTTCAATCAACTTCATTCAGTTGAATTTCGTTGCAGTAAGAACTGGTGTTGATTTCACAGAAGTCGTTGGTAAGTTCTAATAAATAATACAACGATATAGGAGATTACAAATGGCATTCAACGTAGCAGAATTTAGAGCGAATATGATTGGTGACGGTGCTCGTCCCAATCTATTTCAAGTAACATTAACCTTCCCAGCTATTGCCGCCAACGGACAAGCAGCCGGCCAAAAAGCAACATTTATGGCCAAAGCTGCTCAGTTACCTGGTTCAACAATTGGTCAAGTTCCAGTTTATTACTTTGGTCGTGAACTAAAGTTTGCTGGTAACAGAACATTTGCTGACTGGACACTGCAAATTATTAATGATGAAGATTTCACGGTTCGTAATTCTATCGAATCATGGATGAATTCTATTAATAGTCATGCTACCAATGTGCGTAATACTGCTGCTGGCAGTCCATCTTCATATACAGTAGATGCTTCTGTCACACAGTATGGTAAAACTGGCGAAGCTTTGAAAACTTACAAATTTGTTGGAATGTATCCACTTGATTTGGCACCAATTGATTTAGATTGGTCGTCAAATGATACCATTGAAGAATATGGCGTAACATTTGCCTATCAATGGTGGGAAACTGATACAACAAATTAATTATATTATATTACGAGGAGAACTTTGGTTCTCCTCATTATGTTTTTTTGAATTGGAATAAAATACTATGGCAAATAAATTCTCACTTTTCGGTTTTACAATTGCGCGGAACAAGGATGAAGAAACCAAGTCCGTGGAGCAATCCTTTACGCCTCCGGCCAACGATGACGGTGCGCTTACTATTACCTCTGCCGCTTATTATGGAACATACGTTGACCTAGACGGCACAGCAAAAAATGATGTAGAACTTATTTCTCGTTATCGTGAGATGGCAATGCAACCAGAAATTGAATCGGCAATCGATGATATTATTGGTGAAGCAATCTGTCAAGACGATGATGGTAAGATTATCAAGTTGGTTCTGGACAACCTTAAACAACCAGAAAAGATTAAAAATGCCATCAGAACGGAATTCAATACCGTTTTAAGATTGTTAAATTACAACAATATGGCACAAGATATCTTCCGTAGATATTATGTTGATGGTAAGATGTATTACCACATTATTATTGACCAGACTAAGCCTAATGAAGGCATCAAAGAACTCCGTTATATCGATCCACGCAAACTTCGTAAGGTTCGTGAAGTAAAGAAAAACAAAGACGAGCGTACTGGTGTGGAAATGATGAATGTAATTAATGAATATTACATCTTCAACGACAAGGTCACCACAGGTTCATCACAAAACTTTGGACCTATCGGTGTTCGTATCACAACTGATTCCATCATCTCCGTGGTTTCTGGCCTCATGGACAGTCGCCGTGCAACAGTACTGTCTTACCTACACAAAGCAATCAAACCACTTAACCAGTTAAGGATGATTGAAGATGCTACAGTCATTTATCGTATCAGTCGTGCTCCCGAGCGCCGTATTTTTTATATTGACGTGGGTAACCTTCCGAAATTAAAAGCGGAACAATATCTCCGTGACATCATGGTCAAGTATAAGAACAAACTGGTATACGATGCAAGTACTGGTGAAGTTCGTGATGACCGTAAACATCTTTCTATGTTGGAAGATTTCTGGTTACCTCGCCGTGAAGGTGGAAAAGGTACAGAGATTACTACATTACCTGGTGGCCAAAATTTAGGTGAATTGGAAGATGTTAAATATTTTGAAAAGAAACTATATAAAGCACTTAATGTGCCGGTTTCTCGATTGAATCCTGAAAACTCTGGTTTCTCTCTTGGTCGTACCAATGAGATTACCCGTGACGAATTGAAGTTTTCTAAGTTTGTTGACCGACTAAGAAACAAATTCTCAGATTTGTTTAACCAAACACTTAGAGTTCAATGCGTTCTCAAAGGTATTTGTACCAATGAAGAATGGGATGAATTTAAAGAAAACATCCACTATGACTTCATTAAAGATAATAACTTTAGTGAGTTAAAAGAAGCAGAATTAATGCGTGACCGATTGTCTTTATTGGCAAACATAGACCCATACACAGGTCGTTATTTCTCTCAAACATGGATCCAACGCAATGTTCTCCGTTTAACAGACGATGAAATTCAAGAAATGGAAAATGAAATTGAAGAAGAAAAGAAAGCAGGATTAGGATTACCCGTTGGTGTAATGAATGATGTGGCTCAACAACAAATGATGGCTAATGTTCCTACACAACCAATAAATCCTATTGACATGCAGCACGCACAAGATATGCAGGACAAAGCGCAACAATCGGCTGGCCAGCAAAAAGAAGAAACAACCATAACTAAATTGAAACGCATATTATAAATATTTGATTGGAGAATAAAAAATGACAGACAGAAATATTATCGATTACGCTCAAGATGACAATGCCGTTGAATTTAAAAACGCATTATATAATTCTATTCACGATAAAGTGACGGCACATATTGAAGCTAAAAAGCAAGAAGTAGCACAAAGTTTAATTAGTCCACAACCACAACAAGCAACCGCTGAGGATACACCAGTTGAAAACACTTAAACAGTTTATGACGGAAGCAACTGCTCATAAAGATAAACAAATGGATCCTCCAAATGTTTTGATTATGAAACGAAAGTCTATTAGACAATTTTCTAATGACCAGCGAGTTGCGTTATATTATGTGGATAAGATTAATAAATATGTAACAGTACCTTATACAGCAATGCAATGGAGTGCATCTGCACCAACATCAAGTGCAGCTGAAGAACTATAATAGGATAAAAAATGGCAACCTCAAACAGTATACAAATTTTAGTTGACACCAATAAACGAACCGTTATTAAACGAGTTGGTATTTTTGATGCAGCTGGTGGAGATGAAAACGAAACCGTTATTATTGATCCTAAGACTTTGGCCTATGCATTGAATGCCAATAATTTAATTTATCAATCAGGCAATACGGTTGCTACAGGATTTGCAAACTCTGCATTTACTATTTCTAGAGTTGTTGCCTCTGTTGATGCTGAAGTCGGTCACCTACAATTAAAATGGCAAGGCACCGTAAATTCTGCAACCATCTATGCTTTGGGTGTTGGAACAACAGATACAAATCCTAATTGTCAGTTCCCAGTCATTGGTAACAATGCACAAGGACCTACAGGTAACGTAACAATCAAAACTGTTGGTACAACGGCTAATGCTGCTTATACAATTATCATTGAATTACATAAAAACGGTCAGTTTTATAGTGCCGGTCAGTTCCAAGACCCAGCTGCATTTAACTACCCTCCTTATGGTGTAACTCCATAATGAGTAGTTTTGTTTCTAAACTTCTATCGAATAATCTTGTAGAAGCAAGAAACGAAATAGAAGATAAGTTAAAAAATCTGGTTGATGAAAAACTCAACCAGATTAGATTGCGAATTACCGCAGAGATGTATGATGTAATTATTGAAGGTAACATATTAAGAATGGGCAGAACCAAGATGATTAAGGTTCGTGTCCGTAAAGGTAAGATACAACGCCGTAAGAAGTTTTCGGCAGTTAAAGGTTATACAATTCGTGGTGGTAAGTTAACACGAATGACACCAATGGAACGCAGACATCGTAAGATGGGCGCCAAAAGGTCAAAGTTTAAAAGAAGGGCTAAATTAAGACAATCCCTCAGAAAAAGAAGAATGTCTTTAAGAAAAAGAACGGCAATGGGACTATAATAAAAATGAAACTCATTAAAGAAATTAACGAAACGGTAAATTACCTTACAGAAGATGCTGATGGCAAGAAGTCATTGTTCATCGAAGGTCCGTTCTTGGTGGCTGAAACCAAGAACCGTAATGGCCGTTTGTATGAATTTAACACAATGAAAAAAGAAGTTGCTAGATATACAGAATCATATATCAACAAGCAACGTGCTTTTGGAGAACTAGGCCATCCAGAAACTCCGACCATCAACTTAGACCGTGTATCACACATGATTGTAGGTCTCAGAGAAGATGGTAATCAATGGATTGGTAAAGCAAAGATTTTAGATACTCCTATGGGTAACATCGCCAAAAGTCTTATCGAAGGTGGTGCTCAATTAGGTGTATCTTCAAGAGGTATGGGCTCGTTGAAAAATGTTAACGGTGTTAATGTTGTTCAGCCCGATTTCTATCTAGCCACAGCGGCAGATATTGTAGCAGATCCTTCCGCCCCAGGCGCTTTTGTGCAAGGTATCATGGAAGGTAAGGAATGGATGTTGGTCAATGGTGTATGGACAGAACAAGATTATTCTCAAGCAAAGTCTTTAATTAAGGCGGCAACAAGAGAACAAATTGAAGAAGTAAGTCTACGCATCTTTGGAAACTTCCTTAAAAAACTTTAATTATAAATATCCAATATAAATCAAGGAGATTTTCAAAATGGGAAAATTTAATCTGTCCGAAGCCGCTAAAGAAGTTCTTTCTGGCAATGTTGCTAGCAAGAAAAGTGGCCAAGAATCCGGTGTAGGTAATACATCTTTAAAAGGTGATGTTGCTTACGGTACTAAAGAAGTTGACGTTGGTTCTACACCAACCAAAACAACTGACGCTAATCCTGACTATACAAAAGGTGCACCAACAGCTAAGGCTCCGGGTGCAACTCCTCCTGTAGGTTCTGAGCCTAAGAAAGTTTTGGCTAAACAACCTGCTGAGAGTGGTTCTGTTGAAGATCCAGAAGGCAAAGCAGGCAAACAAACCATGGCTAAAAATCCTGGTGCTACATTCCAATCTTACGGTGAAGAAACTGAGTCTGATGACGAAGTTGTTGCTGAAGAAAAAGAAGAAGAACACGAAGATGAAGCTGAAGATAAAAAACTCATCAAAAAGATGATTAGTAAGGCAAAAATGAAAGAAGATATGGATGCATTGCTGTCTGGTGAAAACCTTTCAGAAGAATTCGTTACTAAAGCTGCTACAATTTTTGAAGCTGCCGTTGTTGCTCGTGCAGAAGAAGTTATTGCTGAAGCTGAAGCACAATTACAAGAGCAGTTTGATGCTGCTGTTGAAGAAATCAAAGAAGATTTGGCTTCTAAAGTTGACGACTATCTCAACTATATGGTTGAAGAATGGATGAAAGAAAACGAAATCGCAATTGAAAAAGGTCTCCGTGCTGAAATCGTGGAAGACTTTATCGGTGGATTACGCAACCTGTTCGTTGAACACTATATCGACATTCCTGCCGACAAGGTAGATGTTGTTGAAGAATTGACAAACAAAGTTGAAGAACTCGAAGCATCTTTAAACGAAGAAATGAATCGTTCTGTTGAGTTGGTAAAATCTCTTAACGAACAGAAAAAAATTGAGGCTATCTACACAGCGTGTGAAGGCCTGTCGCAGACCCAAGTAGAGAAATTAAAATCGCTCGCAGAGAACGTTGATTTTACTACTGAAGAAGAATTTGTTGCTAAAGTGGACGTTTTGAAAGAATCTTATTTCAAATCTGAAGTTAAAGCTGCTGATTCATCTGCTTTGGACGATGAAGTTCAAATCGAAGAAGAAACAAAGAAACCAGCCGTTTCTGTTGATCCTTTAATCGAACAAGTCGCAAGAACTATTTCACAATCAAAGAAGTAATAACCTTATAATAATAAAAAGGAAATAAAATGTATTTAACAGAAGAACTACAAAAAAAATGGGAACCAATTCTTGAGCATCCAGAATTAGAGTCCATCAAAGACCCATACAAGAAAGCTGTTACAGCTCTTGTTTTGGAAAACCAATCACAAGCAATGCGTCAAGATGCAATGGCTTTGAACGAAGCAACTGCTTCTGCTCCTACTAACGTAGGCGGTGGCGTTTCTAACTTTGATCCAATCTTGATTTCTTTGGTACGCCGTGCTTTGCCAAATCTTATCGCTTATGACGTTGCTGGTGTTCAACCAATGACAGGTCCTACAGGTTTGATTTTTGCAATGCGTGCTAAGTATGCTACTCAAGGTGGTACTGAGGCATTCTACAACGAAGCAAATACAATGTTCTCTGGTACAGGTTCTGCTGGTAACCCTTACGGTTTCACTGGTACAACTGCAACAGACACAAGTACAAACTTCCAAAACCAAACTACTGCTAATACTACATCTGGTATCGCTATTCCTACAGCAGCTGCTGAAGGTTTGGGTGCTGATGCTAATGCAGCGTTTGCTCAAATGGCTTTCTCTATCGAGAAAGTTACTGTAACTGCTCAATCACGTGCTTTGAAGGCTGAGTACTCATTAGAGTTGGCACAAGACTTGAAAGCAATTCATGGTCTTGACGCTGAAACAGAATTGTCAAACATTCTGTCTACTGAGATTCTTGCTGAAATCAACCGTGAAGTTATCCGTACTATTTACAATACTGCCGTTGGTGGTGCTCAGTATGGTACAACTACTGCTGGTACATTCGACTTAGACACAGACTCAAACGGTCGTTGGTCAGTTGAGCGTTTCAAAGGTTTGATTTTCCAAATCGAGCGTGATGCAAACATTATTGCTAAACAGACTCGTAGAGGTAAAGGTAACGTGATGATTGTTTCTTCTGACGTTGCTTCAGCAATGGCAATGGCTGGTGTATTGCAATATACTCCTGCTCTCCAAGCTGATTTGCAAGTAGATGACACAGGTAACACATTTGCTGGTATGTTGCATGGCCGTATCAAGGTTTATATCGACCCGTATTTTGGTGGATATCAATCTAACCAAGAACTCGTAACTATCGGTTACAAAGGTTCTAGCCCATACGATGCAGGTTTGTTCTATTGCCCATACGTTCCGTTGCAAATGGTTCGTGCAGTTGACCAGTTTACATTCCAACCTAAGATTGGTTTCAAAACTCGTTACGGCATGGTAGCTAACCCATTCGCACAAGGTCCTGTAGCTGGTGGCAACGCTTTGACTTCACGTTCAAACGTTTACTATCGTTTGTTTGCTGTCAAAAACTTGATGTAATATAAAAATCACCGTAGAGTGATACTTTAGAGAGACCTCTTCGGAGGTCTCTTTTTTTATGGCCTAAATAATCATATGACAGCACTTACAAGAACCCCCGAAGCAGGTAGTTTTCTACAACCGACAAAATACCTATTAACATTTGATAGGATTAAAACGGTACAGTTCTACTGCCAATCAGTTAACATACCTGGAATCAACCTAGGACAGGCACCAATCAGCACACCTATGTTGGACATATTTGCACCAGGTAATAAGATTACTTACAACCCACTAAACATACATTTCTTGGTTGATGAGAAGTTACAGTCATGGCAAGAATTACACGCTTGGTTCCGTTCCATCGCATCTCCAGAGAGTTTTGATGAGAGAAAAAGGTTGGGCACACTCCAGAACCAATACTCTTTAGGCGGAAAAAGACCACAGGCATATTCTGATGCCACACTAACGGTATTATCATCCTTGAATAACCCTATTTTAAGGGTCAAATTCTACAATATGTTCCCAATTACACTTTCGGATATCATATTCGATTCCGCACAATCGGCAGATGATGTAATTTCAGCGGATGCGGTATTCATATTTGACTATTTTGATTTTGAATACGCTTGACATTTAATTAATATTATGTTATATTAAAGGTTTAGATACCTTTTTATATTATGGAAAACTTAGAACAAATACTGAAATTGTGGGAAAAAGATGCAGACATTGACCAGACAGAACCTGGTAAAGAACTGCTGAAGATTCCAAAACTACACAACCAATATCTCTCCATTCTTACCAAACACAAGATTGCTTCCAAAAAGGCACATTTTGATTACTTGCGTATGCGTAAAGTAAAACTCGACTATTATGCCGGAAGAATGGATCAAGAAGATTTAGAAAAATATGGATGGCAACCTTTTGCCTTTGTATTGAAGTCTGATATCAATGCCTACTTAGAAGGCGATTCGGACCTTATTAAATTATTAGAGAAAAAAGTATATCACGAAGAATCTGTTTCTGTTGTTGAATCAATCATGTCTGAATTGAAACAGCGAACATGGCAGTTGCGTGATTTTATATCATGGGAAAAGTTCATTGGCGGACAGTAATTTAATAATATCCAAAAAAGATGAAGTATATGTAAAGATAACCTGTGAGAAATCAATCGCAAAAGAGTTATCGGAGTTTTTCACATTCTTTGTTCCTGGTTATCAGTTTGTTCCGGCATTTAGAAACAGAGTTTGGGATGGAAAGATAAGACTCCTGAATTTACAGAGTTCCACTTTATATCGAGGACTTCTGTATTATGTGGAACAGTTCTGTAAAGAAAGAGGTTACACATTTGAGTATCAAGATGGAGTAGATACAGAAGATGAATACTCCAAATATCATGCAGAAAAGTTTATTAAAGAATTGGACATTCACGGCCGTGGAGAACCAATCGAAGTAAGAGAACATCAAATTGCGGCATACATTCATGCTATGCAAAAAAAGAGAGCCTTGTTGGTATCACCAACCGCATCAGGTAAATCTCTTATCATCTATCTACTCTTTCAACAGTTATACAAATATCAAAATTTAAAAGGACTTGTAATTGTTCCAACCACATCTTTGGTTGAACAGTTATATTCCGACTTTGCCGATTATAACAATGAAAATATGGAACCATTTCTTCATCGTATCTATCAAGGTAAAGAAAAAGACACAGACAAACCGTTGACAATATCCACTTGGCAGTCTTTGTATAAAATGCCAAAAGAATATTTTGAACAGTTTGATTATATTATTGGTGACGAAGCACACCTATTCAAAGCACAATCTCTTACCACCATTCTTACCTCATGTATCAATGCCAAGTATAGATTTGGATTGACAGGTACTTTAGATGGAACTAAAACACATAAACTGGTACTCGAAGGTTTGTTTGGTCCAGTTAAGAAAGTAATTACCACAAAAGAACTGATAGACAAAGGTCAAGTATCCAATTTTGATATTAAATGTTTGTGCCTTAAACATGATGATAAGATATCTAAATTAATTAAAGAAAAAGCGACATACCAAGAAGAAATTGCTTATCTGATTTCCTGTGAGGCAAGAAATAAATTCATTAAGAATCTGGCGGTTAGCTTAGGTAAAAATACTTTGGTGTTGTACCAAATGGTTGACAAACATGGCAAAATACTGTATGATATGATTAAGAACACCAAGAACATTGGTGATAGAAAAATCTTCTTTGTGCATGGTGGAGTTGATGCTAATGATAGAGAAGAAATAAGAAGAATTATGGAGATTGAACAAGATGCAATTGTCGTTGCTAGTTTTGGCACTTTTAGTACTGGTATTAATATTAGGAATTTGCATAACATTATATTTGCAATGCCAACTAAATCGAGCATACGAACTTTGCAATCAATTGGACGAGGCTTACGACAGAGTGAAGGCAAAGAAATTGCCACTCTCTACGACATCTCGGATGACCTCAGAGTAGGTAAACATATGAATCACACTTTAAAACATTTCGTGGAGAGGGTTCGTATATATACTGAGGAGAAGTTCCCATTTAAAATCTATAAGATAGGACTAAAAAATGGATAATATTAAAATAGTCAGATTAAAGAATGGTGAAGATATTGTTGGTCAATTAACCAATGTCGATGATTCATACGATGTTGTTGAACCTATGACCGTGGATGTAGAGTATCGTGGTAAAGAACCTGGATTGGTAATGCGTCATTGGTTACCTATTCAATTGGTAAAGTATAATGAGATTACTATTAAACAAACGGATGTTCTTTGTGTTTTGGAACCTTCAGAAGATTTTGCTGAGTATTATATGAATACTGTGGAAAAAGTTCACGACTTGCTTAAGGCAAGAAACCTCGTAGACGAACTTGATGATGATGAAGTAAATGATATTATGGATGCTTTAGATGAATTACAACAACAAGGGAATACATTACATTAATGGTTCCTTATATTACTTTCAACCAAGGACATACTCGACTATACACACTTGTCAAGCATATGTCAACAACTAATTATGGTAAATATGATAACACCTACTCCTAAACCTCCTAAGAAACCTAAACAGTATGTTAATAATGGTGACTTTCTTGCTGCCTTGATTGACTACAAAGAAAAGTGTAAAGAGAATAAGAAGAACAAAGTAGAACCTCCTCCTATTCCTAATTACATTGGTGAGTGTTTTATGAAGATAGCAGAAGGTTTATCACACAAACCTAACTTCATTAACTATACCTATCGTGACGAAATGATATCGGATGGTATTGAAAACTGTATAATGTATTTCAATAACTTTAATCCAGAGAAGTCTAAAAACCCATTTGCTTACTTTACTCAAATCATTTACTATGCCTTTTTACGAAGAATACAAAAGGAAAAGAAACAGACTTATGTTAAGTACAAAGCCACAGAGATGATTGGTATTCTTGATGAGTTTGAAATGCTTGAATTTGAAGATGGTACCACCAAACAGTTTGAACTCTATGATAACATTGGTGAATTTATTGAGAATTATGAAGAAGCTAAAGCAGCCAAAAAAGTGGTAAAGAAACCCAAAGGTATTGAAAAGTTCTTAGGAGAATGATATAATGAGAGAAGCATTTAAAGTATTATTGTTTTTAGCTATATGTTTTATTGTGATTAAGGATGTGAATCAGTATGTAAATTATAGGCTTGATTCACAACTATATGAAATTATGGCTAAAAAATATAACTGTACATTTTTAACCCCTTCAGCCAGCAGAGCCGATGTTGGTATGTTTGACTGTGAAGGAAAGATTACATTTAAGAAATTAGAATCTGAATAAAATGTATCGAGTGCACTATTATAATACATCAGGAGAACTAAGAGAAAAAGATTTAGAATCTCTTGATGGTGTGTGGCAATTTGTTAATAAGTTACCAAAAGAATCAGTATCGGAAATACAACATTATGAAAATAGCGATAATTACAGACCAACATTTTGGGGCGAGGAATGATTCAATTCATTTCTTAGATTATTATGAAAAGTTCTACAAAGATACATTCTTTCCAACTATTGATAGCCACAATATTACTACTGTGCTTATTCTCGGTGATACTTTCGACCGTAGAAAATATGTAAACTTTTATTCCTTGAAACGAACCAAGGAAATGTTTTTTGATGAGTTGGCCAAACGTGGTATTAAAGTACATATGTTGGCAGGTAATCATGATACTTATTTCAAAAATACCAATGATGTTAATTCGGTAGACCTATTGCTCCGTGAATATGATAACATTAATGTCATCGATAAACCCACAACAATCAATTTAGATAATATTCCAATCTGTATGATTCCATGGATTTGTCCAGAGAATTATGGCGATTGTTTAAAAGAGATGGAAGATACAAACGCTGACCTTTGTATGGGTCATTTTGAAATTGCCGGATTTGCCATGCATCGTGGTATGCCATCACTTGAAGGATTAAATCGTGATATCTTTAGACGCTTTGACCGTGTTTTCAGCGGTCATTACCATCATCGTTCTAGCTCTGATAACATCACATACCTTGGAAATCCTTACGAACTCACCTGGCAAGATTATAATGATCCAAGGGGCTTTCATATTTTTGACCTTGACACTTATGATAATGAGTTCAATCCTAATCCTAATGTAATGTTCCACAGAGTTATCTATGATGACCGTGAAGAATCTATTACAGAAATTAATAATAAAGATTTAAGCAAGTATACCAATACCTATGTTAAGGTTGTGGTAGTCAACAAAACTAATCCTTATCTGTTTGATAAGTTCATGAACCATTTATATGAAGTTAATCCAATCGATATTACCATTGCCGAAGATATGGTGGACTTGACAGAAGGTGTAGAAAATGATATGATTAATGAAGCTGAAGATACTATCACGATTATTAATAAATTTGTGGATGGTATTCAAGAAGAACATATTGATAATGATAAACTCAAAACAGTATTAAAAGAACTGTATGTTGAGGCACTTAACCTAGAACAGGCATGATTATATTCCAAAAGGTTCGTTGGAAGAATTTTCTTTCAACCGGGAACGCATTTACAGAAATTGATTTTCAAAGGTCACCAAACACACTCATCATTGGACATAATGGTGCAGGTAAATCCACAATATTGGATGCCTTGTGTTTTGGTCTTTTTGGTAAACCATTTCGTAAGATTAACAAACCACAATTACTTAACTCCATCAATCAACAGGCCGCTGTTGTGGAGATTGAATTTGCAATTGGTAAAAAAGAATATAAAGTAATTCGTGGTATTAAACCAAACACATTTGAAGTTTATCTTGGAGATAAGTTACTTGACCAAGATGCCAAAGCAAAAGATTATCAAGAGTTCTTAGAGAAGTTTATTCTCAAATTAAATTATAAGTCATTTACTCAAGTTGTTATTTTAGGTTCAGCATCATTTGTTCCATTTATGCAACTATCTCCGGCAGACCGTAGAGCAATCATTGAGGACCTACTAGACATTGGTATTTTCTCCTCAATGAATGGATTAGTTAAAGAGAAGATGTCTGAGATTAAAGACCTCAATACAAAAACCAAGTATGAAGTAGATTTGACCAATGAACGAATTAGTTTTCAAAAGCAAAGTATTGAAGAACATAAGAATCGGTCTGATGCAGAGATTACAAAGAAACGAAAAGAGATTGCCGATTCTGTTGACCAAGTATTTACATTGGAAAGAGATATTGAATTAATCCAAAAACATATTGATGTATTACAAAGCAAAATTTCTGACCATATGTCGGTACAAAAGAAAAGTGCCAAACTATTACAGTTAGAAGCTAAGTTGGAATCTCGTATTAAAAAGATTGATAAAGAGGTAACATTTTATGAAGAACACTCCGATTGTCCAACCTGTAAACAAGGAATTGGAGAAGAATTCCGAACTGGACAAGTTACTACTCTCAATGGGACTAGGGGAGAAGTCACTACAGCCTTATCAGATATCGCTACTCAAATTGCTACAACAAGCAAACGATTCGAAGAAATTCAAAATGGTCTTAAACACATCACGGCACATAACAACGAGGTCGTCAAGCATAATTCAACAATATCTGCAATTAACAAATTCACTACAAAACTCCAAAGAGAAGTAGAAGAACTTCAAAACCATAAAGATACTTCTGAAGAAGATAATGAGAAGTTAAAAGAATTGCGGGAGCAGTTATCCGCACTCAGTACCAAGATGGAACAACTAGCAACCGAGAAACAATATTATGAATTTGCTGGTTCTTTACTGAAGGATACTGGTATCAAAACAAAGATTATTCGTCAGTACTTACCTATTATGAATAAGTTAATTAATAAGTATTTGTCTGCAATGGACTTCTTTGTGAATTTTAATATTAATGAGAACTTTGAAGAAACAATTAAATCTCGACACCGTGATGAATTTGGTTATGCCAATTTCTCTGAGGGTGAGAAGATGCGTATCGACTTGGCTTTGTTATTTACATGGCGACAGATTGCTAAGTTAAAGAATAGTACCAATACCAATTTATTAATTTTGGATGAGGTGTTTGATTCCAGTTTAGATACTGTTGGTACAGAGGAGTTCTTGAAGTTGATTCATGAAATGGGAACAGATACAAATGTGTTTGTTATCTCACATAAAGGTGACCAATTGTTTGATAAGTTTAGGTCAATTATTAAATTTAAAAAGGTAAACAATTTTAGTCAGGTTGAAAAATGAGTGAATTTATTACAATCAATACCACAGAAGCGGTAAAAGAAACTCCCAAGATTAGGCAAGAAACAATATTGCCTTTGGTACCAGAAAATCATACATTACTATCACAGGTAATGCCTCAATGGGACTTTAAAAATCCTCCGATGAATCCAATAGAACTGGCATCAAACCTTGTTGATACTTGCCGTAAAAACCACGGTTATGGATTATCTGCCAATCAATGTGGATTACCATATCGTGTATTCGTAATGGGATATGACCAAGAGTTTGTGGCATTTTTTAATCCAAAGATTATTTCCACGGAAGGTGAATGTCACATGATAGAAGGATGTTTATCTTTTCCATTTTTGGCATTAAGGATTACCAGACCAGAAATCATTAATGTGGAATACCAAGATTATGAAGGTAATACCAAAACATCTAAGTTTGCCGGTATTTCCGCAAGATGTTTTCAACATGAGCTTGACCATATGAATGGTATCGTGTATACTAGTAAAGTTAAACCTATGGCTATGCAAATGGGTATGCAGAAACGAAATAAAATTTTAAAGAAATTGAAACTTAAATAATGGCAACTCCAATTGAATTTGTAGAAGAACAATGGGAAAAATGGTCAGAATCCAACCCTCCTTCTAAATTTGAACATATCGATGAAGGTCATATGAAAGAAGTCCTTATCAAGGATTTAACATATGCTTCACAAATGGATGTTCGTGAATATACTCTATACCAAAAATGGTGTGAAGTGAAAGAGAGATATCCTGTACATGAAGTTTCTACACTATTCGGACAAGATGTTCAGATGGTGGATCCCGAACAAAGAAAATTGGTTGACAAGGTTAAGAAAAACTTTTGGATGCCAGAAAGTCCAGATGATTATGAGAAATTGAAACCTGTTATGGTTCTTTCAAATGGTACTGGTGCTGAAACTTGGAATGCCGTTCGTACCTTTTCTTCCACTATGAAGAACAATAGTAACATTGGCCGTAATCTGTTTTACATTCTTACCGATGAAGTAACTGGCAAATATCTTGGAGTTATTTGTATCTCCTCAGACTTCCTGGACTTGACTCCAAGAGATAATGCAATAGGATGGTCGAGAGATATTAAAACACAGCAGCACATGATTAATCATACTGCAATTGGATCCACAATCGTTCCTCTACAACCACTCGGTTTTAATTACATGGGTGGTAAGTTATTGGCATTAATGTGTTTATCTGATACAGTTCAGAAAGATTGGAAGCGACAATATGGTGATACATTGGTTGGAGTTACTACTACTTCTCTTTATGGCAATACTAAGTCTGGCGGTCTATCTCAATATGATGGACTAGAACATTGGAATAAAATGGGATTCTCCTCAGGTTCTGTGGCATTTGAACCGAGTAGAGCAACCAAAAAATTAGTATTTGATTGGATTAAAGAGAATCACACTCGCAAATATTTTGAATGGTGGGAAGCAAAGAATCAACAAGGCCTTCCACTTAAGCGTGACCATAAAAATCGTTCTTTGAATTTTGCTTATTCTAAACTTGGTATTCCAAAAGAATTAATTCGTACAGAACATCAGCGTGGTATCTATTTTAGTCCGTTATACAATAACACTAATGAATTTCTCCGTAAAGAAATTACAGATGAGCAGTTGGTAAAATCATTTGATACCAGCGAAGAAGCTTTATCTACTATTTGGAAAACAAAATATGCCAAAGGTAGAATCCGTCAATTACAGAAAAAGAATAATGTTTCATATGAAACTCTTTTCTATGACGATTTAATTGAATTATCTTGGGAAGAAACCAAGGCAAAGTATTTGCCACAAGTTGGCAGATAATCAAGTATACCACACGAATACTTGACAAACACACCTAGATAATGATATGATGTGTCCACTTGCATAACGCAAGGTTTTTTATTAACTTACTATGGAGTTTTACTATGAAGAAGCAATTATCCGCTAAGCAAAAAATGTTGGCAACTTTGAAGAAATCAGAAGGTTACAATACTTTCACAACTGCTCAAGCACAAAGCCGTTTCGGCATCACCAATGTTTCTGCTCGTATTGATGAATTGCGCCAAGAAGGCCATGTAATCTATACCAATAAACGCACCCTAGAAGATGGTCGTAAGATTACTTACTACCGTATGGGAACACCAACTAAATCATTGGTACAAAAAGCACTCAAAGCTGGTTATTCATTTACTGCCTAATCTGTGTGTAGTAAGAGGGGTTCGCTGAGAGGCGATACTCCTCTTTTTTATTATTATTTTCGGAGAACAAATGGAAATCACAATCAAAAAAGAAGAGCTACAAAAGAAAAGCCTATTTGTTGCCACACCCATGTATGGTGGTGTAAACCACGGACTATACATGAAAGCTTGTTTAGATTTACAAGCAATTTGTATGGCATACAATGTTCAAATCAAATTCTCATTCCTGTTTAATGAGTCCCTAATTACACGAGCAAGAAACTACCTTGCTGATGAGTTCATCCATCGTTCTGACTGCACTCATATGCTGTTCTTAGATTCTGATGTTCATTTCAATCCACAAGATGTTATTGCTTTATTGGCCATGGACAAAGATGTATCTGGCGGTCCTTATCCAAAGAAAGCAATCAAATGGAAATCTGTTATCAAAGCAGTACAAAAGAATCCAGATATTGATGCCGGACAATTAGAAAAAGTTACTGGTGATTATGTGTTTAATCCTGTTAAAGGTACAGCACAATTCTCCGTTACTGAACCCCTACAAGTTTTAGAAATTGGTACCGGCTTCATGATGATTAAGCGTGAAGTGTTTACCAAAATGGCTGAAGCTTATCCCACAATTCGTTATAAACCTGACCATGTAGGCCAAGCAAACTTTGACGGCTCACGATATATTCATGCTTACTTTGATACAGTTATTGACACTAAAGATTCAATTGTTGGTGGTGGTTCTGACCGTTACCTTTCAGAAGATTATATGTTCTGTCAAATGTGGCGTAAGATTGGTGGAGATATCTACCTTTGCCCATGGATGAAAACATCACACATTGGTACATATCACTTCCAAGGAGATATGCCAGCTGTTGCTAATTTTGTCGGAGAAATGTAATGTCAAATTTTGTTATGTCCGAATTGACCGAAAAAGAAAGAGCAATTGATAAATTGGTTTCAGAAGCACCTTATCATCCTGGTTATGAAGATGCAGCAATGGCGCCAAAAGAAGTTGGCCGTAAATTTGATGGTGGCAAACTAGAATATGGTTTGTTACCACCACTAGCATTAGAAGAAACAGTTAAAGTATTAACTTTTGGTGCTCAGAAATATGAAAGAGATAATTGGCAAAAAGTACCTGATGCCAAACGTAGGTATTTTGATGCGTTACAACGGCATGTTTGGGCATGGAAACAAGGTGAACAGATTGACCAAGAATCTGGTATACATCACTTGGCACACGCAATGTGCTGCTTGATGTTTCTGTATGAACATGATATAATGTATTCTAAGTCGTAAATTTTTACATAATGGAGAAATAAATGAAGTTATCAAATGAAACCCTAACAGTATTGAAGAACTTTTCCTCAATCAATCAAGGCCTTCAATTTAAACAAGGCAAAAGACTTACTACTGTTTCGGCTAGTAAGACGGTACTTGCTCAAGCAAATCTTAGTGATGAATTTCCAAAAGAATTCTGTATCTATGATTTAAATCAATTCTTGTCTGTTTACAATCTTAATAAAGATCCAGAACTTGATTTTACCGATTCTGATGTTGTCTTTAATAGTGGCAAAAAGAAAACAAACTATCGTATGACCGCACCTGATATGATTGTTGTTCCACCAAATAAAGAAATTACATTACCTTCTGTTGATTGTGAATTTACTTTATCGGCTGAAGATTATGATTCCATTATGAAAGCGGCTTCGGTTCTTTCTTCACCACATATTGGTGTAAGGTCTGATGGTGAATCCGTTGAAATTGTTACCTTTGATGCCAATGATAATTCAGCACACACAAACTCAACACAAGTTGGTGAAGGCAATGGTAAAAAGTATACAGTTGTTTTTAAAACTGAAAACATCAAGTTAATTCCTGGCAGTTATACAGTACAAATCTCATTTAAGGGTATTGGACATTTCCAAAATACTAAAGAAGATATTCAGTATTGGATTGCCTTTGAAGCCAAAGAATCGAAAGTGAGTGAATAATGTTTTTAAAATTTACAGAAACAAAATCAAATACAGTAATTGTTATTAATTTAAAACACATCGTAGCGGCATTTGAAGCAGCTGATGGTGAATTTGAAGGTAAGACTATTATCAATTTGGTAAACGGTGCAGTAGCTGTTGAAGAATCTTTAGTTACGGTCATGGGCCAATTGGCGGCAGCATAATATGGCGACTGAAATTCAAACACTATACGGAACATACAATGAGGAACAATTAAAGGCACTCAAGTCTGTAATTGATGAAATCAATGTATCTCAGACCAAGATTGATTTTGAGAAACAGGTACAAAAAGAAATCATTGATGTTGCATTTGATAACTTTAAGATTCCAAAAAAGATTATTGCTAGAATGGCAAAAGTCAAATACAAACAAAACTTCTCAACGGAAGTTGCAGAACAGAAAGAGTTTGAAGCTCTATTTGAAGTTCTTAGTGAAGTAAAGTAAGTATTATATTATATTATGGGAGTATGTGATGGAACAATTATTATGGGTCGAGAAGTATCGACCACAAAAAGTGGAAGATTGTATCCTACCGGATGCAATCAAATCCACCTTCATGGAATATGTTGCTAGAAAAGAAATACCGAATCTACTATTATCAGGTACAGCGGGTGTTGGTAAGACAACGATTGCTAAAGCCCTCTGTAATGAAGTTGGTTGTGACTATATTGTTATCAACGGCTCTGATGAATCTGGTATTGATGTTCTCCGAAATAAAATTAAAAACTATGCTTCGTCAATCAGTCTTGCGGGCGGCCGCAAAGTTGTAATCATTGATGAAGCGGACTATCTAAATCCTAATTCCACACAACCAGCGTTGCGTGGTGCCATTGAGGAGTTCTCCTCAAACTGTTCTTTTATCTTTACTTGTAATTTTAAGAACCGTATTATCGATCCAATTCACTCACGGTGTTCCGTCATTGACTTTAAAATCAATGGCAGTAAGGCAAAGATGGCTGCGGCTTTCTTTAAACGTGTTGAGTGGATTCTTGAACAAGAAAATGTTCAATATGATAAAGAAGTCGTTGCTGCTGTTATCACAAAACACTTTCCTGATAATCGTAGAGTTCTTAATGAACTACAGCGTTATTCGGTTTCTGGTGTAATCGATAAAGGTATTCTAGCTAATGTTGCTGATGTTCAACTTGGTGACCTCATTTCCGCATTAAAAAATAAAGATTTTGCCTCAACTCGTAAATGGGTTACCTCAAACCTAGACAACGATCCAGTAAAGATTTATCGTAAACTCTATGACGGTCTTTATGAAATATTGAAACCACAATCAGTCCCACAATTGGTTCTCATTCTTGCCAAGTATCAATATCAGGCTGCCTTTGTGGCGGATCATGAGATTAATATGGTTGCCTGTTTGACCGAGATTATGGTGGATTGTGAGTTCAAATAATGCCGGATCTATTCAAAGAAATTGTACCTTCCATATTAGAAAAGAAAAAATCTGTCTTTCGTGACGAACTGGATTATAAGGATTACAAGCCCTTCCTTATCAACCGAGCCTTATCCTATCATATGGACTGTGTGTTATATGTCAATGAAATGAATATAAACAACAAGTTAGATGTGGATATGCAATACCAATATCTTCTAAATACAATTAGGTCAATGAAACGGAAATTCCAACCGTGGCAGAAATCAGAGACCGATAAAGACATTGAGTGTGTGAAGCAGTATTTCGGTTATTCAAATGAAAAAGCCAAAGAAGCTCTGCGTATTCTTACTGATGAACAAGTCGCTGAAATAAAAGCAAAAATAACAAAAGGCGGAGTGAACAAGTAATGATTTCAATTATTGATTTAGTTGAGGTTACATTAAACGAAAGAGATGATTTCTTAAAGGTCAGAGAAACGCTTACCCGTATTGGTGTTGCTTCCAAAAAAGACAGAATATTATACCAATCTTGCCATATTCTACATAAGCAAGGTTTATATTATATCGTACATTTCAAAGAACTATTTGCTTTAGATGGTAAACCTACTGATATCTCCGAAAACGATTTATCTCGTAGAAATGCCATTGTGAAACTGTTGTCAGATTGGGGACTGGTAACGATTGTTAATAAGTCTAAGGTCGAAACACCACCTCCTATCTTCCTATCACAGATTAAGATTCTTTCCCATAAAGAGAAACATGATTGGGAATTAATGCCAAAATATAATATTGGTAAAAAACCACAGTCCTATTGACATTTCAGTAGGACTGTGTTATAAATATACTTGTAGTCGCCTAATGGGATTACATTTTTTGAAACTCGCTTAATACACAAGGAGAACTAAGCATGAACACAACTATCAACGCATTATTTCCACAACTCAAAACTCTCAGCAAGTCTTTGGATCCATTCACCATCGGTTTCGATGATGTTTTGAGCCAGATTAATGAACTCTCTGAATCCGTAACCAAGGCAGTTCCTGGTTTCCCTCCATACAATATCAAACAAGTTAAAGATAACAAATACGTTATCGAAATGGCAGTAGCTGGTTTTGCCAAAACTGATATTGAAGTAACTTTGGATGGTAACAAACTGGTTATCAAAGGTAACGCTTCAGAAGAAGAATTACCAGAAGATAATTACATTTTCAAAGGTATCGCAACTCGTAACTTTACTCGTCAATTCACATTGGCTGATAAGGTAGAGATTAAAGATGCCGAGATTGTAAATGGTATGTTAAAGGTTTGGTTGGAAAACTATGTTAAGGCACAAGATGCCGTCAAGAAAATTGCCATTAAGTAATTGGTAATATCAATGGGGGTTGGTTGACAACCCCCTTCTTTTGAGTTATACTTTATATTATGAAAAAAAATCTAAGACCCGGTTATGTTGCTGGTAATACTGGCGACAAATCTATACTGAAAAAGGTTCGTTCCAAAACGAATTCTGACATCTATTACACCTATTCAAATTGGGCAACCAACGAGATTGAAGGAATAACTTTTATTCCTGTGGTTAAAGAAGTACCCAATCAAACCAAAAATCAAGTAATTTTTTATATGCGTAAAGATAATGTGGAGTATGTGAAATGAATAGATTAGAAACCTGGAATTTAAATCAACGCCGTTATTTCGAACCTAGTAGTAAAGATGATTTAAAAATGTTTCGTAAATATCTACACTCATTAAGTTGGGGTGATGGTGGTTGTCCCTTTTATTTGGAATGGCCATATTTGGATGTTCCATCAATGTTGAAAGATAAGATTACCAACTATACACTTAAAGGTGTAAAATGAATTGGTTAAAACATTCTGGTTGTAACATTACTTTGAAATTAAATCCATTCCATTGGAGATTTCATTGTGCTTATAATCAAACCAATGAAGCGTGGGAACAAGACGCTTTAGTATTAGAATTATTTCCTATTACCATTAGAGTATGGATTGATGACGGAAGTTGGTAATCAATTTTATTGATAACTCAAATCAAAATATATCATAATTTAAATAATGAGTTTTTACAGTTTTTCATAATAGATACTACTATGATTAACTTTTGGAGGATGTATGAGTATTACAATTAAAAATCTTGAGGGTGCATTGGCTGGCGAATCCATGGCTCACATCAAGTATCGTTATTTCGCTAAGATTGCTCGTGAAGAAGGATTTGAAGATGTTGCAAAACACTTTGAACATACAGCAGAACAAGAGATTCTCCATGCATGGGGACATCTTGAACTTTTAATTGGTAAACCTTCCACTAAAGAATGTTTAGAAAAAGCCATTGAAGGTGAAACATATGAATTTACCACAATGTATCCTGATTTTGAAAAAGAAGCAATCTTTGAAGGCAACAATGAAGCAGCTGCTGAAGCTCGTTTACAGGCAGAAGAATCAAAAGAACATGCTGAACAATTTATTCAAGTGTTACGAAAAGCCGAAAAACGATTCAAAGCATTAAAAGGTGTTGAAGAACGCCATGCAAATGCCTATAAAAAAGTATTGGAGAACCTATAATGGAACAAAGACACGTTTGTATTGTATGTGGTCATGTCCACGATGAAAAGACTGAAGGTAAATGGGAAGATTTACCAGACAATTTTGAGTGTCCTGAATGTGGTGTAAGTAAAGAAGATTACGTTACTGAATGATACCAAGAAAGTTAACTCCTTTCGACAAAGATAAACTCATTGACCACTTTATGCTTGATATTGTGGAAAATGATAGACGTTTGAGATTTGGTTATGAAGCACCAAATGATGCAGTCAAAAAATATATTGACGATTCACTACAAAATTATGGATATGTCAATATGTGGTTTGTTGTAGAAATTGATTCTTTTGACCGATTTGATGGCAAAAAAATTATTGCTACTTGTCATGTGGCTATGAATAGAGAAACGAACACCGCCGAAATGGGTTGCACGGTTTCGCCTCAGTACCGTAACCAGAAACTGGGGCAAGAATTATTTAATCGTGGAATTACTTGGGCTAGAATGGCAGGTGCAGAAAATGTATTCATGCATTGCCTTTCTGAAAATAGAGCAATTCAACATATCGCCAAGAAAGGTGGTATGACAGTTGTTACTATTGACCCATCTGAAAAAGAGTCCACGATTCAGATTAGACAGAATCGTTATGAAGCTGGTTTTAAAGATATGGTTATGGACCAGATTGCTGTTTATGACGCAGCAATCCGTCAACAGACATTCTTTGCTAAGAAGTTCTTGAAAGGTTTGGTAAAGTGAAAGTAAAATTTATTCCAATGTATATGGAGATTGCTGGCATTATCGCCAAACAATCTTCAGCCAAAAGATTACAGGTTGGTGCGATTGTCGTAAAAGAAGATAGAGTAATCTCCATCGGTTATAATGGTATGCCTGCTGGTTGGACCAATGAATGTGAAGAAGTGGTAGAAGTTCATGAAGATGGTGGAATCGTCACCAAAACCAAACCAGAGGTCATTCACGCAGAGGCTAATGCCATCGCTAAACTGGCCAAAGGCAATGAATCTGGAGATGGTTCCACGATGTTCCTGACCCACGCTCCATGCCTAGACTGCGCTAAACAAATTTATACCGCCGGCATCAAAACGGTATATTTTAAAGATTATTATAAGAATGTTGATGGAATACAGTTCCTAGAACGGTGCCATGTAAAAATCAAGAGAATTTCACCTGGTGAAATCTAGGTGCTTGATAAATATTGGTAAGTGTGATATAATTTAATTCGAAATGTGCTTATTGGGTCAACTTATTAAGGAGAGACCTAATGCAGTTAAGTATAGTCGGTTGTCCCGATAAAAAACATTTCCGCCCGTTTGTAAAAAGGGCTGCCTTATTTTACGCTTCCGAATTGATTAAACCTAAGATGTTAGAAAACATCTTTTTGAGAATTAAATTTAGTTCTAAGATTGAAGCTCATGGATATGCCTCTGTGATAGAGTTCAGTAGAAGTAATAAACCAAGACAGTTTGAAATTGAATTACATCCTGGTATCGGCGCAGCAGAAATATTAAAAACACTCAGTCATGAAATGGTGCATATTAAGCAATACATTTATGGTGATGTTAATTTAAATCTGACCAGATGGAAAGGCAGTAAAGTTTTAGAACCTGATTATTGGGTTCAACCATGGGAAATAGAAGCCTATGGTATGCAAGCAGGACTATTTACAAAGTTTGCAGTAAAAGAAAAATTATGGAATATATTTGATGATATGTGTGATCCTGATAGTCCGATAGAAATGAAACCATTAGGTTGGAAATAAATGTTGCTAAAAAGCAACAGTATTTGGTAAATAATTACAAAGTTGTTGACAATTGAGCATATATACTATATCATACACAGTATTGAATAAATTAATTAAGAAAGAAATAAAATGTTGTTTGTAACGAAACCTTTATCCATGCAGTCAGAGTATCGCACACCGAGCAATTGGCCAGCGATTGGCTTTGACCATGCCTCAGGGGTTCGTGTATAGAACAAAAGTAATTTCCTTTCACACACGAACCCTAGTCTAAACAACTAGGGTTTTTTGTTTTCCAGTTTCAAATTACTAGACACTAAAATTTCAGTCTAGTAACGCTCTCTAAAAATTTAAGTAGTAACTATTGAGATATAGTGTAACGGTAGCACCACGCACTTTGACTGCGTTAGCATAGGTTCAAATCCTATTATCTCTACCAATGGAAGGTAATGCAGCGGGGATGGTCCTGCGACTGGCCTTGAAAACCAGGTTCTGCCTAAAAGCGGATGGGGTTCGACTCCTCTGCCTTCCGCCATATTGAAGCATACTGCGGTGGTGTTACATATTATATCTAGTCAATATAATATGCCTATGCTAAGAGTATGATTAAATGTTCCGACAGCCTTAGACTAAGGTTCATTAGTGTGCTTCAATATGGTTTATTGGAAGATGTGTTGCAAGGTGCGACCGAAGTTTGCTAAACTTCCGTTCAGAAATGGGCTGATAGGTTCGATTCCTATATCTTCCGCCAATGGTGGTGTGACCGAATGGTGAGGTGACAGTCTGCAAAACTGGTCCAAGTAGGTTCGATTCCTATCACCACCTCCAGTATGTGTTGTACCAAAACAACAGTATCAAAAATAGTTCTTGTGGTATTTTTTGGTTCGTGTATAATAGTTGTTCTGTTGTAAAGTTCTTTAAAAATTAAGTAGTAACAATACACCGTTCGTCTATCGGTTAGGACCCAAGGTTTTCAACCTTGTAAGAGGAGTTCAACTCTCCTACGGTGTACCATATTGAAGCACATTTAAACCTTAACAGGTCGGTATTGGTAAGCCAAAACCTCTATTAGTAAGTTCGAGAATTTATTAGTAAGTTTATTTCACCTTAATGTGTTTCAATATGGTAAGTAATGGCAAAAAATATAATATTGTTCTTTTTAATCTTGCTAATATCGCGGTTAGTGGGTGACATAAGAAAAATGTTAAACAAGTATGCGACCTAGAAGCGGGTGGACAAACGTGACTGTGGGCCACCAAGGTAGTCAACATTACATACTATATTGAAACATATTAGATCAGTGACCGTTCCGACAGGTGCGGCGACATTAAAGTGAGTGTGTTTCAATATGGTAATATCTGAAGCATAGCAAGTGATGCTAGAGGTAGGGGTAAGCATTGAACTCGAGATAGGTGCTTATGAGTAACTCGACCGGTCTCACCCGGTGAAGCGTATTGCAACCATACGCCAGATACACCATATTAAAACACACTTCAGGCGGGGAGGCTCCGCTCCAAATATCAAAGTGAGGTAGTGTGTTTCAATATGGTATGACTCTGCTGGGTATGAATCAGATTCTCCGGCGGGTAAGTTACTACCATATCAAATTTGGTTCGTTCATATAACGGTAATTATGCTGGACTGTCTATCCGGATACAGGAGTTCGATTCTCCTACGAACCGCCAAGTTTTATTGTCCGAGAGCAAGCAAGGTGTAGGCGCCTGACTGTTAATCAGGAATGAGTGAGGTTCGATTCCTCATCGGACAGCCAAGTTTCAATGGTGTGGATGCTCTAATGGTAGGGCAGCGGGCTGTAAACCCGTGGCTTCGGCAAGTAGGTTCGATCCCTACCCACATCACCAAGTTTTATCTCAGTATAGGCTAGCCTGGTCAAGTCACTCCGTTTGGGGCGGAGAGTGCGTAAGTTCGAATCTTACTACTGAGACCATATTGTAGTTGTAACGATATTACTACGTTGCTAGAAGCGTAGTCTGACGGCTGGTTAAGGATACACGGTGTCCACGGAATAAGGGAACCAGAATTTCGAGTGCTGACAGGTAAGCTGTCATCTTTTTAAAGGAGAAGTAAAATGAAACCAAGAAATATATTTGCCGTGTTGGCAAGTAAACGGAAGGCGGGCCCGCACCGCAAAAGCAATAAAGCTTTACGCAAGAAAGAAAAACAATCGGGGTATAATTCAACGGCTAGAATATCCGGCTTTTACCCGGACTATCAGAGTTCGAATCTCTGTGCCTCGACCAGTTTATCTTAAAACATACTAACGCCAAAAACTGGCGGTCTAGCGTCAACTAGGCGAAACTGTATTTGACGATGCAGAGGATTAGTATGTTTCAAAATAAATTGTAAGCTCTCAAAACATAAATGGTGATGTGCTGGTTTTGTAATCCAGATAACTTGGTTCGATTCCGAGTGAGAGCACCAAATTTGGGCTGTGTGCAGGGGCACAAGGATGCTTTGCAAGCAACCTCTGGTCGGTTCGATACCGACACGGTCCACCAAACATGGTAGTGTAGCATAATGGTCGTGCGCCTCCTTCATACGGAGAAAAGTATAAGTTCGAATCTTATCACTACCACCAGTTTGTTAAGTTAAGTGCAGTAACATGGGTTGAGTGATCCTCTCAGCCGATTAACAACGGAGTTGGCCGTACCGTCTGCATACGAGCCCCAAATTATGGGTCATTAACATCAAATGGAAGATGCCTGTCTTACGAAGTCAGAAGTTGGGAGTTCGAATCTCTCATGACCCTCCAGTTTTACACCTAGGTAGCTCAATGGTAGAGCAATCGGCTGATAACCGATAGACAGAAGTTCAATTCTTCTTCTAGGTACCAGAGCAGACCCACAGGATCCGCAAGGCTGTCAAACTCTTAACCTGTTAAAATAAACAAGAGTGAGTTCCGCCAGTAACTTTCACAAGGAGATGAGTTGAATAAACTCACTGGCAACTATTTCTCGGTGGTGTTAACGGTAGCACACTGGTCTCCAAAACCATAAGTTGCGGTTCGAATCCGTACCGGGAAGCCATAATAATAAAAGGAGTTAGCATGAAAAAGTTAGATATAGTAGAAGTCAAAAGATTCATTGAAGCACAATCTGAAGATACTAAAATCTATCTTGGTGCTGACTCTGAAAGATTTGAAATCAAAGGTGAATGGTATGCTGACTACACATTAGCAGTAGTTGTTCATATTGATGGATGTCATGGTTGTAAAATCTTTGGTGAAGTTATTCGTGAAAGAGATTATGACCAAAAGAAAAATAAACCTGCTTTAAGATTGATGAATGAAGTTTACAAAGTTTCAGATTTATTTCAATCTCTTGCGGATGTATTAGAAGATAGGTACGTTGAGGTACATTTAGATATTAACCCAAATGAATTATATGGTTCATCTTGTGTAGTTCAACAAGCGATTGGTTATATCAAAGGTACTTGTAATGTTATACCTATGGTTAAACCAAAAGCTTTTGCTGCTTCATATGCGGCAGATAGATTAAAGTTTGTTTTAGCTGAAGCAGCTTAACTATGTGGCTCCTAGTGTAATGGTTGCACACTTGTCTGTGAAACAAGTAGAGAGGGTTCGATTCCCCGGTTCCACCCAAAGGATATTATGTATAGAGTAAAATGGATTAAAGATGTTTATGATAATGATGTAAAAGAATTTCATACTTTAGATGAAGCAATGAATTATGCAAAACAATTAGATATAACTGTTGAGATTAAAACTCCAGATTATACTGTTGTTGGTAAATTTGGAGTTGATTCAGTAGAAAATCTAATTCTGCCGAATGGTGCAGAGTATGGATATGTAAAACGTAGATACAAGTAATATGCCTCGGTAGTTTAATAGTAGAACACCGCTCTTACAAAGCGAAGACGGCGGAGCGTTACCGCAACGAGGTACCAATGCAACTTTAGCTGATGTGGTCATAGCGGTGGTCTGAAGAGCCATTGAACCAAGTTCGATCCTTGGAGGTTGCACCAGTTTTGCTCTTATAGTATAATGGCATTACACATCCTTGGTAAGGATGAAACACAAGTTCAATTCTTGTTAAGAGCACCAATGCCCTTGTAGCGCAATTGGTAGAGGCAATGGTCTTAGAAGCCATCAAGTGTCAGTTCGAATCTGACCAAGGGTACCAAGCGGTTGTGATGGAAATGGTATACGTACCGGACTTAAAATTCGGGTTTTGTGGGTTCAAGTCCCACCTTCCGCACCAAATAACTTTACAATGATGTTGCTTTAACTTTACAATAGTGTTATAATAACTTTACAATAAACTGGCTATAGTATAATGGAGAATACAGAAGGCTTCTACCCTTTTAATGTGGGTTCGATTCCTGCTAGCCAGACCAAATTTGGGCCGTTAGCATATCGGTAGATGCCGGCGACTCATAATCGTCAGAAGAAAGTTCGACTCTTTCACGGCCCACCAAGTTTACCATAATGTTGTTGACAAAGTTGTATAAGTATAGTATAGTTACTACTTGAACGAAATATGCGGTGTGTGATAGCACGATTCGAGATACCCTCTTGAATTATCTGAGCAAAGCAGACCACCGCTCCAAATTTATGCGGGTATGATGTAAAGGTAACCTGAGTCCTTGCCAAGGACTATTTGAGAGTTCGATTCTCTCTGCCCGCTCCACTAAAAGGAATTGTTATGGCTGCTGTAAAATCTAAAAAGAAGAATCCAATGTTAACCAAGAATGGTAAACAGCGATTAGGTCCTTTGAACATTGAACAATTGTCTAAAATGTTAGATGGTGCTCGCAAGAAACATATTCCTAAAATCAAGAAAGCCATTGCAAAGCGATTACAAACGCAACAGTTTGGCAAAGATGCAGAGCCAGTAGTTTCAGAATAAAAATTTGCGGGATTAGTTTAATGGTAAAACTAGAGGTTTCCAACCTTTCGTTGTCAGTTCGATTCTGTCATCCCGCTCCAGTTTGTTGGCATATAGCTCAGTTGGTAGAGCACCGGACTGTTAATCCGTAGGTCCTTGGTTCGAGCCCAAGTTTGCCAGCCATATATAAGTGTTGTAATATGTTTATTTTATTAAGAAGGAATTGAAATGAAAAAATCACTATTAGCAGTAATGTTGGTTGCATCAGGTGTAGTGTCAGCTGCAGAAGTATTTGATGGTAATCTTACAGGCAATATGACTTTAGCAAGTAACTACGAATTTCGTGGTATTAGTTTAAGTCAAAATGGTCCTGCAATTCAAGGTGGTATCGACTACGCACATAGTTCAGGTATTTACATCGGTAACTGGAATTCCAGTATGCGTGGTGTTCCAAACATGAACAATGATGACATCGATAGTAATAGTGGTACACAATCAAATCTATATGCTGGTTGGCGTAAAGATGTTTACAAAGGCATTATTGTTGACTTAGGTACTATTAGTTACCTTTATCCTACCGCAACAGCCGGTGGTTCAAAAACAAATTACAGCACAAACGAAGTATATGCCGGTTTAGGTTATGGTCCTGTTTCTGTCAAGTTCAGCCAAACAACCTCAAATTACTTTGGTGTTAACAACAGTTCTGGCACACAATACTACCAAGCTGACATCAAACAAAGTTTAGGTGCTCTTGCATCACAACTCAAACCATTAAGTGTTGTTGCACATTATGGTCATACATCAATGGCTGGTAACGGCAACAGTAATTTGAATTACAATGACATGAACATTGGTTTAGTATATTCATTCCCAGAGCAATGGGACTTAGGTGTTCGTTACTACACCAATTCATCTATGACAAGCACATTCCAACAATATAATAGTTGGAATGGTACCAAGTTTTATGGTGATTCTGTTGTAGCAACATTGACAAAAACGTTTTAAGTATTAAACTGCTGGAGAAATCTCAGCAATCATCATTGAGAATGTGAGCGTAAGAGTAAGCAATCCCAACTGTTAGGGAAATCACTATCCTTGAGGTATCCATCCGAGATCCGGAGATGACTGCTGGCTGAAGCAGTATGAAAGGTGTAATCAGGGAGAGGTCAGTACATAGGACGGGTTAAAGACCGCACCGGTGAGAACCTCTTAAACACAAAACAGTATTCTCAATAATGATTAAGAAAATTAAAATCGCAATACTTGTACCATCATATAAAGAAGAAAAGGTAATTGATAAAACAATAGTTTCATTATTAAAAGCAGGATTCTTAAAAGAAGATATCTACATTGTTGATGATTGTTCTAAGGATGAAACGAGCAATATTGCTTTGAGTTATAATGTTAATGTTTTAACGCTTACAAAAAATTCAGGCAAAGCTGGAGCAACAAAATCTGGATTTGACCATTTCAATCTTATCAAAAGATATGATTGGGTTACGCTTGTTGACGGCGATTCAATTTTATCCAAAGATTTCATTTCTGTATTAAAAACAGCAATTAAAAAAGATTCGAGTCCAGGTTTGTATGTTGGCCAAGTAGTCAGCATTAAAAACAATTCTATCTTTTCAACTTATCGAGCATATGAATACACATATGGCCACGAAATTGTTAAGAAGGGACAAGATAACTTTGGCACAATCTTTGTAAGTCCTGGTTGTTGTAGTGTATATCGTACCAATGTTTTAAAACAATTAGATATTTCAAGTGATACATTGGCTGAGGATATGGATTTAACCATACAGACACACCGATTAGGTTATCGTGTTCGATATTTACATGACCTTATTGCTTATACACAAGACCCAAATAATCTCAAAGATTTCTATAAACAGATTACTCGTTGGTACAGAGGATTCTGGCAGATTATGAAGAAGCATAAAGTGCTTTCTTTAACACAATGGAGTAAAGTAGATATATACTTAAAAATTATAACGATTGATGCAGTCATTTTTAATAGAATTTTCATGACTGTATTCGTTTTAGCGTTATTTGATTTAAAAGTATTGTTAATAGGCATGAGTATGGATTACTTACTCCTAGCAGCAATATCAATATACGCAGCAATTTTAGCCAAAAACTGGCGTATATTTTTTTATAGTCCAATATTTTATTTTATTGGATTGATGAATTCAACAGCATATTTGAAAGCATTTGTTGAGGTATTCATATTTGGTAAAATTGTATTAAGTTGGAATAAAGTTAAAAGATATTAACCAGTAAGTATAAATACTTATATAACGTGTAAATTAATTATAGGAATAGTATGAAAAAGATTATTTTAGCAGCATTAATAGGATTCGTAACAACGGCATACGCTGCGGATGAGATTCCTACAAAGGATTCAAAGTATACTCCTTCACCGGTTACTCAGGCAGAAGGCATGAATAGTTGGTTTAATGAGGCGAGTGCTGGTAGTGGCCCCATTGCAATGCCAGGATATTCTTGGGGATTTGCAGGAACACCAAGCACTTTTACAGCAGGAGCACCAAACAATGCTGTTGGATATTCTGCCAAAATTGAACAAGGTGTAGATTGGTTCGCTTTTGATGAAGATAAAAAGTGGAGATTCAACACTTTTGTTAATGCTGTTATCAGCAAAGACACCAGTAATTATGCTTATACTTATGGTAACTTGTTTACTCCAGGTGTAGGTGCAAAGATTCGTAATGTATATGATAGTGGCCTAATTGAAATTGGTGCACAATATGTAAAACAAAATAACTTAACTACATCATCAGCTAGTGGACAAGGCGTACAAGCCTTTGTTAGCTATTGGTTCGGTTGGGACTTAAAGAAATAATAGGAAAAATAATATGTCAGGTCCAGTCGCAAGCAATTCCTTGTTGTTCAATTTAGGTATGCGTTATCCAGTAGTTACTGCTGCAATTGCTACAGTTGCAACCGTAGCTACACTTAATGCACCATTAGAAATAGCACAAATTACACCACAACCAGCACCTACGGAGCTTCCAGTTTTACTTAAAACTATTGCAGGATAATTATTGATTATGTTATTTGATGTGATTGTGAATGTGACTACTGCAATGATTTGTTTTACAGGACAATGTTATCCTGTCCTTGTTGGAGATAATACTCCACTAGGTGAATATCAATTAACACCTTATCGTACTCCGATACCGGCTTATGGTGGTACTGTTTTAGCATTTAAAGAAACAGATAAGGTAGTATATGCTATTCATAGAACAATTGATGTTAAGGGACAAAATAGAGCCGTTAGGATTAAATCTCCTGATGTAAAACAAAGATTACATATCACCAATGGCTGTATTAATGTTGAACCTGAAGTATATCAAAAATTAATGAATTGTTGTTCTAAAAGTAAAGTGCAACTGATTAAATAATATTATGAAAAATTTGTTGAGTATTCTTTTTATTATTTGTATGCCAGTATACGGCCAAACTTCTGGTATTGTAATTCACAATATTATGAGGTCACAGATTGCTCCAAATGCCGGAGCACTATTCAATCTACAAGTTAAAGCTCCAGTAACTGAAGATGATTGGATTCAATTAAATAAAAATGTATCTGCATTACATAACGCAGCACATTCTTTAAAAAAACTCAATACAAATACAGAATGGCAACAACGAGTAGATGCAATTGATATATTGTCCGAAATGTCAATCGAACAGGTTAAAGATAGAAATGTTCGAGGTCTATCGAACACAGGGAATGCACTATATAATTTATGTGAATCTTGTCATTATCAATTCTTTCCTAAAGGTAAGAATCTTTAGTATATAACAATAGCGGTGTAGCTCAGTAGTAGAGCGCCGGACTCATAATCCGGATGTCGGTAGTGCGAATCTACCCACCGCAACCAACAAGGAGATATTATGTCAGAAGATGATAAAAAATTTCATGAAGAACAATTAAAAAAGGTTCGAGATTTAAAACCTGTTGGCAAACCACAACAGAGGCCAGCATTAAAACCCAAACCAAATTTCGTACCTAAAAATACTGTAATGCGTAAAGCTGGCCGAGGTAGGTGATACAACCTAACTTAAAGTATTTTGTCCCACAGCTAAAACACAACCCAATGATTTATCCATTTCAATCAATGTCCATGATCCCGTTTCTTTATTGGAAAACATAACAATTTGAGTTTTTCTTTTGGTTATTTCATTTGAATAAAAGAAAACAGCGGACTCTTTGAATTGAGTGTCAATCGTATAGAGAAGTATTTTGGTTGGAAAACATTGTACAGATTTGCTATAGAAATCGCCATCATTTTCTTTAGCAATTGTCATTGAGGGTATCACAACAAGAAGCGCCAAAAGCAATTTTTTCATCGGAATCCTTTTTTGGTATATAATTATATATGTCTTTACATTTGTATATTTTAGTAGTATAATGATTCATTATGCGGGATTAGTTTAATGGTAAAACTAGAGATTTCCAATCTTTCGTCATCAGTTCGATTCTGATATCCCGCTCCACTTTATCAGGAGAAAACATGGAAGTATTAGCCCTTAAATTAATTACCGGTGAAGATTTACTTGGTGAACTAGAATCACAATCAGAAACCGAATTCGTTATTGTAAATCCTGTGGGTATTGCAGTAGTTCGTGGTAAAGATGGCACACCACAAGTTGGATTCTCACCATTCCCTATTCATGCGGAACAAAAATCAGGTGCAACTATTGCCTTGGCCAAGAAGAATGTAGTATACTCTTATACACCAGCAGAAGATTTTATTACAAACTATAGTTCAATCTTTGGTTCTGGTATTGTAGTTCCTCCACAAAAACAAATTATTACAGGTTAAATTGAGTAAATTCTATACTAATGTTCAATGTTTTGGTAACAACATTTTCTACCGTGGAGTTATAGACGGACAGAAAGTTAAACAAAAGATTGAATACTCACCATCTCTTTTTCTTCCATCACGGAAGAACCCACAAGGAATTTACAAATCTCTGACTGGTCTTCCATTAGACCAGAAAATCTTTGGTACAATGCGTGAAGCAAGAGATTATGTAAAACAATTTGATGGTGTTCATGGTACTCCAATCATTTATGGTCAAACTCGTTTTGAATATGCCTTTATTGCAGAACAACACAAAGGTATGGTCGATTATGATTATGACCATGTTTCTGTTGCCGTAATCGATATTGAGGTAGGTTCAGAGAATGGATTTCCTGACCCATATAAAGCAGAAGAACCCATTACAGCCATTTGTGTTAAGTTTCTAAATCAATCACCATTTGTATTTGCTTGTGGTGAATATGAAACACAAGGTAATGAAGTGTATATTCGTTGTAAAGATGAATATTCACTCTGTAAACAATTCATGCATTTCTGGAAAGACAAATATCCGGATGTCGTTACTGGTTGGAATACTAAGTTCTTTGATATACCATATCTTGTCAATCGTTTCAGAAAAATTCTTGGTGAAGATGAAGCTAAGAAATTATCTCCTTGGAATTATATTACAGAACGCAAAGCAAGAGTAAATAACCGTGAACTAATTGAATACAGTTTAGTTGGTATCTCATCACTTGATTATATTGAACTTTACAGATGGTATGCTCCTGGCGGTAAGTCACAAGAATCATATCGTTTAGATGCCATTGCTCAAGTTGAATTGGGTGAAGGTAAAATCTCCTATGATGAGTATGATAATTTACATTCATTATATCGTTTGAACTTCCAAAAGTTTATTGAGTATAACATTAAAGACGTTGAGTTGATTGTTAAATTGGAAGATAAGTTGAAGTTGCTTGAATTGGCAGTAACTTTGGCATATGATACCAAATCAAACTTTGATGATGTATTTGCTCAAACCCGTATGTGGGATGCTCTGACTAATGCTTATTTGTTGGAGAAGAATATCATTGTACCACCTCGTATCGTTAAAGAAAAAGATGGTATGTTTGAAGGTGCATATGTTAAAGAAGTTCAGGTTGGTGCTCATGCTTGGGTTGCCTCATTTGACTTGAACTCTTTGTATCCACATTTGATGATGCAATATAATATCAGTCCAGAAACTCTCATTGAGCCGGCAGACTATACAGATGAAATGCGTGAGGTGCTTTCACAGGGTGTTTCTGTTGAGAAGATGTTAAACAAACAAATTGATACTTCAAATCTCAAAGATGTAACTATCACTCCTAATGGCCAATTCTTCCGTACGGACATCCAAGGTTTCTTACCTGGAATGATGGAAGAAATGTATAATGATAGAAGTAAGTTTAAAAAATTAATGCTTAAAGCAAAACAGGAATATGAAAATGAAAAAGACCCAAGTAAACTCTATGAAATCGAAAAACGAATTGCCAAATACAACAACATCCAGTTGGCGAAAAAAGTTTCTCTCAATTCTGCATACGGCGCTCTTGGTTCTCAGTATTTTCGTTTCTATGATTTGCGTATGGCTCTTGGCGTTACCACTGCGGGACAATTAAGCATTCGTTGGATTGAAGCCAAGATTAATGCTTGGATGAATAAAATTTTGGAGACCAAAGATGTTGACTATGTTATTGCTTCTGATACTGATTCAATTTACCTACGAATGAGAGAATTGGTTGATAAATTTATTAAGGATAAGTCCGATAAACAAAAAGTAATCTCTCTCATGGATAAAGTTTGTGAAGATAAGATACAACCTTATATCGATAAGTCTTATGATGAGTTGGCTGAATATGTTCACGCATATGGCCAGAAAATGCAGATGAAACGAGAAGGTCTATCTGATAAAGGTATTTGGACTGCCAAGAAGCGTTATATTCTGAATGTGTATAACAATGAAGGTGTTCAATATAATGAACCACAGATGAAGGTGATGGGTTTGGAGATGATTAAGTCATCAACACCTGCCGTTATCCGTGAGAAGATGAAACAAGCAATCACTATCATCATGAATGGTACTGAAGAAGATATTCATGAATTCATTAAAGAAGCCAAAAAAGATTTCATGGGATTACCACCGGAAGAAATCTCCTCACCCCGTGGTTGTAACGGCTTGTCTAAATATTCGGACGCTTTATCAATGTATAAGTCTGGTACACCAATGCATGTCAAAGGTGCCATCTTATATAATCACTATCTTAAAGAGAAAAAACTTACTAAAAAGTATCCACTCATACAAGAAGGCGAGAAACTAAAATATAGTTATCTCAAGATGCCTAATCCATTCAAAGATACCGTCATTTCATTCCCTGGTCGTTTACCTGTAGAATTTGGACTCAATGAATATATTGATTATGATGTTCAATTTGAAAAGGCCTTTGTTGAACCAATCAAAGTTATTCTAGATTGTATGAAGTGGTCAACTGAAAAAGTAAGTAGTTTGGAGGATTTCTTCTCATGATTTACTTTACATTCGCAGCAGCATTTCTATTATCTGTTATTGCTGGTTATTATTCAGTAATAGGTCTTGCTGCTATTTTTATGGGTGCATTTTGGCCAGTTATTATTATGGGTGGTTCCCTTGAATTTGCTAAGTTGGTTACCGCATCTTGGTTATATCGAAACTGGAAAAATGCACCTTTTTTATTACGGACATATTTGGTTATTGCCGTAATGTTGCTCATGCTCATTACTTCAATGGGTATTTTTGGTTTCTTGGCCAAAGCACATATAGATTCTACATTAGATGCTGGTGCAAATTCGGTAGAACTTAAAACTTTGAATCAGCAACAAAAAATTGCTGATGAAAGATTGAACTACTTATTAGCAAGAGCCAAAGACCCATCAACGGCAAGTAATCAATTGGATAGACAGATTCAGAATACTCAAAAAGAACTTACCGAAATTAATAAGAAACGATTGCCACTTCTCCGTGAAGAAAACAAACTTGTGGCAGATATTGGACCAATCAAGTATGTGGCAGATATGTTCTTTAATGGTGATGGTGCCGTAGATAAGGCAGTCAGACTGGTAATCTTTATCATTATGCTTGTGTTTGACCCATTAGCTGTGTTATTATTAATAGCAGCGAATATCTCAATGAAGAAACCTGAAAGAGTGGAAAAGACTTGGGATGATTTCTTTAATAATGCACCAATACCAGAAGATTCTATTGAGATTGAAAAAGAGAATATTGCTGAGATTGAACCTGTTGCAGAAGAACTAAAAAAGAAACGTGGATTTCCCAATCGGAAATCTAAGATAGATAGTATGTATGTAGATGATGCTGAGTTGGCATTTCGTAAAAAGGAAAATGAATGAGTATACTTGACAAAATTAAAAAGAATAGTAGCATTAAAGAGTCTGCTATTCTAGCAAAATCTAAATTCTTCACACAGAAGGATATGATTCCTACTTCCGTGCCTATTATTAATGTGGCATTATCAGGTCGCCTTGATGGTGGTTTAACACCAGGTCTTACAATGTGGGCAGGTCCATCCAAACATTTTAAGACAGCATTTTCATTATTGATGGCCAAATCTTACTTGGACAAATATCCTGATGCTGCGCTTCTTTTTTATGATTCTGAATTCGGTACGCCACAATCTTATTTTGATTCTTTTGGTATTGATACTAATAGAGTATTACATACGCCACTCACCGACATAGAACAATTAAAAATTGACTTGATGCAACAGTTAAATCAAGTTGAACGAGGTGAACATTTGATTGTTGTTGTTGATTCAATTGGTAACTTGGCATCCATTAAAGAAGTTAATGATGCACTTGATGGTAAAACTGTCGGTGATATGTCAAGAGCAAAAGCCGTTAAGTCTTTGTTTAGAATGGTTACACCACACTTATCACTTAAAGATATTCCGATGGTTGTTGTTAATCATACTTACATGGAAATTGGAATGTTCCCTAAAGCAATTGTTGGTGGTGGTACAGGTTCTTACTATTCTGCTGATAACATTTTTGTGTTGGGTCGCCAACAAGAAAAAGAAGGTACTGAAGTTGTGGGTTATAATTTTATTATTAATGTGGAGAAATCACGATATGTTAAAGAAAAATCTAAGATTCCTGTTTCCGTTTCTTTTGATGGAGGCATTTCTCGTTGGTCTGGTTTACTTGACATTGCACTCGATTCAGGATTGGTTATTAAACCATCTAACGGTTGGTATTCACGGGTTGATGTAACAACTGGTGAAGTAGAAGATAAGAAATACCGTTTGAAAGAAACCGACACAAAAGATTTTTGGATGCCACTTATTACTAGTGAGAAGTTCCAAAGTTATGTTAAAGACAAATATCAAATTGCTTCGGGTGCCATCATGCAAGGTGGTGAAGAAGAATTGTTTGATGAAGTTATTACTATGAATGGAACAGAAGAATGATAGAAGGTATTGACTATTGCTTCATCTATCCAAAAGAAGATGAAGCTGCGGTTCATATAAAATTACTTGATGGTCCTTACAAAGATACCACATACAAATATGGTAGAGTTAGTTTTGAGGAAAAAGATGAGCAGGTCTATTTACAATTCAAGTTTGATGTGATAGAATCCACCATCAAGACAAAAACATTGGAGAAAGACCTTGATTTTAAAAATTACATTGGTGACTTGCTTGTTGAAATCATGTCATCTAACATTGAGCAGGAAATAATTGATGAAACTGGAACAATCGATTCTGAAGAATCTGGTCTATAATGAGGACTACCTAAGAAAAGTTTTACCATTCTTAAAATCTGATTATTTCTCCGACAGAACGGAGAGAACACTCTACAATGAAATCACCTCGTTTACTGAAACTTACAATACTCCGCCTACGATTGAAGCACTCTCAATTGCCGTCAAAGAGAGGAACAATCTTTCGGATGATGAAGTTAAGAACTGCGAAACTTATCTCGAAGAAATTGAGGCTCATAGCAAAGAGCAAACCGAGATACAATGGCTTGTTGACAAGACAGAAAAGTTTTGCCAAGAGAAGGCGATATACAATGCCGTATTGGGGGCAATTTCAATTCTCGATGGTAAGGACAAAGATAAAGACAAAGGTGCAATTCCCTCTATATTATCGGACGCCTTGGCCGTTTCATTTGATACAACAGTAGGACACGATTACTTACAGGACTCTGATGCTCGATTTGATTTCTATCATAGAAAAGAGGAACGAATTCCTTTCGACTTGGAATTCTTCAACAAGATTACAAAGGGTGGTTTGCCAAGTAAAACTCTCAATATTGCTCTTGCGGGGACTGGTGTTGGTAAATCTCTTTTTATGTGTCATGTGGCAGCAGGCGCAATGGTCCAAGGCAAAAATGCTTTGTACATCACGATGGAAATGGCTGAAGAAAAGATTGCAGAACGTATTGATGCGAATCTTTTGAATGTTACTTTAGATGACCTTATTGATTTACCAAAAGAAATGTATGACAAAAAGGTTGCTAGGGTTCGTGAGAAGTGTACCGGTAAACTTATTATTAAAGAATACCCAACCGCTTCGGCATCCGCAACTCATTTTAGGACTCTATTAAATGAACTTAATCTCAAGAAGTCTTTTATACCTGACATTATCTTTATTGATTACCTTAATATCTGTTGTTCTTCTCGTATCAAGGCTGGTGCGAATATCAACTCTTACACTTACGTTAAGTCAATCGCAGAAGAACTTAGGGGTCTTGCGGTTGAATATAATGTTCCTATTGTATCTGCTACTCAAACTACCAGAAGCGGATTCACATCGTCTGATCCAGGACTGGAGGATACGAGTGAGTCATTCGGGTTGCCTGCAACCGCCGATTTAATGTTTGCTTTGATTACTTCTGATGAATTAGAAGAACTTGGCCAGATTATGGTTAAACAATTAAAGAATCGTTATAATGATCCCGGTTATTATAAACGATTTACTATTGGTGTTGACCGTGCAAAGATGAAATTATTTGATATCGAACAATCAGCACAACAAGGTATTGCTGATGCTGGTAATCAAGTTGGTGCTCATAACAAAATTAAACATGATAAGAAATCGTTCGAAGGTTTTAAGGTATAATGGAAACTCAAAGTAGAACTTTGGTTAAAACTATAATATTTCGATTGTGGGAATTAATATCAACTTATGTACTACTAAAATTTTTAGGTATAGAAACATCTGAAGCTATTAGTTCTGCTATTATTATGAATGTTGTGTGGACAGTAGGATATTATTTTTATGAAAGAATTTGGAACGTGATTAAATGGGGTAAAGTATGATGTTGGCTAGGGACCAAGCACTACATTGTGCTAAAGTATTTAATGATTACTTCAGTAATATTGGAAGTACCGAAGAATACATGCGTGATGAGAAGTTAAAGAATCTCAGCAATATGCCTTCTTCTTTATTTCCAATTGAAGATGATTTGTTTTCAGATTTCTCTATGCATCCCAATGATATGGATATTGAAGTCTGTGAAATTGATAGTACAACTTGGGAATCATTACTTTCGATTACCAGTTCACACATCAACAAAGCACCAGTTGGTAAGAATATACAATTGGCAGTTAAAGAGAGGAACTCAGGAAAGATTGTAGGATTCATTCGGTTGGGTTCACCAGTAATCTATATGAAACCTAGAAATGAACTCTTAGGACAGGTCTGGATCCAACAGGAAGATACTGCCAAACGATTCAATACAGCCTGTGTTATGGGGTTTGTAATTGTACCAGCACAACCTTTTGGATATAATTACTTGGGTGGCAAACTTCTATCTGCAATTTGTACCAGTCATACCGTTAGGGAAATTTGTAATAAAAAGTATGGTATGAATATATGTCTATTTGAAACTACCAGTTTATATGGTTCCACAAAATCAGTATCTCAATATGATGGCATGAAACCTTACATTCGATTTAGGGGTTTAACTGAATCCGACATTGTACCAATGATGCACGGAGATAGATATCATAACTTGAAAAACTATGTTGAGAATATTACTGGAGATTTGTTGGCGGGTGATACATCAACCACCAGTAGAAAATTAAGAACCTTCACCAAGATTATTGCCTTGACTAAGGCAGCACTCAAAGGAACACCAGAAGGTGATGCTTTCAATATAACGATTGAGAACGCCAAAAAGTTGACAGAAAAGAAAAGATATTATACATCCGATTTTGGGTATAATAACTCGGTTGATTATATGAACTGTAAAACCGATGTGTTGGTTCCTGGTGAGAATTATGAGAAACATGAATTGAAGAACATTATTTCTTGGTGGAAACAAAAAGCATCGAATCGTTATGATACATTAAAATCTGAAGGTCGATTGAGAACAGAACTCGAAATCTGGACTTCAGGTAAAGACATTCAAATCATTAGATAAATATTTTCTTTTTAGGTAAAAATGGCAGACCAAACATCAAAACAAGAATCGGCTCAAGCATTATTTTGTGCTATGGCTGATTATCTTGGTGCCACTAAAGTATCTGAGATATTTGATTTAAAGAAATATCCAGATTATAAATCTTTTAAAGATTATTGGAACAAAACTTATCCGACAACAAAAATAGAAACCTCCTTTAAATCTCATGTTAATGCTGATACAGACTTAAAAACTATTGAGGACTTTTTAATTAAAGATGTTTCGTGGTATCAATCTTCCTTATTAATTGCAAAGAAACTAATAATAGACATTGACGACATTTCTCAGAAATTCTCTTCCATCAAAAGACCTTCTTGGTCATCCATTTTTTATGTTCGTGGTGATAAAGAAATTATGAAAAATATAGAGATACTATTTGATGAAGCTAATAATATACAAAAAAACATCCAAAGTAAAGGCGCCAAAACTAAAGTAAATTTTGGAGATATTAACAAATGGTCTCCGGCTGATATATATTTGGCTTCACCCAAAGCAAAAAAACAGATTTCCGATATGGTAAAAAATAAAACAGGATTGACTTTCTCAAAATTAAATCTTTTTATTTTTGAAATGATAAAATCAGGAGAATTACTTCCACTATCCCTAAAAAAACAAACAAAAGAAGTTAAAATACAAAAAGTAAATTTTAGTAGACCTGAAGAATTGAAAAAAATTAAAGCTTTAAAATTTTATGGATTGAGTGATTGGAAACCCAGGTCGAAACAATTAAATTCACCAAAACCTTCAGCTAGAGATTTAAAAGTTTATATATCACAAGATAAAAAAGATTATATTCAATTTGAACATGGAGCTACTGCTGGTGCATTTAAAATTATTTATTTTTCTGATGAGATGGATGCTCGAGGTGGAGCCCTTTCTTCTCCCAAAACTTTTATCGATTTAACTTTTTTGGTTGATAAAAGAAAAACTCTTAGTAGTTGGTTACAAAAATATAATACAGCAAATAAAAAATTTAAAGAAGAAGATAAAAAGTTACTTAATGGTAAACCAAAACCATCTAAAGATACTCCTGCAGGAAAAGAATATAGAAAAAAACGTGGAGACCTTAGTGGTACAGCGGTAACTGATGTCGTTATTCCCGATATCATGAAATATTTTAGTAATGAAGAATTGGCCACTAAAACTATACAATTATTGTATCAATATATAACATCAAGACTTGACAATTCAGCTGCATTTGTTATAGCAAAATAAGGATATATTATGTCACTAATAGACTTTGATAAACTATCACAAGAATTTAATATTGATGATAATGACTTTGGGTTTTCTGCCGTTTCAGAAGAAGAATATAATTCAGTAATTAATAAAACAGCAGAAACGGCTGATGATTATAAAACTAGATTGAATGAATTGGAGAAGATGATTATTCCTTTCCTCACCAAATTACATTCGACTGGAGATAAAGAATATATATATTGGCCAAATCGTAAACCATCAATCGAAAAGCAAATAGAGAAAATATTGAAACTAACAAGAGGTTAATTATGGATTTTTATAATGATGTGAGAAGTAAACTTGGACATAGAATAAGTGGATTTGATTATATCTTCCAGTATTTTGTTGATGTTGATAAACCCCTAATCGTAGAAACCGGTTGTGCCAGACAAATGGACAACTATGAAGGTGATGGTCAAAGTAGTTTACTCTTTGACAAGTTTATCAAACAATATGGTGGTGAATTCCATACAGTAGACATTTCGAAAGAAAGTACTGACTATTGTAAAAGTAGAATGACATCAAGCAATAGTGTTGTATATACAAACGACAGCATTACTCAATTAAAAACCCTCAATCATAGATTTCAACAAGAAGATAGAAAAATTGATTTTCTTTATTTGGATTCTTTTGATGCTCCCCGTGATAAACCAGATGTAGTTTATCAAAGTGCTTTACATCACCTCTACGAATTACTCACAATTGCCCCATCAATTAAAGAAGGTGCCTTAATTGGCGTTGATGATAATTGGATTGAACAAAGAGATGGCCAGAATATTTTAGCAGGTAAAGGCCAATTCGTTTATGACTATATGCAGAAAAGTGGCCGACCTCTTGTTCATGACGGCTATCAATTATTTTGGAAATGGTAATGAGTGCAACAGTAATTATTCCAACAACAGGTTCACCTGATTTGTTAACGGCAGTAAGAAGTGTATTGAATCAAACTTATCCAACAGATTGTTATATTGTTATTGACGGCAAAGATAATGTAGTCAAAACAATAGAACTTCTAGGAGATTTGGTAGAAAATGATAAACTTCATACTGCAATTCTTCCTATCAATGTTGGTGCTAATGGTTTTTATGGGCATCGTGTCTATGCGGCATTCACTCATCTTGTTAATACTGATTATGTTTTATATCTTGACCAAGATAATTGGTTAAAACCTAATCATGTGGAATCTTGTATTAAAACAATACAAGAAAATAATTTAAGTTGGTGTTATTCTCTCCGTGATATCTATGAAGATAATACCTTTATCTGTCATGACGATTGTGAATCGTTAGGTAAGTGGCAAACTTATCATGGTATTAATCATGTGGATACAAATAGTTATTGCCTTAAAACAGAAATTGCGATAAAATTAGCATCAGCGTGGCATGGTGGATGGGGACAAGACAGAGTGTTTTTACAGACCGTATCACAATACTTCCAAAAGTTCGATTGCACAAATGAATATACAGTAAACTATCGAGTTGCTGGTAATGCAGGTTCAGTTACTAAAGAATTCTTTCTTAATGGTAACAGTATAATGAATAACAAATATAATGGAGATTTCCCATGGCGCAAAAAGACCTCATCATCGGTGCCTTCACCAACTATAACTATAACCAACTCAAACCTTGGGTAGAATCAATTGATGAGTGTGGTTTTACTGGTGACAAAGTTATGGTCGTTGGTAATGCAGCACCAGAAACAATCGGTGAATTAATCAAACGTGATTTTATCATCGTGCCTATGCCACAGGCAAACATTCCAGTTCATGTATTACGATTCTTAGCTATCTATGAGTTCCTTAGAACCAATTGGAAGAATTATCGATATGTAATTACAACAGATGTTAAAGATGTTTACTTTCAAACTAATCCTTCAGAATGGCTGAAAGACCATATTGGATTACACTATAAGTTAGTTGCTGGTTCAGAAGGCATGAAATATAAAGATGAACCATGGGGTAATGAGAACCTGATGCAAACTTATGGACCATATGTTTATGACCATTTCAAAGATAACGAAATCTACAATGTAGGAACAATCGGTGGTGCATCAGAATATGTTAAAGATATGGTTTTCAACATCTTTACAAACGCAACCAACCGACCAATTCCTATTGTTGACCAAGCAGTATATAATGTATTGATTCAAACACAACCATTTAAAAATGTAATTAAATTTGCACAACAAAAAGATGGTTGGGCTTGTCAAGCAGGTACAACAGTAGACCCATCCAAGATTGAACGGTTTAGGCCATTCTTAACCGAAGCAGAACCTACATTCAAAGATGGTATTGTATATACCTCGTTAGGTGAACCTTTCTGTCTTGTTCACCAATATGATAGAGTTCCTGAGTGGCGTAGTTATATCATGAATAAGTATAATCAGGAAGACCCAAATAATTATTTCGTTTATAGGACTTAAAATGAATTTTGAACAAGAATATCAAGATGCTTGTAATCGTTCAACCGATATCAATGAACATCTCCCCACACTTTCAGATTTAACTTCTGAGTGTAAACATGTTACCGAACTTGGAGTAGGTTGGGCTCAAAGTACTAGAGCTTTCCTCCGTCACGATATAGAAATGCATAGTTATGAATATATGCCTCAACCTGGAATTAAAGAGTTTTTTCAAGAAGCTAAAGATTCTGGTCGTAATGTAACTCTACATATTGCGGATACTCGTAAGGTAGAAATTGAACTCACAGATTTATTGTTTGTGGATAGTTTACATATCTATGAACAAGTACAAAAGGAGTTGGAACTTCATGCAGATAAAGCTAAAAAATATATCGCATTTCACGATACCACATCATTTGAAAATAATGGCGAATTTGGCGGCCGTGGGATTTGGCCAGCAATTCAAGAATTTATGGATTCGCATCCGGAATGGCAGATGAAACATCGATATACCAACAACAATGGTCTAACGGTGTTGCATCGTGTCTAATATATCTTTCTTCCATCTTGCTTCAGTTTACCCTAAAGCAACCATAGAAATAATTAAGAATGCAAGAATACATCATACTAATGATTATTATTTTTTAGGTGTTGATAATACTATTAGTTATCAGGATATTGCTGATGAATATAAAACAGATTACAAATATTATCATACCAAAGTTGGTGGACCAAAAGGTGATTATGGTTATCGTTTAGAAGGTACTTTGGAATTTCTTGCTAGGTTTAAAACGGCTTGCCTTTTGTCTAGGTCATCACATATAATTATGATGGAAGATGACGTGTTGATTGTTAAACCTATCACAGTTGATCCGGATTGGGAACATGCGTGTGCTGATACTAAAGTTGGCAACATCATTCCCGAATCAGTAATTACAATGATTGAAGAACATTCAGGTAAACGACCTACACTCACACAGTATGGTGCAGGTGGAGGTTCAATATTTAAAGTATCAACATTCTTAGAACATTATGATAGTAACATCGAATGGTTCAAGAAATACTTTGATATGATTCAAATGGTTTATCCAACAATCGGATATATTGATTGCTTTATGAATGTGTATTATTGGTTAGCAGGTAAAGATTATTCAGTTAATACACACCGTGCAGATACACATAATCACAAACCAGGATTTGATTATGAATCATTTATAAGTAATCAACCACCCGAAATTGAAATAATTAATAATTATAAAAAGTATTATTACGAATGACACTACTTGAACTTTATGAACAGAATCGTGCCAAATATTTGGACACCGATAAAGAATATCCAACACACCATTATATTAGTAAATTTTATAATGAAAAGTTTGATAAGTTTAAAGATAAAAATTTAAACATATTGGAAATTGGTGTTGGTTCTGGTGGAAGCTTGTTGCTGTGGAATGATTTCTTTTCGTATGCTTTAATCTATGCTTTAGATATTGGCTCAAGTTTTGACCGTAGATTTGAACAATGTAAAGAGAATGTTAAGGATATGAAAAAGATATTCTTAACTGAATCGGATGCTTACCAGCAAAAAGTTGCCGACAGTTTACCAAAATTTGATATTATCATTGATGATGGCCCACATACTTTTGATAGTCATATTAAATTCTTAGAATTGTATCTACCAAAATTGAATTCTGGTGGTATCTTAGTAATTGAAGATATTGATGACATCAATTGGACCGAAGAATACAAAAAATATGCTGGCGATTATAAACATTATATTGTTGACACCGACCGCAATTTAGAGTATAATAACCTTTTATTTGTAATAGAAAAATTATGAACGATATTACTATTGTAACAGCCTTCTTTGACATTGGTCGTGGAGAATGGAGTCCAGACAAAGGATTGCCACATTACTTACAAAGAACAAACGACACCTACTTAGAAAGATTTGGCCACATGGCTAAACTTGAAAATGATATGGTTGTCTACACATCTAAAGAATTTGTGGATGATATTAAGTCATTAAGACAAAATAGACCAACACAAATTTTCACGCTTGATTTTCCAAATAGTTTTGAAAAGCTTAGGAAAGAAGTTCAAAAGGTCCAAAAGGATCCTCAGTATCAAGCCAAAATCAATCCCATGCAAGTAAAAAATCCAGAATACTGGAATGCTGACTATGTTGTTGTTAATGCTCTAAAATCTTCCTTTGTCAAAAAAGCAATTCAATCCAATACAATCGATACAGATTTGGTTGCTTGGTTAGACTTTGGTTATTGTCGTGATGAATCCACACTCAATGGCGTAAATTTCTGGCAGTATCCTTTTAATAAAGAAAAGATTCATTTATTTAATATTAAAGATTGGGTTGAAGGTACATTCATTGAAGAAGTAATTGTAAACAATGATGTTCATATTACTGGTCCATGTATTGTCGCAGACAAAAAGATGTGGCCTGTTCTAGAAGCCTTAGTTTATCATTCCATTGAAGAATTACTTAAAAGTAAATTAATTGATGATGACCAAACATTATTGCTGATGTCTTATCTACAAAAACCGGAGTTATTTGAATTACATCGAGTTAATGACCAAGATTGGTTTGTTGCATTTAGGAGTTTTAATGAAAATCAAGATTGATTGTACTGCAAACTTAGGTGACTTTTGTAATGCCTTACCAGTAATCTCAGGTATTTCAAAATCTGTTGGACATAAAATTCATCTAATCATTAGACCAGAAATGCGTAAATTTAATGGCATCAAAGAGTTTTTACAACATCAGAAGATGATTAAAGATGTGGACTTCTCAGATGACCTGCTTGTGTTTGGTGATATAATGACTTTGAGTTCTTGGACTCGTATGCAACAAGAAGATGCGGATAGACCGGTTGAAACTTGTCGTTATGAAAATTGGGTTCGTGATAATTATCAATTAGACTTTAGAGTTGATGATGACTTTGAAGTTCAAGTCGAACCGACACCCGTAGAAGATGTAACAGATAAAACAATTATTGGTGACAGATGGTCAGCTCAACAAGACCCAGCAGTTGATACAAGAAGAAATACTAATGTGGTTGAACATGGTGTAAATCCTGACCCAACAAAAGTATTCTATCTTGATTATACAAAACCAATCATGTATAATCTTAATCTTATTAAAAACAATCCTAATCCTTTTGTTACTACATTCACAGGCATTGGTATCATTGCTGACTTAATGAACAAAGAAACTATTGTTTGTTGGGATGAAGATATGAGAACATGGGATGGTCATCCAGTAGGATTTGATTTTAAAAGACATTATTATGCAGACAGATATTCTAAATTAGTTTATGTTAAAGATTTAGTTCTATGATACTCAATGTCAAAAAAGGTGTCTTTGGTGATTGCATTCGTAATGGTGATTTGGTTGCTGTTGCGAATGTAGTTGAATATCTCAGACAAGAAACTCCAGATTTAAAATTCTACATTTATCCTGATGCAATGGCTCAGGCAGAATATAATAGACAATTTTATTCTTGGATGTTACAAAATACTAATTACTTCTCCATTTCACCAGGTGAAATTGACTTAAATTGGTCAAGAATTAATCTTTGGGACTTTAGAGATATATCTGGAGATTTGGTTAAGATTCATAACCCATTAATACAAGAAAAGAAGATTGTTATTTGTCCTCTTTTCGATGCACCATATAATACTTACCGAAACTGGCCAAGACCTATTTTTGAAGATTTATTGGATTATTATGATAAGTCGTTATTTGATGGTTACCAAAAAGTGATTCTTTCACCTAAACCAGAATACTTTAGAGAAGGATGGACACAAAGTATTGATTTTCTAAACAATTTACACCACATTATGACTGCCGAAGTCTTTGTTGGTGGTGATACTGGAACCAGTCATTTCGCTTGGGCACTTGACAAATCACCTAAAACTATGATATACTTGAACTCCAGTAGAGGTTTGTTACATACTTTGCCGTTTTATTTATTGTACGGCAAAGGTACCACTAAAACCTATTGGTTGGATTTCGAAGGATCCAATTTTCAGTAGACTATGTATCGAACCCAATCTTTCTAGGTAATGGACCAGAAAGAATGGATGTTGTATAAATAACCAAACCAAGGCAACCATAGTGTGTTGCAAGTCAGAAGGAAAACAATGAAATCGTTTATTAGCTTTTTAAAAGAAGAAACTGAGTCTAGCTCAGAACTTAAGCATATTCATCATGCTGAAGATAGACCATTAATGCATGGTCACTCAGGTTTTGAACACGCACATGCCGCATTGTTGAAAGCCCACGAACATATGGTTGGTGGTCATAAGAACACCAATCTTACAATGAAATATGATGGTTCTCCATCAATCGTGTTTGGCCATCATCCTAAGAATGGTAAGTTCTTTGTAGCAACTAAATCTGCCTTCAATAAGAATCCAAAGATTAACCACACGGAAGCAGACATCGATAAAAATCATGGCCATGCTCCTGGTTTAGCACACACACTCAAACACGCTTTAAAACACCTTCCAAAAGTAACACCAAAACATGGTGTATTCCAAGGTGACCTGATGCACCATGCTGACACAAAGACTTTACATGAAAGTTACATTGTAGAAGCGAAGGGTGATGTTTCCTTTACTCCAAATACAATTACCTATACTGCAAAAGGTAAAGAAGCAGAAAAGATTAAGAAGTCTAAAGTTGGTGTTGTGGTTCATCACCAATATAGTGATGATATGAAACACGCTTCACCTCATGTAGATACAAGTAAGTTCAAAGAACATCCAGATGTCCATATTCATGGTGCAGAACACGACACCAGCAAAGTAAAACATTCTCCTGAGAATGAGAAGTCTTTCCAGAAACATATGTCAGCCGCTAAAGAAATACATGATACACATGGTCATAAAATGTATGATTCTGTTCATCCAAAACATAGTGGAGAAGCGGGCCACCTGTCAACATACATAAACAAAACAGTAAGACATGATGAAGTGCCAAGTGTTAAAGGTTTCAAAGAACACCTACATGATGTACATGCCAAGTTAGCATCTAAAGTTTCAACTGAAAAATCCAAGTCTGAGAAAACTGGCGAAGGCAAGAAACAGATTGCTCATGTTGAAAAAAATAAAGAACATTATGGTAATTTATTCTCGATGCATCATCATTTACACCAAGCTAAAAATGCTTTGGTTAAATCATTAGAAACACATGAAGGTCACTACCAACATCACATTGCTGGTAAGAAGTCTAAACCTGAGGGTTTTGTAGTCCATCATGATAATCAACCAACAAAATTGGTTAACCGTGCTGAATTTGCTAAACAAAATTTATTAAAGGTTAGAAAATGAAATCGTTTCGTGCTTATATTGTTGAAGGTCGTGGTACATTAACTGCATCTGGTGAAACCGGTGAGGACCATAAAAAGCGATATATTGATCCACATGTTGGATCAGATAAACCGACTCACGTTTTGGCCAAAGAACATGATGACCTTCCAAAAGGTTCTGCTATTAAGATTCATAAAACTGAACATATTAATGGTAAAATCCATGTTCATGCTGAAGATGAAACAGGTAATCATCATGTTATTCCTATTTCCAAATTACATAAACCCGGTGATGAACCTAAGAATAAAGGACATGAATATGAGTCCAAGTTCGTTGATAGGTTGAAGAAACATGGAATTATGCCTCACCACCTTTCTGGTGCCGGTTCAACAGGTGGTACAGACTTTTCTGTTGAGAATAAGAAAAAAGGTAAGTTTCATGCTGGTACTGTTTCTGGCCATCTACTTAACGGTGAAACAAAGAATGGTACAACGGCTGCAATGGGCCAGTTAACTATTCATCACAATAAAGAAAAAGGTTGGCACATCAAAGATTCACAAAGAGCGAAACGTCCAGAATATGCTAAACATATTGAGAAGTCTGGAATTCTTAAACATATGAATAAACATCATCCTGATCCAGAAAAAGAACCAGCTACAGAATCGGGTCGTGCTAAAACCATCGAAATTAAACATCCAAATTTACATCCAGCTGAAGGTTATTTGAAAGACCATCATGTTCATGTTTTACAGGTTGGTGGCCATGGTACATACAAGGTTGGAGAAAAAGATGAAACTGGTCACGGATTGCCTTCAATTTCTGGCAAAGGAAAGTGGAGAATCCGTGAAAAACAAAAAGGTAATAAAAACGCAAGAACAGTAGCTTTTCATCCGGATGGTGTCAAAGGTTTAAATAAAAGTCACGTTGATTTGGATAAAGATGAACATTTAGATGCATTTAAGAAAACATTGGGCCACAAATAAAATATGAAAAGTTTTTTAGATATACTTGAAGAAGAAAAAAGTGGTGATAAACACCATGTGATGGCATTTGGCCGCATGAATCCTCCGACTACCGGTCACCTAAAGGTAATCGATAAGGTTAAAGAAGTTGCAAAAAAGAATAATGCGGAACATTCTGTTGTAACTTCTCATTCACAAGATTCAAAAAAGAATCCGTTAAGTGCCACACAGAAACTCAAACATCTACATCGTTATTCTCCAGACACACATTTTGTAGCATCTTCAAAAGAACATCCAACATTTTTACACCATGCAGCAGAATTACATAAAAAAGGTGTAACTCATCTTCACATGGTTGCTGGTTCTGACCGTGTCGCTGAATATAAAAAGAAATTGAATCAATATAACGGTACACATGAAGGTGCATTGTACAATTTCAAAAAGATTACTGTTCACTCCGCTGGTCATAGAGATCCTGATTCAGAGGGTTCTGAAGGTATGTCCGGTACCAAGATGAGGGAACACGCAAAGAATAAAGATATTCATTCTTTCAAAAAAGGTGTTCCATCTCATGTTTCACACGAACATGTAAAAGAATTGATGCATGATACTCGCAAGGGTATGGGTTTACATGAAGATACTAACCGTGGTATGTTCAAAGCAATCTTTGTAACGGGTGGTCCTGGTTCAGGTAAAGACATTATTATCCGTGAAGCTATTGCTGAAAGTCGTATTACAGAATTAAACTTCATTCAAGTGAGAGATTATTTGGGTGACAAACAGAAGTTGTCCGAACAATCCAAAGACTTCCGTAGAGAAGCCATTAGAACTCGTAATCCATTAATCATTAATGGTCCAGCCGATGATAATGAAAAGATTGCTCAGATTAAAGAAGAATTGGAAGAATTGGGTTATGAAACTCAAATGATTTTTGTTGACACTTCTGATGAGGCTTCAAAAGAAAGAAATTCATTATTGTCGAGAATGATGATGGAATCAGTCAGGCAAGACAAATGGGCCAAATCTCAGAGAAATACTAAATATTTCACAGAAGCCTTCAATAACTTTGTTCCTTTTGATAATACCGGTGACATTGGTAATAAAGAACAAGATATCCATGAAGTATATGAATTGACTAGAGATTTCTTGGATTCAAGAGTGACAAATGAAACGGCTTTGGATTGGTTAGAAAGAAACCATAAGTCATATGTTAATTTTAAAATAGATACATTATTCAAGGAAAATAAAAATGTTCAAAGCACTAATCGATTTCTTAAAATCAAAATTCGAAGCGTCCCCACAAAAGGTCCAGCCGACATTAAACCAGACAACAGAACCGTCAACACAAGCCCAGCCGCTGACGACCTCCAAGGAAACACCTTCCCAAGAAAAAATCCCAACGGAACAACCTACATCGGTGGCCAAGCTGCCGGAGTTTACGCCGAAAGTGAAACCAAGAACATCAAAGTCAAAGTCTACTCCGAGCCAAAAGAAACCAAGTTCAGTAAAGACAAAGACAAAGAAAAAAGGTTAAAATTTGGTGATAAGTCACTAAGTGCCAATCGTATTGGAACTCCTACGGGATTAGGATCCGAATTTAGTACAAGAACTAATGGTACAGGTTTAACTGGTGGTGCAGGTTTAGGTAATCAAACTTATAGTGAAAGCCAAGAATATAGTAATTCTAGTCCGGCTAGTACAGCAATGCCTAGAGTAGTTTCACCAAATCCATTGAATGAGAAAAAACCATTTAATGGATTTAGAAAAATAATTAGAAAAGAAGCAATAGATGATCCGGGAGCCAATGATATGGGTGTCGGTGGAACTCTAGGTGGTGCAACCAATAAGGAACCATTGGTTACTCCTGCTGATAATAAGGTTCGAGTAGATAATCTTTTAAAAAAGAAAAAGAAATAAACGGAGAAAAAAATGTTTACAAAGAGCAAAATAAGCCAATCAATGATTGATGCTGTTAATAAAGTTTTAGAACACAACCAACCAGAACCTGAGCCGATTCCTAAGACTCCGGCAGAAGGTGGTAGAGTACCTTGGGTACCCAACACTACTACATTGACAGAATCTTCAGAGAAAGTAACCACACCTACAGGAATGAAAGTATATGGTTCTTCTTATGGTAACTCCGCTAAAGCTCGTAAAGACCAAACTAAGTCTGCTGTTGATACACTCAAAGGTCCAAAAGACAAAGAGATGAAAGAAGAACTCAAAGGTGACCAAGATAAGATTGATGCTAATCACAATGGTAAAATCGATGGCCAAGACTTTGATATTCTCCGTAAAAAGAAAAAAGTCAAAGAAGATATGCACTTTGCAAATAAACTTTTAGAAACAGTCCGTAAGTCTGATGTTCCTGCTTATCTCCGTAAAGCAAAAGGCGACACACCATTGACTGTTGCTGATGTTAAAGGTCCTAAGAAAGATTCAATCTCTGCTCCTGAGAACCTTGCAAAGAATCGCAATGAATGGAAAGAAGATACAGATTACAGCGAAGAACAACTTGACGAAATGTTAAATGAAGTTCTTGGTAAAGATGCTACTGCTGGTGATTGGATTCATGACTTTGTTCATTCAGACAATCCTAAGTTTGCTGGTAAATCTAAAGCAGAACGTAAGAAGATGGCTCTTGGTGCTTATTATGGTAAACAGAATGAAGCAACCAATTATGAGCCAAGCGATGCAGCAGTTACAACAGATACATTAGCTGGTCGTATGGCTGGTGGTAAAATGAATTCATTTAAGTCTTACAAATTAAGAGTTAAGCCTTTAGATAAAGAAGGTGAACCTAAACCAGGTGATGATACTCCTAAGACTATTCAACCACAAGATACTCCTGCAAGACGTTCACATGAAGTTAAAGAAGCGACTATTGCTGGTACTCCAGGTTGGAAAAAAATACCAAAAGAGGTTAAAGACAAATCTGGTGCAGTTCACACTCCAATGTCCCGTGCAAGAGATTTGGCTCGCTCTGCTTTCAAAAAAATCAAGAATGAAACAATGATGGGTAAAGCAGGTACTACATCTGAGAGCAAAAAGAAATGTTAAAAAAATTAAAAGCCGTTGTTAAGCAAAATCCAGAACCTGCAAGAGGTAAAGTGGGTACAAGTCCTATGGATCCTTGGGAAGCCAAATCAGGTATTGCTGAAGCTTCCGAAGAACAATTGTTACGTCAATATTTAAAGTCCCGTGGTATTAATCCAGAATTTGTTCCGGTAGACACCAAAATTTCACATTCAAAATCTGGCGAATATCTAAAATGGCGTAGAGACCATCAATTCCGTGAATCATTAACTACTCAGCATACTCCATTTGAAAAAAGACAACACCTTCTCAAAAAAGCAGTACATATGAATAAGGTTGCGAGCTCTGATGTTTCTTCTGGTGGTTTACATAAAGAAGAAATTGAAATCTTGGAAGCCGTTGATAAAGAAGATACTTTAACATTTGATATTCCTTTAATGATCCGTATGCTAGAATTGGCAAGAGAAGATGTCAAAGATGATATGGAATTACACCGTATTACTGAAAGATTAATTTCTATTCGTAATAAAGGTATTTTGACAATGGATGATTATGAGTTCATTGCTGGTATCAAAAAACTCAAAGAAGAAATTGAAGAACTCACTGAGAAAAAAGACCCATGTTGGAAGGGTTATCAGATGGTTGGTATGAAAGACAAAGGCGGTAAGAAAGTTCCTAATTGTGTACCAGAAGAAAAAGAATTGGAAGAAGGCCGCATGAAAGATATTGCGACTAATGCTGATGAAACTAAACGTCTTAACAAGATGACAACACTTCAGAAATTCCGTACTGATGCTGCTGCTCGTGAAAAGAAACACGCCGATATTGCTAAAAATTCTGATGGTATGACTTCTGCTATTGACCGCTTAGAGAAGCATATGAACAAAGAAGAAGTTGAACAGATTGATGAAATCTCAAATACAACACTATCTTCTTACAAAGATAAAGCAAGAACAAGTCTTAAAACTGCACAAACAAATCGTGATGCCGCTGAATCAGGTAAAGATATGTCAAAAGGTTTTGCAGACCTACACACAAAATCGAATGCCATTGCAAAAAAACGTGTTAAGGGACTAATGGGTTATATGCAACGCAAACAAGGCATGAAACCTACCAGTGAAAACTCTTTGGATCCACAAGCATCAACACAAGCAGCTACAGGTCCAGGTGAATGTGATGATTCAACAGAAATGCAAAAACAAAGATCCAAGTCTGCTCGTATGATTAAGAGCCTCTACAAAAGTAAGAATATGAAAGAGGAAACTTACGATTGGGAAAAAGACGATAAAGCACAGTTGTATGGTAAGAAACCAAAGATTAAAGAACCAGGTGATGCGTCCAATATGGACCAACAGAAACCCGATGCCCGTATCGTGATGTCTGGCGGTACAACATTAACTGGTGAAAAAAGAGATGAAGTCATGGTTGATCCATTGATGAAGAATGCCAAACCCGGAAGTCAGACGGTATTCGATAAGCCAAGTAAAAAATAAGATAAATAAGTAACATAACCCGAGGTTAAAAGGAGAAAAAGATGCCATCATGGGGAAATAAAGACGCAGCCGCAAATGCACCATATTGGGCTGTTAATTCAACAATCGTTAATGCAACGAATGTAAAAGCTAACTATGCCGGACCAACTGCAGCTAACGTAGCACGTTTGTATGCAAATACTACTGCTGATGTTTATACTGTTGGTGAAACAATCGGTTTGTTTGCCGTTGATACACAAGAAGCCTCAGTAAGAGGAACAACTGGTTCTGGTTGGGTTTTAAAGACTACTGGTTCGGGTGGTCGTGCTGGCCGTGTTCAAGAAGAACTATTAGTTGCAATTTCTTCTTTCGTTAACGGTGACGGTGATGCACAAACTTATGCTAACGTTGCTATCACATTGGATGCATTAGGTTCTAAGTCTGTTGTTGCTGGTGGTGGAAACACTGCAATCTTCACAGAAACAGTAACCTTAACTGGTAATACATCTGCTGCCTTGGCTTACCAATGGCAAGTTAATAACGCTGGTACATGGGGTAACGTTGCTAATGGCACACCTGCCAATACAACATATGCTGGTGCAACAACATCTGCATTGACAATTACACCAACTTATACAGATGCTAATGGATACAAGTATCGTGTAATCGTAACTGCTGCTGACCAAGGCGTAACTGCAACATCAGCTAACGGTACATTGACTGTTACAATTTAATAGATGTTAAGTTTTAAGCAATTTTTCTCTGAGGAAAACGGGGGTTTAGATATCCCCGTTGTTTCTTTGGAAGAAAATGTCAAAGACAAAATTGACCTAATTAATGACCAGTTAGACCAAAGATTGAATGAATGTGTAGTAAACCCATATATTGGATGGGTTAATGCTTCAAAGACACTATCAGAACATGGTATCACTTTACCAAAAGTAATGATGAAAGATGTAATGGAAGGTGTTGAAGTTGTAGCTTTAAATGAAGATTATTATTTTTATTATGAATATGGTTTTGTAAATGAAGGTTATCAAACATTTGCATCGATTGTTAACGAAACTGATTTAGAGAAGCTACTAGAAGAAGAATAATATTATAATGTTTGATGATTTAAATGATGAAAATTTTATGATGTATGCAATGAAGTGCTATAATTCACCAAATTGTATTATGTCTGAGTTTGAAGGAGATATTAAGAGAACCAAATACCTAAAACGATTATTTCGTAGATACAAGGTTTCCAAATCTCTTAAAGAAAGATTGATATTAAATCATATCATTCTATTGAATAATGTTTTTGGGCCAGAAGTAACATCAAGAATATTATTTTATAGAATTGATGAACGAGATTATGATATATTAAAAACATTTTTATTATATTTAAATTTGATGCCAGATATGGTTTATGGTATCAACGGTAATAATATAAGAACCTCGGAGATTCCGGTGGATATGAATATAGCAGAGATATTAAGGAAAATATAATGAGTTATTTAGATACAGCTGGTTGCCATAGAGCATTTGAACACGGTTTAGATAAGATTGCAGAAACCGCTCCAACAGAAGGTTGTTTTGTTGAAGTTGGAATTTATACAGGTGGCAGCGCATCACATTTAACAAAAATAGCTGAGAGTAGAAACCAAAAGATTTTTTTATATGATACATTTAGTGGTTTGCCATACAAAGATGCATCTGATAGACATCACGTTGGCGAATTTAATTATTCCGATTATGATTTTATAAAAAATGCTTTACCTTATGCTGAAGTTATTAAAGGAATATTTCCTGAGAGTGCTGTTGAAATGCCTTCAGTAGCATTTGCTCACTTGGATGTGGATCAATACAAATCATATTATGATTGCATTACATATTTAAGACCAAAAATGGTACCTGGTGGAATTATGTTTTTTGATGATTATGAATTAGCTGGTGCCAAAAAGGCAATAGATGAATTAATCGGCGAAGAAAATTTAAAGTTTGTTACCTTTGATTGGGCACCAGACGTAAGAAAAGTTTACACGATATTTTAAAAATGTTATCATTTAAACAATACCTAGAAGAAAATTGCTGTTGTGTTACGGCTCTAGAAAAGGGCTTAAAGCAATTGGATAATCACAATTACGAATCAATTAATAAATTGATGATGAATATATCCAAAAAAGGTAATACTACTGGTAAAGATTTACATGATGATTTCGTATCTAAACACGGTAAAACTCCTGATGAGTGGATTAAAGAACAGATAGAAGAATCAGCTGCTTGGCAAAGAAAAGCAGGTAAAGATCCTAAAGGTGGATTAAACCGTAAAGGTATTGCTTCATATCGCAGAGAAAATCCAGGTTCTAAATTATCAATGGCGGTCACAACACCACCATCTAAATTGGATCCAGACAGTAAAGCAGCAAAACGCAGAAAATCATTTTGTGCTCGCATGGGTGGTATGGAAGGCCCAATGAAGAAGCCAAATGGTGAACCAACTCGTAAAGCACTAGCACTAAGAAAGTGGAACTGTTAATGAAAACCTTTAAAGAATACATCAATGAAGATGGTGAAGGTGGTGCTGTTGCTGCACCAACCAATGTTGTCGGTTCTGGAGCAATTGCTGGAACGGGTGGCAAAGGCGGCGAACCTGGTGTCAACTTGAAAAAGAAAAAGAATCCTGTTATTATTTCAATGACAAGAAGAAGTAGTCCTAAGTTTTAATAGGATAAAATTATGTGGATGCTAAATTTTCTACCTGATGCGTTCTTTCATATACTTCTTGGTGTAAGTATAATAACATTTCTCGTCAGTACACTTTTTAGTAATATTCCTTTCCTTGGTGGTTATACAAAGTTAGTACAGATTATATCAATAGTTATTCTTGTATTCTCTGTGTGGATGGAAGGTGGCATTGCTAAAGATAATGAATACAAAGAAAAGATTAAAGCATTACAACAACAGATTGATAAAGCTAAAGTTGAATCTGATTCCTTGAATAATAAACTTTTCGAAGAAATGTTAAAACATCAAGAAGAAATTAAATCAATTAAAGATATCAATAAACTTAAATTAAAAGACCAAGCAAGTTTATTGGATTCACAATGTAAAGTGAATCAAGATGTTATTAATATTTTAAATGATTCAGCACGCAACCGTAACGGAAGCAAAAAATGAAAAAAATATTAATCTTAATTTGTACAGTTGGTTTATTTGGATGTTCAGTTGTTCCTGTGGTACAAACTTTTCCTAAAGCAAATGATGCTTTAATGAAACCAGTACCAGAACTAAAAGAGATTCCTGATAATTCTTCAGCAAGCGAAGTGTTCGGCGTAGTAATTGAGAACTATGCAACATACAATCAAATTGCTGACCAATTAAAGTCTTGGCAAAAGTGGTATACTGAACAAAAAAAGTTATTTGAGTCTGTAAAGTAATATGAGTTTTACTATTCAGCAATTCGTTAAGATGTTGCCGGGTAATACCAATGTAAAAAGTTGGTTTAACTCTTTTGCGCTATTTTTTCCCGATGCTGAATTAGATACGATTGAACGAATTGCTGCTTTTATTGCTGAATGTTCAGTTGAATCAGCAAACTTTACAAGATTGAGGGAAAATTTAAATTATAGTGCTGAAGGATTAGTGAGAACTTGGCCAAAAAGATTTCCTAATATAGAGTTTGCTAATCTATATGCAAGGCAACCTGAAAAGATTGCTAATTATGTTTATGCCTATCGTATGGGCAATGGTGATGAAGAAAGTGGTGACGGATGGAAGTACATCGGTAGAGGAATTATACAATTAACCGGTAAAAATAATTATCAGTTGTTTGCCGACTACATTAATAAACCTATTGAAGAAGTTTGTGATTATTTGTTAACAACCGATGGAGCTACACAATCAGCTTGTTGGTTTTGGAAAACAAATAATTTAAATCATTACCTTGAAACGGAAGGTATTGATAAAGTTAGTAGAGTTATTAATGGTGGTGACCACGCTTTAATGGAAAGAAGAGCAGCTTATAATCAAGCACTTTACATTTTACAAAATTAAATGACTAAACATAAAACTGAATCTTTATATTCAAATGATTGGGTTTCAAGAAATTGGCGTCCATATATGGCTTGGGCTTTCTTGGCCATATGTCTATTTGATTTTATAATTGCACCAGTTGGTTGGACAATATTACAAGGTGAATATTCTGGCCATGTGTATACACAATGGGAACCAATGACACTTAGGGGTGGTGGATTATTTTATTTGGCTATGGGTGCAATACTAGGAATCTCATCTTATGGTAGAACAAAAGAAAAGATTGCTACTTTGGGATTTGGTGTTGGGATGGAAGGTGGATTTTCAGGCGGTAGTAGATTAGAAGAAAATACTACTGAAATACAAACAATACCAACGAGAAATCGTTAATAATTTCATAAATAAAAGAGAATAGTAATGACTGACGATGTTACAGAACTAAAAGTGGATGTTGGGGTTTTAAAGACACAAGTTGTTACTTTGACCTCTCTTTGCCAAAAAATGGATCAGGTGATTGAAAAACTTGTTATGCAACAAGAACGATACGCCACACAAATCTACAAAGAGATAGAACAAAAAAGAATGGAAAAGAATGCCGAAATTAAAGACATTCACGACCGCATCGATACTGTAATTGACAAAGTTCAAATTACCGAATTACGCATTATGGAAGAAATCAAAGAACTTAGAGCTGAGATTGCTGAAAATAACAAGTCTGAGAAGGATTCTCTAGATAAGATTAACCAATATAAGTGGATGCTTGCCGGTGGTATTATTGTACTTTCATGGTTGATTTCTCACGTCAATACTGATACAATAACCAAGTTACTGCATGGTTAATTAGTTTTTTAATTTTTGATTGGTATTATAATATTATGAGTGTTTTTATTGACAGGTCTTTCCTGTTACAAGTTTCGCCTAAATTACAAAGGTTTGCTCGAAAGAAAGATGACCTTTATAATTTTCGGTGTCCGCTCTGTGGCGACTCACAGAAAAATAAAACGAAGTCCCGTGGTTATATCTTTCGCAAGAAGAATGACTACTTTTATATGTGCCATAACTGTGGCATATCCACAACTTTCTATAATTTCTTAAAACAAGTGGATCCAAACTTGTTAAAAGAGTATCAACTTGAAAGATATAAAAATGGTGAAACGGGGAATAACAATTATCCGAAGCCCGATTTTGAGGAATTCAAAACGGAGAAACCAATCTTCAAAAAGTCATTGGACCTTCCATCAATCGACTCGTTACCAGAGGGGCATTTCGCTAAGAGCTATGTCGAACAGAGGAAGATTCCGGAGAACCTTTATACAGAACTATACTATGCGGAAGATTTCGCAGCGTTCATACAGAGATTGGGTATTGAAAAAGAAGGACTCCATAAGGATGATAAGAGGTTGGTTATACCGTTCTATGATGCAGAAAAGAATCTCATGGCTGTGCAAGGGCGCTCTTTGGGTGAATCGAAACTACGATATATCACATTAAAGTTACATGACGATAATAAAAAAGTTTATGGTCTTGACAGGATAGATACGGATAAGTTAGTATATGTTGTAGAAGGTCCTATTGATTCAATGTTTATTGATAATTGTGTGGCGACAGCAGACAGTAACCTAGAATCAATTACCAACGTATTGGACAAGTCCAAGGTGGTTTTAATCTTTGACAACGAGCCTCGTAACAAAGAGATTTGTAACAAGTTGGAACACGCAATAGATAATCATTTTAATGTGGTTATTTGGCCTGAAATGGTGGATTCAAAAGACGTTAATGATATGATTCTTGATGGTTTTTCACCAGATGAAATCCAAGAATTTATAGATAAAAATACCTTCTTGAATTTGAGAGCTAAAATGGAATTTGTGAATTGGAAAAAAATATAATATGAAGGTAGAATTAGTATCATACAGTCAGTCGGAATCTTATTTCGCTGAGAACATGACAGAATTGATTGCGTTCTGTGCAAGAGTATCAAATCCAGGCAATCAGACGAACCACGAAACGAGCGAGAAGTTAATTCGTTACCTCATTAAGAACCAACATTGGTCACCACTTGAAATGGTGAGCATTTGTTTAGAAATCGAAACTACTAGAGATATTGCACGACAAATATTAAGACATCGTTCCTTTTCATTCCAAGAATTCTCACAAAGATATGCGGTAGCAGATTTGGGTATCGAATTCAAAGAAGCAAGGTTACAAGATACCAAAAATCGTCAGAACAGTATTGAAGTTGATGATATCAAGTTACAAACGAATTGGGAAACACAACAAGATTATGTAGCACATGCAGCACAAAAAGCATATCGTTGGGCTATTGAAAACGGTATTGCAAAAGAACAAGCTAGAGCAGTATTGCCTGAAGGTATGACAGTATCAAAGATGTATATGAATGGAACTCTGCGGTCTTGGGTTCACTATATACAGCTCCGTAGTGAGAAAGGAACTCAAAAAGAACATCGAGAAATTGCTCTTGCCTGCGCTAAAGCGATTGAACCAATCTTCCCGATGATTACAGAATTTGTATCAAAATAATAATAACTATAACAACAAGGCATAATATATGGAATACCTCGGCATCAATATTGATTTGGAAAGAGATAAACTTTTTGATGAACTCGGCATTAAGCGATTACAAGAATCGTATATGAAAGAAGATGAAACATCCCCACAACACAGATTTGCATTTGTATCAAAATCATTCGGAACTAATCAAGAACATGCACAAAGATTATATGAATACAGCAGTAAGCATTGGCTCTCTTATTCTACTCCCATTCTTTCTTTTGGTCGCTCTAAGCGTGGTATGCCTATATCATGCTTCCTTAATTATATTGAAGATACTGCGGAAGGATTAGTTGATAATCTCTCAGAAACTAATTGGCTTTCTATGCTTGGGGGTGGTGTTGGTATTGGTTTTGGTATTCGTTCAGCAGATGATAAATCTACTGGTGTTATGCCTCACCTCAAAATCTATGATGCAAGTTCTTTGGCATATCGCCAAGGTCGTACTCGCAGGGGTAGTTATGCTGCTTATCTCGATATTTCTCATCCAGATATTATTGGTTTCTTAGAAATGCGTAAACCAACTGGTGATCCAAACCAGCGGTGTTTAAATCTTCATCATGGTATTAATATCACAGATGACTTCATGCACATCATTGAACAGTCAATGTTGAATCCTGATTTTGATGATTCTTGGAATCTAGTTGACCCAGCATCCAAAGAAATTCGTGAAACCGTATCTGCCAAAATGTTATGGCAGATGATTTTAGAATTGCGTATGCATACTGGTGAACCCTACATCCATTACATTGATACAAGTAATCGTGAACTACCATCTTTCTTAAAAGAAAAGGGATTAAAGGTTCACCAATCGAATCTTTGTTCTGAAATTATTTTGCCTACAAATGAACAAAGAACAGCAGTATGTTGTTTGTCCAGTTTAAATTTGGAGACTTATGATGAGTGGAAGAATGAGCCATTATTTCTTAAAGACGTTGCCGAAATGCTTGATAATGTCCTCAATTATTTCATTGCTAATGCTCCTGATGCTATTGCTCGTGCAAAGTATAGTGCCGAAAGAGAACGTTCTATTGGTATCGGTGCTCTTGGGTTCCATGCTTATTTGCAACGCAACGGTATTGCTTGGGAAGGTGTTATGGCCAAAGTTGCCAATAACAGAATCTTTAAATCAATCAGGGAGGGCCTAGATGTTGCAAATATTCAATTGGGTACCGAAAGGGGTGAAGCGCCTGATGCGGCCGGTACTGGTCGTAGGTTTAGTCATCTTATGGCTATCGCTCCCAATGCTTCTTCTTCCATTATCATGGGGAATACTTCTCCTTCTGTTGAACCTTATCGTGCCAATGCTTATCGCCAGGATACTTTATCAGGCTCTTTCTTAAATAAGAACCGTTGGTTGGATGCCGTTATTCAAAATCATTTAACCAATGAATTGAATGAAATCAATTCTGATGAGTATAATGATATCTGGTCTTCCATTATTGCTAATGATGGTTCATGCCAACATTTGGATATTCTTACTCAAGCAGAAAAAGATGTATTCAAAACATCTATGGAGATTGACCAACGTTGGGTAATTGAATTGGCTTCAGATAGACAAGCGTATATCGACCAAGCACAATCACTCAATCTATTCTTTAGACCAGATGCACACATTAAGTATATTCACGCCATTCATTTTATGGCATGGAAAAAAGGACTGAAAACACTTTACTATTGCCGTTCTGAAAAGATTGGTAAGGCAGATAAAGTATCTAAGAAGATTGAAAGAAATGTTATCAAAGAACTGGACATGACACAGATTGCTCAAGGTAACGATTGTATTGCTTGTGAAGGTTAAAATGGTTAAAGTAACCGACAATGCCTTCAGTAAAATTAGAGATTTAATTGTTGAAGAACCAAATAATCATAATTTAGCATTAAGAATGTCAGTAAAAGGTGGAGGGTGCTCAGGTTTTCAATATGAATTCACCTTTGATGACAAACAAGAAGAAGATGATTTTGTGATTGAAAAGGATTCCATTAAAGTGTTTGTTGATTCAATGTCAGCTCAATATTTAATGGAGGCCACTTTGGACTATAAAGAAGAAAAATTCAATTCACAATTCGTTATAACAAATCCAGAAGTTAAAGGTACCTGCGGATGCGGTTCCTCATTTAGTGTATAGAGAGAAGAATGATTAAGAAAACAGAAACAAGGATGACCGATGAACGGACATATTTTAAACCTTTTAATTATCCTTGGGCTTATGATGCATGGCTTAAGCATGAGCAATCACATTGGTTACATACTGAAGTGCCAATGCTCGAGGATGTTAAAGATTGGAAAAAGAAACTTAGTAAAGAAGAAAAACAATTTCTCACACACATTTTTAGATTCTTCACCCAAGGAGATATTGATGTTGCTGGTGGTTATGTTAACAATTATCTTCCTTATTTCCCTCAACCCGAAATACGCATGATGCTTCTTGGTTTCGCTGCCAGAGAAGCCTTACACGTTGCTGCTTACTCACACCTTATTGAAACACTTGGTCTACCTGAAACCATGTATAATGAGTTCATGCAGTATCAGGAGATGAAGGAGAAACACGATTACATTTTAAATATCTCTGGTCAAAATACTACCAAAGAAAATACAGCGACACATATTGCAGTATTCTCCGCATTTACTGAAGGTATGCAGTTGTTCTCATCATTTATCATGTTGTTGAACTTCCCAAGACACGGTAAGATGAAGGGTATGGGTCAGATTGTAACTTGGTCAATTGTTGATGAAACTCAACATACCGAGAATATGATTAAATTATTCAGAACATACATAGAAGAAAATCGTGAGATTTGGAATGATGAACTCAAAGGTCGTTTATATACGATTGCTGAGAAGATGGTAGAATTGGAAGATAAGTTTATTGACCTGGCTTTCGCTATGGGCGCCATGGAAGATTTATCTGCTGAAGATGTTAAGAAGTATATTCGTTATATTGCGGACCGTAGATTGATTTCTTTAGGACTCAAAGGTCAGTTTAAAGTGAAACGTAATCCTTTACCATGGGTAGAGGAAATGATTAACGCACCAACACACACAAACTTCTTTGAGAATAGAGCAACCGATTATGCAAAAGGTGCCTTGTCTGGAGATTGGGGTGATGTATGGGCCAAATAAGGACTTACAATGACACAAAAACAATTAACGGGAGAATGTTTAAGTTGTGAATCAACTTATTCAGTTGCATATATGGAAGAAATGGTTTCTCAAGACTTACCTGAACATTGCCCATTCTGTGGTGAACAAATCGAAGAATTATCCGAAGATTATGTGGAAGATGATGAAGATGATTTAGACACCGGAGAATGGGACTAAACTTTAAGTTTACACTTATCTCCGTGCCACTTACCGTAATTTAGATAACCGATTGTTTTATCACAATGTGGACAAACCTTATCTAATTTACGGTTTTTATTCATTTTGGTAATCCAAGTTTGTTTCGTACCTCTATGTGAATCACCAATCTTTTTCCTAGTTTCTTCACTAGGATTATATTGTTTCATTCTGATAATGGTTTCTTCTGTATGTTTAAGTCCTAACCAAGTTCCTGGTATTTTTTCTTCAGCCAATTTAATTGGTTTATAACTTGTTGGTGTATATTTAATATCGAAGATTTTTGATATATTGGAATTGAATCGTTCCCATTCTTCTTGGGATTCAAACAGATAAATACTCATGCTGACACGGTCCTTTCGTATTAGAGTATGTGCGGATGCCAGTCCGGCGACATACAACTATTTATAAGAGAATAATATGCCGAAAACATTCAAACAATTTGTGGAAGCAATAAACAAAAACAACCTATTCCGTAAACTACAAAAAGATTTACCAAAAGTCAATGATCCTAAAAACAAAGACGCCAAACCAGTCAAATGGACTGGACCTGGCAAAGATGACTATGGTTACACGGGATATCAAGGTCATGGTATGCCGACCGATAAGGCAGAACGAGCTCGTATCGCTGCTGATAAGAAGAAAAACAATAAGTAATGTATTGGCAACATGATGGTAAAGATTTTACTGAAGATTTGATTGGTAATAATTACGGGTTCGTGTATCAGATAACTAATCTGACGAATGGTAGAAAATACATAGGCAAGAAATTCTTTTATTCTGCCAAAACCAAACAAGTCAAAGGTAAGAAGAAGAAGATTAAGGTATTCAGCGATTGGCAAACTTACTATGGAAGTAGTGCCGAATTGGCTAAAGATGTGTTATCATTAGGGAATGAAAACTTCACTAGAGAAATATTACATCTTTGCCAGTCAAAAGGTGAATGTGGTTATCTCGAAGCAAAAGAGCAATTTATTCGTGGTGTAATGGAATCGGAAGATTACTATAACTCATGGATAATGGTAAGAGTAAGAAAATCACACATCAAGGACTATAATGCTAGACTACTTAAAGGTACTCCAGGACAAGGAGCATGACGCTTTCTTTTTCCTTCCGGGACCAAAAGAAGATACAATTCACCTAGAAGGTGCATCATATAAAGATGCGGGCGAAAACGTAGGACACTCAGCTATGGGTAACGCTTATCACGTTATTCTATTCAAAGAATCAGAAGATGGTGAGTTGGTAGATATTGATATGTTCGATGCCATTTTTATGGATCCATTGGAATATATGTCTGGTTTATTACCATTTGGTATTTTTGGTATCATGGCCCGTAAGACCACCACATCAAATAACTTCATCCAAAAAACATTTGACAAATTACAGAAAGCATGATACAATAGTATCTTAATTGGAAACTATTGAAAGTTTATTATGGTATTAGTAGATTTAAATCAAGTATTACTCGCAGGTCTCATGGCGCAAATTGCCAATCAAAAAGGTAAATTAGATGAGGACCTAATTCGTCACATGATTCTCAATATTATACGAACCCATGCTCGAAATTTTAAAGAGTATGGTGAAATTGTATTGTGTTGTGATAATCGTAAATACTGGCGAAAAGATTATTTCCCATTCTATAAAGCTGGTCGTAAGAAAACCCGTGAAAAGTCCGATTTGGATTGGCATCTCATCTTTGATATGTTGGCAAAGTTTAAAGTCGAACTCAAGGAAAACTTCCCTTACAAAGTGATTGATGTTGAGGGTGCCGAAGCTGACGATATTATTGGTACCTTGGTTCCACGATTTGCACCACATCAACCAATTTTGATTCTATCAAGTGATGGTGACTTCTTGCAATTGCAGAACTATGGTAAGAATGTAAAACAATATAATCCATCACAGAAGAAATATATTGTATCTCCTAATCCAATTATGGATTTAAAAGAGAAGATTATTCGTGGTGATAAAGGTGATGGCATTCCAAACATCTTCTCACCTGGTGATTGTTTTGTTCGTGACCTAAGGCAGAAACCAATCACCAAAGGTGTATTAGAGAAGTTGATGCGTGAGGCATATACTGACCAAGAAGAAACTATCCAGGCCAATTGGATGCGTAATGCAACACTAATTGATTTGACTTTTATTCCGGTTGAGATTAAAGAGAAAATCATAAATACTTATGAAGAAACCGTTCCAGCAAAAAGGAACAAACTGCTGAATTATTTTATTGAGCATAAACTGAAGAACTTAATGGAAGTAATAGAGGATTTTTAATGAAAAACATTTATGAGATTTTTGATGAATTTGAAGAAGCTGGTAACAAAAAAGAAAGAATGTTAGTAATTGAAAAGAACTTATCAAAGGTTCTTGTTCAAGTATTAGAGTTGGCATTTCATCCGAATCATCAATGGTTAATTAATGAAATGCCGGCCGATTATAGAATTGATGTTGGTAATAAAGTACCAGGTTTAGCTAACTGTAACTTAACAACAGAAATTCGTAAGATGTACCTATTTCAAAAAGGTGACCAGTCGGCTGAAAAGTTATCTCAAGAAAAAAGACAACAATTATTATTGCAGTTATTGGAATCAATTGAACCCCGTGAAGCAGAAGTAGTCATGGGAATTTTACAAAAAGACCTAGGCGTAAAAGGCTTAGATTATAAATTTGTTAAAGAGGCATTTCCAAACTTAATACCATAATGTTCGAAAAAGATAGAATAATAATAACTTGTGGCATATATGATCCACTATCTGTCGAGGAATTAAAGTTCCTTAAAAAATGTAAAGCTAAGGGTGATTGGTTAGTTGTCGGCGTCCATTCTGATTGGTGGATGCAATGGTCAGAAGGTGGTTATGTACAAGAATATGAAACTCGCCGAGAAATTATATCAAATTTAAAGTGTGTCGATGAAATATTTTCATTCAATGATTCTGATGGTACAATCATTCAATTATTAAAACTTGTAAAAATTTGTTATCCTCATTCCGATATTACCTATATTTCGGATGAAGATATGCATAATATGCCTGAATCTAAAATTAAAGGCATAACTTTTGAAACTATGAAATAGGAGAAGTAAGTGACAAAATTTGTAGGTAAGTTCCGTAAGAACCAAGACTATAATGACGATTACACATATGCAAAGAACTTTTTGCATAGTAAGAAAAGACAATCAGAACATCCAGAGGTCAAAAAGTATATCAAGAATACTGAAGATGTATTTGAAGAAGAACTTGAAATTTCACCTGATGATAAAAACTAAGTATACCACTTAATTCTTGAAATTTCATCATAAGTAGGTATGTCCGCCTTTGAAATAAGGTATTGGTAATGTTGTTGTTTCCATACAACACTTTGCTTGACACCACCATCAAACTGTAATACAATGGTTCTTCAGTCACGGAGAATTATATGTTAATTTACGGTTATATTCCAAAATCCAAGAAACGTAAAGTTTCTAAAGCCAAGAAATTACAGCACGAAGAATGGTTACTATCCATTAATTCGATGTCTACCAATTTCAGTAAAAATAAATCCACGAAGTTTTCCAAAGTAACTCCAATGTTTACCGTTCCGGCCGGTCGAGAATCTCCTAACATTGCGTCCTTGGATACTGGATTTATTGCTTGTACAAAGAAATTCGGAAATTCATATACAGGTGACAAGATTAAAGGAATTGGTACGATGCATAAAAGTAATGCTGTGCCAGTATTTACCGACAATGAAGCAAAAGAGATAGCGAGCATGAGAAGATGAGTATTACACAAGATGAATGGGAAGAATATGAAGATTATCTTTTCGAATTGACTGATGAAGAACTAAAAATTGAGTTACAATGGTTACAATCAGTAGGTAAAGCGAAGCAAAGAGGTAGTGTAGTGTCATCCGTTGAAAATTTTACTATACAATAAGGTTATTATGTTAAGCAAACATGAAGAAAAAGACATTTTGAGAGGCATTGATGATATTATGTTCAATATGCGGCACATTCCAGCGCAGGATGTTGCATATTTTCTTGTAAAATTCAATCCGAATCTTGCCGAAGAATTGGCCAGCGCAATTGAGCAACAAATTTTTGATAAAAATGAAGGAAAAAATCATGGATAGTAGTAAAATTGGTTTACAAGAGCAATTAGACAAGATTGATACGCAAATTTTTGCTTTGGCAGACAAATACGACTTCCAATCCTTGGATAATGTTGTTCGAGGTTGGGTTGCCTTGTCTGGATTCGAAAAAGACCAACAAAATTATGCAAATTTAGCGGATTTATACAATTTTAAATCAGTTTAATGAAATGTGTTGCTAAAAAACAACACCTTTACAAAAAGCATTTGACGGTAAGCATTATTTGTAGTATAATGGTTTCATTAAATCGGAGAACTCATGGAACTAATTGAATCAAAATCACTACTTGCCAAATTAATGGCTACCGAAAACTTGACCATTGAACAGCGCAACGTACAAACTGCCGCTTTCGATGTAAAGAATCGTATTCTTACGGTTCCTATTCTTGATAAGAATATTTCTGGTTACTTGTATGACCTTTTCATGGGTCATGAAGTTGGCCATGCTCTCTACACTCCGTTAGAAGGCATGACTAAGGCTTACGAAGAAAAGATTCCAATGGGCATTATGAATGTATTGGAAGATTCCCGTATTGAGCGTAAAGTCAAAAACAAATATCCTGGTATTCGTTCCTCTTTCATTCGTGCATACAAAGAATTAATCGATAAAGATTTCTTTGGTACTGCAGGTATTGATTTAAATGATTTAAACTTTATTGACCGTGTTAACCTTTACACCAAGGGTGGTGCATCACAAGGTATCAAATTTACCGATTTTGAGAAAACTTTGGTTGATAAAATTGAAAATACTCAATCTTATGATGATGTGATGGAAGTGGCCAGATTGGTGCAAGCATATCTCAAAGAAGAAAACGAAAAACGCAAATCCGAAACACCAACATACGAAGAAACCAATGAAGAAGCGGATGGAGAAATTGATCCGTTTGGTTATGGTGATATTGATGATGAGAATGATTGGGATGATGAAGAAACTCAATCCAAAAAATCTAATCAACCTTCTGATGAAGGCGAAAGTGAATCAGATAAAGAACCTACCGAAGGTGAAGAATATGGAATGAATCCTGAGAATCCACACAATTCTTCTGCCGAAGATGGAATCCGTTCACACACCGATGATGCCTTCCGTAAAAATGAATCCAAGTTGTTTGCTAATGATAAGCGAGCATTTTATTATGGTAATATCCCCGATATTAATTTGAGTGAAGCAATCTTCTCATACAAACAAACTTGGACCCGATATAAAGGTGATGTTCAGCGTATTAAAGATAGTTATAATTCTCCATACGAAAATACTTTCGGTGTTGATGTTGCTAAATTTACTAAGATGCGTAATGATGCCAAGAAAGTTGTTGGTTACTTGTCCAAAGAATTTGAACTCCGTAAAAATGCCGAGCAAATGAAACGTGCATCAGTTGCTAAAACTGGTGAATTGAATATGTCCAAGATTTATGGTTATCAATTGATGGATGATATTTTCAAAAAGGTTACAGTTGTACCTAATGGTAAATCACATGGTCTTGTAATGTTCTTAGATTGGTCAGGTTCTATGCACCATCACATTGAGAACACCATGAAACAATTGATTAACTTGGTGATGTTCTGTAAGAAGGTAAACATTCCTTATGAAGTATATGCCTTTAGTTCAGAATTTGATGAACCATACACACCTAAAGTTGTAGTTGGTGATATTGTTATGCATGGTTTTAAATTGATTAATATCTTGTCCAGTAAAATGACTGCTTCTGAATTTACATATGCTGGTTCAGCATTGGTTAATATGGCACAACAACGTGGTTGGAAACCAGGTTGGTTTCAGATGGGTGGAACTCCACTAAATGAAACTGTTATTGCAGCAACTAAGATTATTCCAGAATTTCAGAAACAATATAAACTACAAGTGGTGAATACAGTATTCTTAACCGATGGTGAAGGCCAAAGTTTAAGAAATGTATATACAAAATACCCAAATGGTTATATTAGTTCTGGTTATAATAATCCAGAACTCGATGGTAACGGTGGTTATAATATTGAGAAAAGCTTTGTAATGCGTGACCCAATTACTAAACATGAGGTACGAGTTGATTATGCTCGTGGTCGTGAATTGACAGGACACTTTATTTCTATTCTAAAGAAAAGAACTGGTTGTAATATTGTTGGTTTCTTTGTATTATCCGGTCGTGAATTTGGTCGTGAAGTTTATAACTTCTTTCCAAGAGCCGCCAATATGGACAAATATAAATCTGAGTTCCGTAAGAACAAATGTTTAACTGTTACTAATGCTGGTTACGATGAATATTATTTACTCCGTTCAGAAGGCCTAGATACAGATGATGATGTTGAATTTGTTGTGAAAGAAAACGCAACGACCCGTGGCTTGGTTTCCGCATTTAGTAAATTTGCCGGTAACCGTTTGTCTAACCGTGTTGTATTAAACCGATTTATTGGAATGATTGCATAATGAATAGAGAGAGATTGGCTACCTTCATAGGAAATTTTGCTCAAAAAATGTCAGATATATATTATGACGGTGAGTTAAATGAATATTATGTCCATTACAGAGAAGTTCAAAAAGAACCTGGTGCGGGTGACTTGGGCATGATAGAATATTTTAACTCTGAAGAACAAGCTGAACTGGCAGCTAGAAAATATGCTTTTGGAGAGAAATATGGAAATAGCAATGTCTAAATTTATGAATGGCAACAAAAGAGCCGATGTATTAAAGACTGATGGTGGTTATACTATCAATATGTATTTGGATGACAAGTTCTACCAAAAACGAAATGTTTTTAATATTGATGATGCTGAGGCACTAGCGGAAGATTTTGTTTTAGAAGAAGGTGATTCTGGACCTAAATTTCTGAACGAAAATGCCTGAAATATCAGACGAACCATTTAATCCCAAAAAGATATACGAAGATTTAATCAATAGGTGTAAAGAAGCCAAAGCTTGGTACATCAGATGTATTGTAGATGAATCTTTTGTTGGTTATGCACCCTTTGATATTATCATTGAAAACGGCATATTCAATTGCCGTGTTGTTGCACCAACATTAAGAGATGCGTATATCGAAGTTGCGAACAAATTACCCGTAATTAAATTTTTAAAATATGATGAAGAATAATGGATCACAAGAACTTACTGAGATTGTTAACACACATTAAAGTTTGGATTCCCTATGGTAATCCCATTAGAATTGAAATCGAAGATATTATTGCCCAACTAAAACAACAAATCCAATGATACCAAAATATAAAATACCAGAATCTATTAAACTGATATTTTTTATATTGAGTTTTTCCACTATCTATGGTTATATTTCTGATGATGATTACCATAAAGCATTTGACATTCCTGAATTAGTCCGTTATAATTGTGATATGTTAGTTGGTGGTTGGCATCCGGATGTTCCGGTAAAAGTAATTGAAGAATGTAGAAAAAAGAAAGCGAATGATGTTAAAACCTATTAAAAAGAATATTATTGTCCAAGTCATTGAGAAAGAGAAGGTCACTTCTTCTGGTATCATTCTCAAATCTGCGGATCCTGCCGAAGTTAATAAGGCTACTGTATTAAAAATTGGTAGTGAGGTTACTTTGATTGAAGAAGGCCAATTAATTCTTCCTAACTGGAACAAAGCAGTTCCAACCAAGTTTGATGGTGAAAGTTATTTCATTGTGAATGAAGATGATGTGGTGTTGATTTTCGAAGATTAATTTGAATCGGAGGTATTAAATGTACCAACAACAAATTGAGTTTTTCTGGCCTTTAACAGAACAGATTGATTTAGATTTAGATTTTTCACATTGCTCTGCACATGAGTATTATTTGAGAGTACAAGGTATCGGCCGAGAAGGACCTTATCCAACGGGTATGTTATATGTAAATGCCGAGGCAACATGGGCAACCAACATTGCACCACAACTGACAGTATCTCCTATTAATTCTGTTGGAGAATTGTCAATCGGTGGTATTAGTGTAGGAATGGAATCTGAACCGAAATGGTATCAGAGAGTATTATATAAAGCTTTAGGATTTAATTGGAAGAATAAGTGATGGCAACTAAACAGAAACAAACTCATAAATCTGGTGGATTTAAAACCACCAAGAAAACGGATACCAAAACTGGTAAATCTAAAGTGATTACTGAACGGGTTAAAAAGTCCAAGTAAGGAGATTAATAAGAATCTCCATATTCACTATAGACCACGGATAGCGTAGTAGTCACGAACAACTCTTTCCAGTTCTTCATGAGTTTGTGGATTCTTAGACTTGATATACTGTTCCATTCTGGCATAGTAACCAAGGTCAAAGAAGAAGTTATAGATTTTTTTTAATAGTTTCATTGTATTACCTTTTGAGATTTTTTATTGAACACCATTTGTGATAGTGTTTACGATATTAGTATTTATACTTAGATAGATTTGATATGATAACAGATTATGCATGGGAAGATGGCCAGTTAGCTGGTAATCACCTATACTTTGAAGTACAGACCGGTAGAATCGTTGGTGAAGTATCTCGTATTGGAATGTCAGGTAATCGGTCTTCCGCAACTTCTTTTGTTATTATTGGTAAAGATGAATATCTCGGTAATTACATTAATCCTCGCCACGCTAAGAACGCAGTAGAACGATATACACTTAGACACAATATGATACTTGACGGGAATATATTAGAATGAGAAAATTGATTAAGACCGTATATTACTATGATGACGGTACCTTTGAAGAATTCAACGCACTCTCCGGTGGACCTATCTCACCACAACAATATTCATTTCTAAACCAGAATATTTTCCCTATTCTCAAACCGGCACCTAATACCGTTCAAACAGACAAGACGAGCGAAACATACGATGGCAACCTCTAGAAGAACCTTTCTTAAATTCCTCTCAGTTTCACCGGCGATTTTCCAGGCGCTTCCGGCATTCTCTCAGTCCAGATTCAAGAAGAAGATACCAAAAGATACCAAAGGTACTCAGAAGAATTCTAATGAGCCTCTCAGCAATCCGAGAGGTACTGGATCCGTCATTATGACTTATCCAGGAAAACCCACAGGAACCGGTGGTACTATATCATACAACGCAGAGAAAAACATGACTACGCATACCTTCACTCGAAGTGGTACATATCATGGTTAAACCTTGGTATATCACTTGCTTCTGGCTAGACCCTAAACTATGGGTACAGAAAAGGTTCTGGTATTCTCGATTCATTACAAAGAAACACATCCTCTTGACCATACTCAGAATCTCCATGATTTTTGACAAAACTTAACAAAATTTAATTATACTATATTATGACGAACATAAACTTCTTTGATATCTCACTATTCTCCCTTAACCTATTCTCTTTTATGTTAGGTGTAACTTGGGCTTTCTTTAATCAAGGCCTCTTTGGTAAACGAATAGGTTACTATATCTTTATGTACTTTGCTGGATTGGCAGCATGGTACGCAGCTCTCTATTACTTCTCAGCGAATCCAGATTGGTATTCTCAGTTCCAAGAATTAATGAAAACTCCTATTAATCTGAATCCTCAATAAGGTACTGTAATGGATAACTCGAAGGTTACGAAGGTCCTTGTGGTCGATTCACATGGTAATTTGGTAGAAAAGAAAGAAACGACTAAGAAGGTTCCAGTGATTACGGGTACCAGGAAAAAAATTCTGGAGACACAGAGTCCTCCTTCAAAAATTTCCTCCAGGAAAAAGTCAGGAATTCGAAAAATCGGTTAGAAAAAAAGTTATCTAAACAACAGTCCGACCACCACCAGCTTTTTTTCTAATACTGTCTGTTTTGTTGTTTTTTTACAACACATCGTGGCACCGTAACAGAATATCCACCAAGCAACACGCCAATCCTATCACCATCCGTAGCACCACTCCTATACCACTCCAAGCGCCATTATTACCACTAAAATAATACTCCAGTCTTCCGCTATACTACTCTCCGCGCCCAGCCCCAAACGGCTCAAATCTTTCGCTTGACACTCCGGCCAGTTCCTGTATACTGGTTTTATTGAATGAAAGCGGCACGAAAAGTCCGCTGTTGTTCCGATACAACACTTTATAAGGAGTCCTATGGAATTAGCTGGTTTATCTATCACGGAATTAAAGCGTATGCTGGCGCTTGTGAATCACGACCTCAAAATGAATAAGCCCACTATGAGCCGTGCTGCCAAGCGTGCCTCTAAGGCTGTCGCTCCGATTATCTCGGAATATGCTGAATGTAATATTATTGCTCAGAAATTCACTGGTACCAAAGCATTATCTCCAGTACATAATGCTAAACTCAAAGCGGATATTCAGATCCAGCGTGATATTCTCGATTTTATCCATAATGGCGGCAATATTATCACAAGAAAATCCCGCAAGAATATCAAGCCATTAACCATTACCAATAGTATTATATCATTATAAAGCAGTATAAGCAACACCATTAACCATTATTACCATTACATTATAGAAAGCATTATACATTATGACCACTACCAATACATTTGACATTAACCAATTATCATTATCCGCTAAGCGTGACCTAGTAAAAGCATTAAAAGAGTCCATTAAGCAGTCCGTTACCATTCAGAAGCATAATAGAGTATTAATTAAACAGAATAAAGAAGCAGAAAAGAAAGCGAAAGTATTAGCTCAGATTAAAGCTGCTGAAGATAAACTTGCCAGATTAACTGCTAAATTATCAGTATAACCATATAGTAGTATTATAATGGGCTCTGAAATATACCGAGTCCATTAGTAATATTATTAAGCTATTGATATTATTAGAGTTTTTATTATTGAGATTATCTGAGGATGCTTAGGAATACCTTTTAGGATTAACTAGGAACCACGGAGAATCACAGGAAGAAACTAAGAGCCATTCATAGCACCATAGTCCCGACTGGTATCCCGACTATATTACGGAAAGTAATAAAGGTTATAACTGGTGGTTATTAACGGAGTGCTTAGTGTATATTATAATGATTAATATAGTGGATTTTCTATTATATTGCTTATTATAATGTATATTAAATTAAAAGGAGTATTATTATGGGTTATTTTAAAGAAGTGATGATGGAGAATGAAGGTCGTTTTTATGATTATGTAGAAGAAAATGGTATTAAAATTGATGGTATTATCTTTAGTGATGCCGAAGCATTATTATCTGAGAAACCAGACCATTACTATTCAGCATTAGAAGCATTTGTATCTGAATTATATTGTGAGGAGTGATTATATGAGTATTAAATCTGAATTAGAAAGAGATTTTCAGTATTATTTTGATGATTTACATGGTGATGTGATTATTGCTGGTATATCATTCTCTCCAAGTGATATATTGAAAGAATTAGATCCAATTGCTTATAATGAGGAGTTTAATCATTATCTGGATGATATTAATGTGGATATTTACTCGGAAGAAGTATAATGGTTGATAAGGTGATTATCCCTATTATTGCTATTATTGATGTGGTATTTACTGTTATTATTATTAATTTACATTATAAGGTTATATGATTATATTATCAGCGTTTGTATTATCTAATATTATGGTAGTTTATTTTATGAAAGGTTGTAAATGAGATTATTCTATAATGTATTAGGATTAATTGTTTGTGGTGTAGGTGTATTATTTGTTTTTAATATAGTAATGGTTAGTTTATATTACCATTTTTACTTATAATGGTGGTATGTTGTTCCGATACAACACTTGTGGAAGTATCGGCCAATCATAGTTATTGGAATATGCCATATTGATTGTGGTCTATTCCAATACCTGTATAATGGTATTTTTAGTGGTCATCTTGATTGTAATTTTTAAGAAAAGTGAGTTTATATGAATTTGTTATCAGTCGGTAATCCCAAGACTTTAAAGGGAATGAAGCAAGGGTATAATACCTACATCCTGCACCTTGCACCTGCTTCATTATCTGGTCATAATACCTGTCCTAAAGCAACGGAAGGCTGTAAAACTGCCTGCTTGAATACGGCTGGTCGTGGCGGTATGTTTAAGCGTGGTGAGAATACCAATACTATCCAGAAAGCACGGATTCGTAAAACTCAGTTATTCTATAATGACCGTGACCAGTTTATGGCACTATTAGTAAAAGATATTAACTTAGCGATTAAGCAGTCCGCTAAAGCAGGTCTTATCCCTGTTATCCGTTTAAATGGTACTTCCGATATTGCTTTCGAAAAGTATAATGTAACGGTTGACGGTATTACCCACTTGAATATCTTCTTTGCTTTCCCTGATATTCAATTCTATGACTATACAAAGGTTCTAGGTCGTAAAGTAAATGGTATTGATAACTATTCACTAACATTTAGTGCGGCTGATGGTAATGATGCTGATGTATATGCTGCCATTCAGCAAGGTTACAATATTGCTACTGTATTTGGTATCAAGAAAACCTTGCCAATGCCTGAGTTTTACAATGGATTACCAGTATTTAATGGTGATGAAAGTGACCTCCGCTTCTTGGATCCAAAAGGTGTGGTTGTCGGACTATATGCCAAAGGTAAGGCTAAGAAGGATACAAGTGGTTTTGTTAAGTTTCCACAATTTATGATGAAGGCGGCATAATGAAAGAATATATTGTTCGTAAATGGTTTTATGTTGATTATTTTGTCAAGGCAGAAACTCCAGAAGATGCCAATCGTATTATAGAGGATAATGAGGTCGACCTCAAGAATCTGGAGTATTTTGGTGACCTTGACAAGTTACCGGATGTACAAGAAGCGTAGTTTTATAGTAACCACTAACAAATAGTGGTTATTAGTAAGATTATGTAAGTAGTTATTAACTAGGAAAGTTTATGAGATTAAAAGATAAGATTAAAGATTTGGTTGAGTATGATTTAGAAATGGTCTCGGCTGTTTCTGAAGCAGAAAAATTGGCATTTATTAAAGAATTGTTGGAGTTTAAGTATGAACGGACTCCAATTGTTGATATTGAAGCAAAACATGAGGAACTGGATCTATGAGTTATATTTGTGATGGTGATGTATTTGAAACATTGGAAATGGCGATTGAATATGCCAACCATGTATATTGTAAAACTGGTATTATATTAGGTATTGAGGAGATGAAATAATGTGGGATAGAACCGAAGCGATTGATACCTTAATCAATGACGATATGAATACCGTTGAGAATGATGATGGTTGGTATTTGAGTAGTTTATTAATTAATGGTTTTAAAGGGTATGCCAATTATACCGATGAAGAATTAATGAATGAATTAATGGAAAGAGATATTTCCATCCTTTTTGGAGAAACTGAATAATGAATACATGGGAATTCGTGGTACTTGAATTAAAATCACTCCAAAAAGGTTTTGAAGATTATCAACCAATTGTGGAATTGTTTGTTGAACAAAAATTGTTGTGTGGATACAACATTATTAAAAGTAAGGACCAAGTATATCGACTCCAAGATGCCAAAATGCTTGAGGTATAATGTGGTACCTGTATAATGGTTGTATTAATTGATTAGGAGCTTATATGAAATTTACAAATATTGCAAAAATTGGTGACATTATCCGTGCATATGATTTTAAACCATGTGCCGGTCGTGATGATGCCTTTATTGATGGTATTGTGGAAGATGCCAACAATACAGAAATGGGTTACACCGCTTATAAGATTACAGTAACCGCTGACAAGTTTACAAAGTATGAAACCAAAGCAAAAAAGGAAAATCGTGTAGGTCGTATCTTCTTTGTACCGCATCAAATTAGTTTTATGGAGTTTAATCACCGTATTGTGAATTTATCGGAATAATGGTTGAATGAGGCATTCTGTCGGATGTAAGACCTCATCTTTTTGGAGTTTATATGAGTAGAAAAATTGACCACTTTATTAGTGAATTGATTGCCAATGATATGCTTGATATTAATAAGTTGAAAAAAGCAGATTTGAAAGTATTGGCAAAGCAGTTGTTAGAGAATAATTACCGTGAGTTGCATAATGATACTATTGTGGAGTTGTATGAGAATACATTCCATACTTTTGTGAGATAATATGGATTATAGAGAAAAAGAAATGAAAATGTATATGTTTTTGGCAGATTACCAGGCACCAACAGGTTTCAGGTCATCATACAAAGGCGTACCATATTCAATGTATGGTTTATTGAAGCCTTATATTGATTATACCAAGTATTATGTAATGTTTAGAGGTCCTCGTCCTAATCGTTCTCAATCATCTACCCGTAAGCGTGATGCTAAAGCATTTGATATTTACAAGTTTAGTGACCGTGATTGTAGAGAGAACCGCATAGAGCGTGAGGCATTTATTAGAGGAGTTGAATATGGGCAAGTTTAATGAATTAGATTTAAGTATTCAGGAGTATGTGCAGCATTTACAGAATGATTATAATAGTAAAGGCGGCAACCAATTCATAGAGTTTAGTTATGAATTAGGTCGTAAATATGTCCATGTGATTATGAACCATGTTGGCCAGTTTAGTGCCAATCAAAGGAGTTCTCATTCATGGATATTGATTAACGATGACAAACAGTTTAAGCAAGGTGAGATTCTAAAGTCGGCATCATGGAAGGCACCGGCACGGAACTTTGGTCGTGGTAATGTATTAACAGGTGATTATAAACAAATTAGATGGTGTGGAGTATAATATGGGCACTCGCTCACTCACATTCGTGTATGAGAAGTATGGACAAGTCCAGAAACCAATCGTTAATATGTACCGCCAGTTTGATGGTTATCCAACCGGTCATGGTGCAGAGTTGGCAGAGTTTTTAAATGGTGGCAGATTGGTGAATGGTCTTGATGGCATTGGCAAAGAATTACAATTCAATGGCATGGCGTGTTTGGCTGCTCAGTTGGTTTCTCATTTCAAGAAAGAATCAGGTGGATTCTATTTGCATCCAACCGATGTAACCGATTGTGGCCAAGATTATGAGTATCATGTATTCCTTAAACAGGATGAATTGTATATTGAAGTATATAATTGTGGTTGCAATTTCTTTGGTGTGAGTGGTGATTCTCGTGATTTAGAATTTAAAGGCACATTGAAACAATTTACCAAGTTTTGTAAAGAAAAGGAAGTAGCATGAGAAAACAAATGATTGATCCACCTAGTGGATGGTTATATGGATTTCCTAAAGAATTACCAGAAGGTGTTGAAGATACCTTGGCGTGGTTGGTAGAGAATGGTTATCCACAGAAAGAGATTGATAAACTAGGTGAGCATTTTTATTGTAGCCATTGGTATAGAGAAGAATAATGGAATATCTAACATATTACCTTGTGTATGCTGCTGGTTATATCATTGGTTCTATTATCACATATTACATAATGAAACAGAAATAAAATGACAATTAGATATTCTACCAATTGGATGGGAGTGGTCAATAAGCAATGGTACATAGACCGTGGACTCACCAAAAGAGTAACTAAAACATTAACCGAAGATTCCAAATTAACTGGCAGAAAAGCTGGTGAATCGTTTGAGTATGATGAGATTACACAAGGTTATTCATGTGGTCGTATTGATTGCCGTGGTACAGGATTAGGACCATATGGTGCAGAGATTAGTATACCACCAATGACTGAGCAAGATTGGGGTAGATTTAGTAGATGGTTGAATACATTTGAAACTGATGCAATGTGGAGTTTTAAAGATATTGTTGAATTGTATGAAATAACAAATCCCAAAATAAGTTGGGCGGAAGGATATGATGATTTTTAGATTAACACAAATTGTTAAGGCTCGTGATGGCACATGGTATGATAAAAGTGTTAGAGTGAATAGTAGTCAGATTCAATATTATTATACAGATTTCATTTATAGAGATGGTAAAAGAGATTGGGAAATTACTAGAATTGTGTTTGGTGGTTCGCCTGATATTATAGTAACTCAAACAACAGAAGAAATTGATTTATTTTATGCGAGTGCAAAGATATGAACAACCTGTTCTTTAATTCTGGTGATACTATTATTGTAACCAAAACACCGAGTGTGGAGTTTAATGATTATGTACCACGATGGTTTATTCAACAATTTATAAAGTATATGGGTAAAGGCCATATTAAAGTTAAAGATTATCAAGGTAATGAATTGAAATTATATTATGAAGAATAACCTTGTAGAATTTGCCGAGTGGTGGAAATCTGTTTATAAAGAGAAACTGGCCGCTGTGTATATTGATGAAAGATTTACAAACGATAAGAGATATGAAATGAACGAGAAGATTAAACAACTTGCCGAGCAGTCCGGGCTTGATTATATGCCAGACCACGATTTGGCCAAGTTCGCCGAGTTGATTGTTCGGGAATGTGCTGAAGTTGCTAATGAACATAATACGGAAGCTGAAGGCATTACTCTTGGTGTAGGCAGAGTAATTAAAGAACATTTTGGAGTTGAATAATGGGAATTAGTGCATATAAAGAAGTAACAGAGTGGGACAATAGTGAGTTCGTGGTGCCTAACCATACTTACTTGTTCGATGGTAAGTCCAATATATTGGCCTATGCCAAGGCAAGCAATGATGAGTTGGTGATATTGCATAAGCCATTGCCGCTTGATGGTCGCCGCCGTAAGTTTATCAAAGTGAAACATGAGGCATTGGACGCCTATGGTGCTACCATTGTGTTGGCACCACCGCCAGTTGCAAACAATATTAATATATTCATGGTCAAGTCGGATTCAGGCAAAGAATATACAGTAGAAAAGATTGATGGAAAGTATAGTTGTAATTGTGTGGGTTTTGCCTATCGTGGTAAATGTAAACATAGTGATGAGATAAGGAATAGAAATGAACAATGATCCGGTATTAAATACGGATAAAGAATTATGGCGTGAAATTCCAAACGACTACTATTCACCTTCTATTTTTGTAACAGAACAAAACAGCATTGGTATAAATGTTGGTGGCTGGGTTTATGTAAAGCCTGTTGAAGATTGGCATAAGTTAGCAGAACCAGCAAAGACACCAACGGATGAGGAAATAGACTACATTACAAAAAAGTATTTTAACATTCATCCTGAAGCAAAACTATCAGAACAATTCAAAATTAAATTGTATGAGTTAGAAGATTTTGCTAGAGCAATACTAAAGAAAGCGAGTGAGAAATGAAATGGAAAACTACTCGGTATAAACCAGAAGAAGGCCATAAAAGAAGGGTTAATAAGTTTGCTTTCTTTCCTAAAGTATGTGGAACATATACGGTTTGGATGGAATGGTATGAATCACACCAAGAATATAAAAAGATGGTTGTGTTTGATACATCTGGACCACAACCACAAATGGAATGGGTAGAGTTTGAACGAAATCTTTTGGAGTTATATCCGTGAGTGAGTATAGATACTTTGCCAGAGTGAATGGTAAGATGGTAGAAGAAATGTATATGGCAGAACCTGATGATCCAGTATGTGATAGGTTCTTGGCAGAAGGATTGATTGAAGCAGGACCTACTGTTGGTTGTCCTGGTGATGAGTGGTACAAACAAAAAGGAGAAGCAAATGAGCTTTGATAGAATCATATTGGTTATTGTTGCAGTATTGGTGATTGCTGGTGCATGGGCCAATTGGCCAAAAGATAAACCAAGTGTAGAAGTTATGCCTGCACCTAAGGCAGAAGGATATGTGCGACCAGTTAAAGAGGGTAATTGCTGGCGTCAGTTTATTGGTACTGGTACCAAGGATAGTATTTTAGTTTGTGGATAAGAAAATGAAAATTGCTTTAGCGTCAGATGTTCACCTTGAATTTGGTGACCTCGTTATAAAGAATGAAGAAAATGCCGAAGTTTTAATACTGAGCGGCGATATTTGCACAGCTAAAGTTTTCAAACACAAACCCAAAGAACGAGCAATGGTTCGTGATTTCTTTAAACGGTGTTCATTCGAATTTCCTCATGTGGTATATGTGATGGGTAACCACGAGCATTATGATTTTGATATGCGTGATACTTACGAACGATTGAAGTTTGAATTGGCACCATTTGAGAATATCCATTTATTGGAAAAAGAAACATGGGAACATAACGGCATCACCTTTGTTGGTGGTACATTATGGACTGATATGAATAAAGGTGATTCGTTGACTTTGTGGCATTCTGGTCAGCGTATGAATGACTTTAGATTAATCAAGAATAGTAATCGTACCACACACCATAAGAATGTAATCTATGCCAAGAATCCTGATGGTTCTGGTATGCACTTGAAAGATTCTGATGGTAATTTGGTTGTTGAGAGAATTGACCATTATGAGAAGCCATCAAGATGGTCAGCAGAAGATTCCGTGGAAGACCACAAGAAAATGGTTGACTATATCAATATCGTTACTCAGGATAAAACCAAGAGTTATGTTGTGGTGACACACCATGCACCAAGTGGTGAGAGTGTTGCTGAGGCATACAAAGGCGATACATTAATGAATGGTGCGTTTCGTTCTGATTTAAGTGAATTCATTTTAGATAGACCACAGATTAAAATGTGGACTCATGGACATATGCACAATATGAGTAATTATTGGATTGGTGAGACCAGAGTGGTTTGTAATCCTCGTGGTTATATCAAATATGAAAGTTGTGCAAATTTCTTTCAATTGAAATATATGGAGGTTTGATATGATGTATAAGTTTTTATGGAATGTTAAATTGTGGTGTAAAGGCCTTATAATCATTATTATGGCACCATTTGTATTTTTGTGGAAATTGTTGATTGATTTTCCAATTGAAGTTGCTAAACGATTTTTGAGTGAGAGTGATGAAAAATAGAGAATCAATCATCCATAATATGTGTATGACCTTTCGCCATGATTATGGTTTACCAAAAACTACCGGCGAATTTGGTCCTTACCCGTTTGCATCCGGATTGACCGATGATGAACGCAAAGCCTTACATAAACAGATGGCACAGATTTTTGATAATGACATTGCACCATATATGGAGTTTAAGAAATGAACATTTACATTGGTAATTATTGGGTGCCATTCCCTAGGTCGGAATATGGCGGTACATGGACAGTCATTGCTGAGAATGAGGCACAATGTGTGGAACTACTCAAGGAGGGTTCATACGAGGATGAGTATGAACATCTCATTGCTGGTGCAGTAGAGGCCTCCAAGCGTTTTGGACTGACTGGTGACCCAGCACCAATGGTCTTGGACACCTTCTACACCTAGTGTTGTACCAAAACAACAGCATGGCAGATAGTGCTTGTGGTATTCCAGGATACCTGTATAATGGTTTGTATTGAGTGAGAGAGAGAGGAACTATATGAAACTGCCTTATAAAGATATATTTGTAGCAGAAGTACCTGAGTTTATTACCAACCCATTTAGTGGTGAAGGCGTAATGCTTACACCTGAAGCAGTTGCTGTATATGATACAATTAAAGGTTGTGAGTTGTTCGGTGATTATGCCGGTGTTCGTAAAGGTTTGGATTGGTTTGCACAAAACTTTCCAAAAGAGTATATGATTTTATTGGATTGATTATGGAAAAATATTTTGAAGAATTTGAGTATTTAAATACTCTGCGTGAATCTGGTGTTACTAATATGTTTGGTGCTTCACCGTATTTACAAGAAGCATTTGATATTAGTAAGAACGAAGCAAGAACAATTTTAGGACTATGGATGAATTCATTTAAGGAAACAGTATGAACAAGAACGCTACCGCATTTATCGTTGCCGCAGAAGAAATCTTTGGTTCAGAACCAATTTTAACCCGTGATGATATTACCAGAGTTGTGAATGAATCTGGTGCCCCGTATCCATATTGGCTGGTTACTAAATCAGAGTTCCGTTATGACCGTGGACAATACAAAGTTCCACCTTCAGGTATTGTAAAGAAATCCAAAACTATTGTAAAGAATATGACTGAAGATTGTAAAGAACCTGAAACAGAAATGGCATATGCTCAACCTGCTCAAGTGTTAGAGTTCCGTCAACCAAAATTGATTGATGAGTCCGATAATGCCGTACCTGAAAAGTATGAGAATTATGTACCATTTGGTTTCTTTAAAGATATGCGTAATATTGTATCGTCTAAGATGTTCTATCCTGTATTCGTTACCGGTTTATCAGGCAACGGCAAGACCTTGATGGTCGAACAGGTATGTGCGGAGTTGAATCGTGAATGTATCCGTGTGAATATCTCAGTTGAGACCGATGAAACTGACCTACTAGGCGGTCCTACATTGGTGAATGGTAACGTGGTCAATCGTGATGGTCCTGTATTACAGGCTATGAAGAAAGGTGCCGTGCTGTTAATCGATGAGGTCGACCGTGGTTCTAATAAGTTGATGTGTTTGCAAGGCATCATGGAAGGTAAACCACATTACAATAAGAAATCGGGTGAGATGGTTTATCCGAAGGCAGGATTTAATATCATTGCAACGGCAAATACTAAAGGCCAAGGCAGTGATGAAGGCAAATATCTTGCTCAAATCTTAGATTCGGCTTTTCTTGAACGCTTTCCTATCACCGTAGAGCAAGAATTTCCCGATATGAAAACTGAGAAAAAAATCTTGGCACCACTCATTGAAGATAAAGCTTTTCTTGAAAATTTATGCCAATGGGCAGATGTAATTCGCAAGAGTTATATGGAAGGTGCTGTTGATGAAGTAATTTCAACACGAAGATTGGTGCATATTGCAAAAGCATTCAACATTTTTAATGATAAAATGAAAGCTATTACATTGTGCGTTTCAAGATTCGATGAAGAAACCAAATTAGGTTTTCTTGACCTTTACAGTAAAGTTGATGCTACGGTTGAAAGTCCAGCCAACACAGCATCGGTTGTAACTAATACTGAAATGCCAGAATATAAGTAAAACTCTAAGAACGCATAAATATATCATGTGTTCTTGGAGAAAAAAATGAAAATTTATAAACTGGTCAATAATGTAAATGGTGATTTCTATGTGGGTAAGACAACCCAATCGTTAAACAAAAGGTTGTCTAACCACAGAAACACCGCCAACCATGGTTCAACCTATTATTTGCATAATGCAATGAGGTACTATGGTTACAATAATTTTACTATTGAATTGCTTGAAGAAGCAACAAATGAACAAGAATTAAATGAAAAAGAAATTCATTGGATATCTGAATTAAAACCAACATACAATATGCATGAAGGTGGCCAAGGAGGTAGTTTACCTGGTCGTCCAGATATTGTTGGTGAAGCAAGAGAAAACTGGTTGAGTGGTTTTAATAGAAAAGGCAAAACACCTTGGAACAAAGGTAAAACCGGACTAGGTGGTTATAAATGGTCTCAACCTATGTCGGATGAGAAACGAAAACAAATTTCTGAATTTCAGAAACAAAATCGTGCTCAATGTATTCATTGTGGTATTGTTACCAATCCAGGAAATATTAGTAGATATCATAATGATAAGTGTGGTAAGAAATAAAGTGGCAAACTTGAAGTATACTGGTTGCCATTTAAGTGGTAACCTGTATAATCAGGTATGTAGTTCCTTTAAGTAGTTTTATATTATGTTTAATTTGATTAGGAGTTTTAAATGGCTTTAACAGTTCGCAAAGGTAAGGTAAACCGTCATGAGAAAATTACCCAAGTATTATTGAGTGGCAAACCTGTATCACCACAGGAGATTGCTGATGTATTTAAAGGCACAAACCAAGAGGCAGTTCTATATCGTTTGTCTACCAACATCTATAACATTCGTAAAGATGGTGGTATCGTCAAAGTGATTAAGAGTGGTCGTAAGGTAACAGGTTATCAATTGGTTAACTATTCAGAGTTCGATGCTAATGGTCGTTATCAAGGTCCAGTTAAGACTGCTCCATTAGTTAAGTCAACCCCTGAAGTTGTAACTGCTTAATAAGGAGATATCATGGAAATTCAAACTAGAGTTCGTCACGCTGAAGTTAGTAACATTGTAAAGATTTCTAAAGGCAAACGCCAAGAGATTTTGAGAAACAGCAAAAAGAATAAAGGTGGTTATGGTGTTTCTCAAATGGTTCGTGAGTTACAAGTAGATGATGGATTTTTCGTGATGTGTGAAAACCAAGACCGAAAATTCTCTCATGTGTATACTGTAGCGAAAGAAGCTGGAATTCCTGTAACCGTTGTAGCAGGACAAGATGAAAATGGCAAAAAAGGTTTTTGGATTCTCGAAGCAACAAACATTTAAGTTTTATGTCGCCGCAGCCGTTGGGAAACGCCGTAAGTCGGTGACACCACTATAAAGTAAATTATGATTACATATACTATTTTTGGTATTATTTTGATTGCTCTTATTGCTTTGATTGCAGATAAAGTAATGAAGATTAAAATGCTTGAAGAAGAATGTGCAGCAATGCGTGAACAGATGTACCAATCCGATCCCGATACTGCTGGTTATGGTATCAATGCTATTAAAGGTAAAAAGAAATGAAATATATTGCAAAACCAAGATTGTTTAATTACACTCACTCAAAAGAATTTGATGATGTAGTTGATGCTATTAAGTATTTGAATGAGTACATGAGTGCTAAAGAAGGTGACCATTCAGATTATGTGTTTATTGCACCATCATTATCAAAGAAACAATTAAAGAAATCGATTGAAGAATATGTTGGTATTGGTAAATTGGAAATCATGGCATGAGTTTGAAGTTACTTTGGCCTACTCCCGTATGGGAGATTGAAACGCCTGAGTTGGCAGATATCGTTGCGCCTTTGTTACATGAGATTAAAACTACACCACCTGATCCAGAAAGTTTGTTCAAGATAGATTTGCCTGAAGCGAGTAAATTTGTTAAGATGTTAAAACCTATTGTGAATGATGCCATGAAAGAAGGTGGATATCCGTGGGAATACAATAAATTATTATGGGGTCGTGCAGTTCGTATGACACAAGGTAATTGGGATTCACCACACATACACCTTGCACCAATGTTAGTTGGAGTATTTTACTTGCAAGTACAAAGAGGTCATGGTGATTTGTTTTTGGTACCTAGTTCAGGTAATTCTGGATTTACTACACATCATGATGGTATGAAAGGTACAAGATTGTATCACCAAATTGAAGCTAAAGAAGGTAAATTGGTTCTAATGCCAGCAGACTTGGCACATTTTGTATTGCCCAATACACTACCATTACCACGATATTCAATAGCACTAAATTTTGAAATGAATGCACTATAAGTGTTGTAATTTGGCAACAAACGGTTGACCTATTCTGTGGTTGTGTTATAATGGTATTTTAAATGTGGAGAAATACATGGATCATATAAGTCGCAGTGATATAATTTTGATGTTATCATTTAAGGGATTTACTACTGAATACCTAATGTCCAAAGATGATGAAACATTGGACAATTTGTATATTGAATATATTGTATTAGCAGAGGATTATGTATGAACTATAAACCAAAATCGTATACACTTGGACCAAGAAGTTTGAAAGAAATCATGGTCGAGTTACATTTGAATTACCTACATAAAACTCAGCTTGATATGATTGATGAAGCAGTATTGAAATCCGATTGGAAAGAATCGAAAGAGGTTCTTAAACATATTATGGAGAAGAAATAATGGCCACTTGGCAAATTGAACCAACATGGAAAAAATCTTTAATTGAAAGAACTTACTACACCAAAGACAGTAAAACTATTGTTGTTGAAACTGGTTGGCGCTGGGGTAGTTTTACAATTGAAACTGATGATGATACACCTCCAGTTTTACAAGCTGGTGTAGACCTGCTTAATTGTGATTATGAAGTTGAAATGCAGGAAACTTTTGATGGATGTTGGGAGGACCATGAGTTTCATGGTTTTACCGAAGAAGAACAAAAGGCCATGGAAGAATGGTTGGATGAAAATTCTGCATGGGATTTGGAGTCTGAAGGTTGGTCTCAGAATGATAATGAAATGATTTTGGATTGTGAACCGTCAATTGAGAAAGTTGAGTAATGACTGAGTTTGATTTTCTTGGTGCCCTTGGTATAATTGCCTTATTTTGGATATTTGTGGTGATATTGATTTCATACTTTATGAATGGTACAAAATGAATATCGATGATTTAGATTTACAACCATCGGTGGATGCGGTAGATGAATTTCTACTCAAGTTTTGTATTCAGCATAAGTATCCTTCCTTGATGGCATCTTCTATCATTCTTGCTCGATTGTTACACTTAAACAAACAGGCAGGTAATGTGAATGATTTTGGCAAATTGTTGCGTACTGTATCTGATGGTATACTGAATAATGAATATGAAAAACCGGAGAATTTACATTGATTGAAATTGTTATCGCTCTCGTTGTTGGTACAATTTTAGGTTATGTTATTCGTGGTGAACAAAAGGCCACGAATGATTCAGCTCAATCTAAAATTGACAAACTGAATGAAGATGTGATATACTACAAGAAACTAACCAAACAATTGGCTGAAGAAAATATGGAATTTCGGAGAAAACAATGAGCACTGGTGATATAATTGTTTTAATAATTCTTGTTGCGTTGTTCCCAATATGGGCAACCGTAGCAGGTGTATTGTTGGTAGCACCGTTTGTGGTTATATACCATGTATGGGGTTCTTGGTTTGATTTGTTACGAGGACTTTGGCGAGATATTAAAGGATACAATAAATGAGTGATGGCGGTAAAGGTAGTAATCCAAGACCAATTCTAATCGATAAAGAAGAATACAAACAAAGATGGAACAATATCTTTGGTGAGAAACCTATCCTTGTAGGTTACTGTGATGTGTGTAATAGAAAGTATAGTTGGTGTTCTTGTGGTCCTGCACCCAAAGAATTAGAAGAAGCAATTGATAAGGCCTTAGGCATAGAAAGAAAATAATGAAAGTCTATACTTCAAAATATCGTAACCATTGGTTATCACCTTATGTTATTCTGAAACGAGTTTTGTTTTGGGTTGATGAAGACAAGATTTACAATACCAAAGATGAACCCAATAATCCATATGAGATTTTGGTTAATATATTAAATCCAGTTTGTGTTGGTCTTGCGAAGGTGTTGGATTTCATTCATCCACGCATTACCTATGTTAAAATTGACCGATGGGATACATGGTCAATGGACCACACCTTGGCTGAGATTGTTTTGCCGATGTTAAAACAATTACGAGCATCAAAGCAAGGCGCCCCACATACTGATGATGAAGATGTGCCTGAGTATTTGCGTAGTCATATGGCACAACCAAAAGAGAATGAATGGGACACCGATAGTTTACATTTTATGCGATGGGATTGGATTCTTGATGAAATGATTTGGGCATTCGAACAAAAGGTTGCTGACGATGCAGAAGGACAATTCTTTGACCATTCTGTGTGTAATGGTCTGAGTCCTTGGGATAAAGATTATATCGGACCAAAATACGATAAAGAAAACTACATGAAGTGGCATGACCGTAAGTCTAATGGTTTTAGATTGTTTGGTAAATACTATGAGAACTTGTGGGATTGATATGATACCTTATTATTATTTGTATGAAGCAAAACGAAGATTGGTTAGTATCAAACAAACTATTGCTATGTTGGGTGGTGAAGATGATTGCCAACCTATGTTACTTGGCCAAAGAGATATGTTGAAATTGGAAGTGGAATATTACCGCCAACAATCAGCAAAGTTTACCATATTTTTGTTGACTTTGATTGTGTTTTGTGTTAGCCTATATTATCTGTTTATAACTGGAGTGTTTAATGTTTAGTCCGTTGATTAATTGGTTTAGTAATAAAAAATCTTTATTGGTATTTGGTACCTTTATATTTTTGTTAACAGTTATTCTAATGCCTTATGTACAGAATAGACTTATGATGCAAACATCCGAAACTGATATTAAAAACCGATTGGTTTGGTCAGTTAAGGGTGATTGTTATTTTGTTAAACCCACCAATACAACCGACAATATGTTGGTTCGTGTAACCGATTGTGATAAGGTAAATAAATGAAAACCAATAAAGATTTTAATCTAAGTAAATCCGCCAAGCGTTCCCTTGCTACACTACCTACTAGTATGCGAGGTCATTGGAAAAAGATGATGATTGAAGCTGAAGTATTAGAAAAACGGGCCAAGTTGGCTAAGATTAGTAGTAAAACTGAAAAGGGAGAAGTATAATGGCATTATTTGTTGAAGTGAATTCGGTAGAAAAAAATTGTAAAGTTGTTTTGAATATGGATGAGGTGATGGAAGTTGCACCAATGTCTACTGGTGGATGCCATCTGTTCTTGTCTGATGGTCGTATCTACAAAGTAAAAGATTCTTATCCATTGTTCCAACAATTTGCTATGCAAACTGTATCATCTGATGATGTGGCTGCTAAAGTTAAATCATTGAAGAAACAAATTGGTGTGGATATTCCAACATTATAAATGAACGATTTGTTCTATAATGTGTTTGATTGGATTCGTGAAGATTGGAAGTCAGGTAAGGTTAGGTTTGTTATTGAATTGTTGGCATGGGCAATCTCGATTGGTTGTTCCATTACAATGGCTCTCACCGTTCCTAATCCACCACTTTTAATCTTATATCCAATTTGGATTGCTGGCTGTGCTATGTATTTGTGGTGTGCTTTCACCCGCAAATCTTTTGGCATGGTTGCAAACTACTTATTACTTACTAGCATTGATACAATTGGTTTAATTAGAATGTTATGATTTTGTCAGAATTCTATTTTATATATATATTAATATAAGAATACTGACAGGAGTTGTGATGAAAAAAATAATGCCACAAATGGCCAGACCAGGTAAAAATGGTCACGGAGAACCAAGACCAAAAGTTGTATGTGTTGAGTGTAAAGAATTATTATCACAAAAGTTTTTTTCGTATAAAGTCAAAAAAAATCCATCACAAGGCATTAGAGATAGATGTAAATCTTGTTCGGCTAACAAAGCAAAAAAAGAAACTGAAAGAAGAAATAATAATTGGAAATATCATCCAACACGACACATGTTGAATAATTCAAAACAAAGAGCAAAAGTGGCTGGACTAGAACATACATTAAAAATAGATGATATTATCATACCTGATTTTTGTCCTGTATTAGGAATAAAGTTAGAAACTGGTAATAGAAAGAATCATTTTAATGCACCCAGTATTGATAGAATTAATAATACTAAAGGTTACATTAAAGAAAATATTGTAGTTGTTTCAACTCGAGCCAATCTTTTAAAAAAAGATGCTACCATAGATGAGCTTATTATGATTGCTAAATTTTATAGTGAATTGAAAGAAAAAACAAATTGAACATTTTTTATTTGCATCCCGACCCCAAAATTTGCGCTGAGTATCATAATTCAAAACATGTCGTGAAAATGATATTGGAGCTAGCTCAATTACTTTCTACTGCTCACCGTATTCTTGACGGCAACCAATCTGTTGGCCTCAGTAAAACTGGTCGAAAACAAACGAGATATGTTCTTCCTGATGAGCGTGAATCTATTCTTTATTCTGCTACTCATATCAATCATCCTTCCGCTGTCTGGTGCCGCCTAGGTGACTCGAACTACATTTGGTTGAGTAAGTTGTTGATGGCATTATGTAAAGAGTACACCTATCGTTATGGTAAGGTACATAAATGTGAACAAACTGGATTAGTCTGGCAATTATTCTCAAAGTTACCAAAAAATCTACCAAAACAAGTAAATTTTACAGGCCCAACACCTGCCATGCCGGACGCTTGTAAAGTAGAGAATGATGTGTTATCATCCTATCGTAATTACTACAATTTGAATAAAACTCATCTAGCCAGCTGGAAAGGTAAGATTAATTCAAGGTCAACACCACCATGGTTCACACCTGATGTGGCATATAAATATTAATATTAACTGTATTATTTAAGGAGCATGAAATGAGTTTAATCATTGGTCTAGTTGTTGGTGCTTTAATTGGTTGGTCTTTACCTAAACCAGATTTTGTACAATCTTTACAAGATAAGATTAAAGGCCTTCTCGGTAAATAATATGCCATCATACGATTTTCTAAACAAAAACACCAATGAAGTTGAGGAACATCGTATGTCTTATACGGTGTTGGAACAATTCAAACTTGACAACCCACACCTAGAACTACATATCTTTTCAGAGAACCTCCCCATCATGTCAGATGGCGTTAGATTGTCTGTTCCAGGTATGGGTAGAGCAGACTCAACCTTTGAGAAGTATGTCATTGGTCGTATGAAGGAACAAGTTGGACAGAATACCATTAAAGATGGTCACAAAACCAAGGCACCGAGAGAATGGTAACATTCAGTCGTGTACCTGTACTGTTGATAAACCGAGGAGATGTTAATGCCAAAGTTGCCCCCGTAGTGAAAACTCAGAAGCTATCCAAAGACAATAATAACAGGAGAACTTATGAGCAAAAAAAGAGGAATGTCCAAACAACAGCGGCTGTATTACGAATATCAAAACAAGGAAAAAGTTAGACAAGAACTCATAGAGTTGACCAAACAAACCAAGGCTATGGAAGACAAAAGAATAACAATATCTTCATTTAATCCACATGAAAATTCATATTTTAACTAGGATAAATATGCCATTATTAACATTAGATACTAGAAAATCATGACTTTACCATCAACTGGCGCCATAGCGACATCCGACATCAATATTGAAGTTGGTAATGCCTCAAATTATTCTTTAGCTCTATCTTGGATTAGAGATAATACCAAACCTTCAGTAACCGATTTCAATAGTTTGCGTAGCAAAGCGTATTATCAAAAGAATAATGATGGTAACTGTGCCAATGGGAATTGTACATCCAATTGTAATTGTGGTAATATTCAATGTAATAATTGTGTTATTTCTGGTACTGTAAACTGCCTGAATTGTGATGCTCAAAAATGGTTACAAACCGACTGTAATTGTGGAACTCCATATAACTGTACTACAGGTGCAACATCTTATAACTGTAATTGTGACTGTCCTGTGGATTGTGCTTGTGCTTGTAACTGTCCAGTTGACTGCGCATGTAATTGTCCTGTAGATTGTGCTTGTGACTGTCCTGTGGATTGTGCTTGTGATTGTAACTGTGATTGCGGTGGTTAATAATTTAAACTAATGGAAATATAATAATATGATTTTTGAAATTCATGCAGAACGAAGTGCAACCGATAAAAAGATTTTCTTTTATGATAATGAAAAGAATGTATTAAAAGATTCTGACGGCAATACTTATCAATCAACAAACTCAAAAAAGTTTTCAAATAAGTTACCTGTAATTCCTTTCGATAAAGAAAATCCAATAAAGAAATCCAATAAAATCAAACTGTTGAAGATTCAGATGGGATTGTCTTGTAATTATTCTTGTGACTACTGTTCACAAAAGTTTGTTGAACGAGCAGCCGAAACCAATCCAAAAGATGTACCCAACTTTATGGCCATGATGGAGAATTTAGACCTCTCTGAAGAAATGGGTTTGAAGATTGAATTTTGGGGTGGCGAACCATTTGTATATTGGAAAACCATGAAACCTCTGGCAGAAGCATTGCGTGCTAAGTTTGCTCATTGGAAAACACCACCAAAATTCTCTGTCATTACCAATGGATCGTTATTGACAGAGGACATCTGTGCATGGTTGTACGCCATGGGGTTTTCTGTTGCTATCTCACATGATGGACCTGGTCAATCGGTTCGTGGTCCTGATCCATTTGAAGATCCAAAGAAGAAAGAGGTTGCATTAGATTTATATAATGTATTGAAGCCGTTAAACCGTATGAGTTTTAATTCTATGCTGAATGCTAAAAACATTAGTAGAAAAGAAATCTATGATTGGTTTGTTGACTTTACTGGTGATAACCGTGTAATTGTCGGTGAAGGTGGATTCGTTGATGCATATGATGAAGATGGTTTAGACAATTCATTAAGTACCAAGAAATCTCATTTTAATTTCAGGCAGTTGGCTTTTAATGATATGAATGATATGATTAAAGAAGGCAACGGTTTCTTTGGTTTCGGTTCAATCAAACAGAAGAAAGATTCTTTTGTTCGTAATGTGTTGAATCACAACGAATCAAAGTTCTTGGGTCAAAAATGTGGCATGGATGACGAACACACATTGGCAGTTGATTTGCGTGGTAATGTTACCACTTGTCAAAATGTCAGTTCATTAGAATTATCCAAGAATGGTGAAAGCCATTTGGGTGGTACAATGGACAAATTAGAAGAAGTACAATTAACATCTTCTACTCATTGGATGAATAGACCAGATTGTGCTGGATGTCCTGTATTACATATTTGCCAAGGCGCTTGTATGTTCCTCGATGGTAAATATTGGGATGCATCTTGCAAAAATGCTTATTCGGACGCAATTGCTATATTTGCTATAGCATTTAAAGAGATAACCGATGGATATGTACCGTTTCTAATTAACAATGAAACTTTACCATTGGATAGACAAGACATTTGGGGTGTTCTATATGAGCATAAAGAAGAACCAAAAAGAAAAATTATACCAATCAAAGTTGTTAGTGATAAAATGACAATTGTTAATGATATTGAGGTATACGAACAAAGTAAAGTAATTGAAGGAGAAACTCAATGATAGACCATCCAGACTTTTTTAACGAAAACCTACACCTATTGGCTAAAAAACTAAAAGCACTCGATAGTGTTGTTCTTGTTAAATTTCATGCGGTAGTAACACAAAAAGCAATTGAAATGTATGGAGCAGACACATTTAAGTTTTCTGTCGTTGTTGAAAAGCATGCACTTGATGACCGTTATGATTCACACAGGGAATTTTTTCAATTTGTACCAAAAGATTTGTGGAATAATCCAGATGTTGAAGTTCGTGAAAAAAATACTGAGTTACCATCTACGGGCCATACAACCGTTGTTAATAGATTTACAAATACAATAAAACTTTATCTTGAAAATCCAACAACAGATTTAGATAGTTTGACAAATTGGTCATACCAACAACAATAATAAAATTTAATACAACGAGAATATATCATGCTGACAAAATTTGAAATAGATGCACAATATTATAAATTATCAAAACATCTAATCAATAAAAATGAAAGTCCAGTAAATACTGGAAATCAATCATTAAGTTATTTAATGGATTCAAATGGCCGTTTAATTGCCATTGGAACACATAGAATGAGTTGTCAATCAATGGCAATCTTTAATAAGACTTACATTCCAACACTATTTAATTCAATCAATAATTCCAACCTTAATATTAATATACAGCGTGACGCTTGCTGGAAATTAAAGAAGTTTGGAAACCCACAACAATCAATATGGCAAGAAGATTTAAATATAGAATCAATTGAAGATTTATATGAAATTGTGTTGGTAAATCAAAAGGTCGCTCTTCTGGATAAAATTTACGATAATATTAATGCTACAAGAAATAAGACTTATGGTGGATTGGTGGGTCAAAATTTCATATATTTCTCTAAGTATCTAGAAGCAAAAGAAATTATGGAAAAGAATATTGAATCTGATCCTGATTTTAAATATCCTTATACCACAGGTTATGCTACTCTGATGAATCTGTCTTTACAAGAATCAGCAAAAGCTATAATTTTACAATTTGATTCCGTATCGGGTGCTATGTCTGAGAGTGAAAATATTCGTTTGAAATATAAAAATTTAGTTATCAATGAAAAAGATATCGCCAATTTAAAACACATTTATAAAGATTTTTTAGATTTACAAAATTACGGATGTTTGTGACATGAGTTTATTATTTTATAATAGTTATGATATTTTTCTCAATTCAAAGAATAAAGATAAAGTTAATCTAATACCAGGAGGAAAAGCATTTTCTTCCTATTTTGAAATATTTCATCTAAATTCAACTGTTGTAGACCGAACAAACACAATCACATTTCCTTTAAACACTAAGGTATTGGAC